TTGATCTTACCACCTAAGTGTTTTTTTAATGAATCTAAATTTGTATCTGTTAAGAATTTTTTATATTGACCAATAATATCGATTTCTTCTACTTTTTTTATAGGTTTATTATTTAAATCTTCAATCATAAATTTATACCTTGCAGATATGGTATCGTTACTGATCCCTTTTAAAAATATTTCGACATCTTCATAATTATGAACTGCATTTATTTTACATAAATACTCAATAACATCTTGAGTTTTCTCAGAATATTTTGCTTTTAATGAATCAACCACATAATCCATAACAGCATCCGATAATATATTTGATGCATGTAGGTTGATTATAGTGTTGATAAGAGAATTAAATCTTGTTTTTATACTAAAATATTCATCTTCGTCTGAGAAATACTTTTCTTTTAATAGATCAATTTTATTCATATTATCATTAAATTCATTTTCTAATTTCTGTATAAAAAATATACGAAAGTTTATATATTCTTTAACATCGTCTTTAAAATACCATAATCCTGAATCAATAATTTGTTTTATCATTGAACAAAATAATTTATTATTTTCATTATCTATTAATATTTTATATATTAAATCATCTGATAATTTATCTAATTGTAAATGATTGGTAATATTACTATTTAACACTTTTTCAAGTATATTTGAGAAAGTTTCATCAGTTATTTTATTTAGTAAACTTAATAATTTAGTATTGATATTACTATTTATTTTTTTCCATTTATTACTATTTACATGATTATAATTTATCTTTTTTCTATTTTCAAGATATTGTGTAGATTGTAAAAATGAATTATTAATAGTATCGAACATATTAGATAATTCCTCAGTTAAAATATTAACATTTACATTTCTATATATAAGAATTTCTTCAACTGTATATGAAATTACTTTACTCATAATATATTTATAATAATATTTTTTTATATTCTTTTTATATAATGCTCGCAAGTTTATATTCATTATTTGGAAATACTGAAAAATATGACAAGATGACAGGTAGTATTCTTGGAATGGTCATCTTTTTAGTTGGCTTAATTGCAACATTTACAGTTTACTCTATATACCTCGTCGATACTTCTCTTGATAATAAACCTTTAGTTAAAAATGAGAGATTACGTATTATCATTGTTGGTGGATTTACATTCTCGTTAATAATCGCTTTATTTACAGGATTTTCTGTTAATAGATATAATTTTTGTAAGATGAATAAAGATGTATGTATTGTAGATTATTCTTTTTCACCTTTTGCCTAAACTATAAACTATAAACCATAAATTATAAAATTATATATTTTATAATCTATTATTAAATTTTAATTATTTACTATATTTCAATTATTTACCATATTTCGATTATATCATTAATATTATTATTTTTTAATTCTTGTAAATTATTTAATGGTATATTAACTCTTTCTCTAAAAGGTGAATGAGGATCATTTAATATTCTATTATCATATTCTTCTTTTGTAACTTTACCTCTCCATAACATTGCCCAACCATTTATAAAAAAATTCAATAATTCATCAGTTAACTTAATATTTTCATCTTTAAATTCTTTTAATAATAACTTAAATGCACTTAATGCAATTCGTACTCCACCTATATCTGCAATATTTTCACCCATTGTTAACTTAGGATTAATTTTTAATAATTTATATTTTTCTCCAATTTTATTAGAAAGCTCAATATATTTTTTTTCAGATTCTGGTTGCCACCAATTATTTAAATCACCATCTTTGTCAAATAATCTTCCTTGATCATCAAAGCCGTGTATTATTTCATGTCCAATTACACTTCCAATTGCTCCAAAATTATATGCAATCTTCTTTAAATTATTTAAATCAGATAATGAACAATTATAAAAATATGGTGCTTGAAGTATGCCATATGGAAACATTATTTCATTACTTGTAGATTCATAATATGCATTTATAGTATAGATATTACCATAAAATATCTTTTCATACTTAATCAATTGTTGTAATTTACGATTAAATACATATTCGTTTAATATTTTTATATTCTCATAGTAAATATTAGTTAAATCATCAATATTATTATAATCAATTAGTTTACCATCACATATATCAACAGTAATATTATCTAATTTTTGAATTGCAATTTCTCTTGTTTTATTATCCATCCATTTATTTTCAATAAGTCTAATTCTAAATGCCGATTTAATAAAACCAATCATTGTTTTTATACGAGGTTTAATATTAGGATCGATTAATGAATAATATTCTTTACTAATAATATGTCCTACAAACATATTCATTAAATTATAAACTTTTTTTTCAAATTCAATCTTTTTTTTGATACCTTTTATTAGTTTGATTAATTCAAAAATCTTTAGATATAATTCTCCAAATGATACTATTGATAATTCAAGAATTATACACCATAAAATATATAAAATAAAATTAGGATCTTCTAAGAAACTATCAATTTTATTATAATATTTAAATGGCATTTTTTCATCAAAATATACATCGGTTACTGTATATCTATTTGAAATACTCTCAGTTAATTTATTTATTATTTGATGAAAATTTAAATTTTTAAATTTAATATCATTAATTTTATATTTGTTTACAGTATCTTTTATATTACGTCTTTCTGCAATTGATAATCTATTTTTACATAATTCAATTTCAAAATTAATTATAGAACTAACTTGTATATCAGTTACTGGTATAAAAAAGCTCATAATATCTTTAATTATTTTACTATATTTTGAAATAAATTTAGGATCTTTATATAAATTTATATTTGATATATTATTTTTGCTTTGTGAAACATATAAAGTTGATGATCTATTAAATAGTAATACATCAATATTTATTATACCGTTTATATCATTTTTTAAACAAAATTCAAATAATTCATTAATTGATGAGTTTTTTAATCTCAATATTAATTCCTTAAGATAATTTAAATTTTTTTCTTCATTATAACCTAATATTGATTCATTAAATGTTTTTAATATTTTAATTTCTTTATCATTTAGATATTTGTAGGTTGTTTTATTAATGATATTATTAATAGTTATATAATCATTTGTATATCTCAATGAACTAACATTTATAATAGATTCATTATCTTTAATTGTAATATTATTTAGATAATTACCATTTATAATATTAAAATAATCTATCATATAATATATAAATATAAATATAAAGTCAAATATATTTATATTTTAAATAACTTAATTATGTAAGAACGTATTTAAACATCTAATATTTAACATGATAAATTAATTGTTTGTACTGGTCCTAGTATTCCTAATGTTACTATCCTATAATGTATATGTTTTGGTAATATTTTATTATATTTTATATAATATTCTTGAGGACACTTTATAAATAATCTTGCTTTACCATCTTTGTTCACTAAACTTATACCACTATTTTCATACCCACCATAAGCCTTCTTATAATCTTTAATATATTTATCAGACTCAGTCTTTTTAGTTGCAGCCCAATATATTACTTTTTCAGCACCTTTCGCATTTATAATAATTTCAAATTCAAAATCTTTTTGTTTTGATTCATTTAAAAATTTACTTACTGGTACAATTGTTACATCTAAAAATGGTAAAAAGGTTTTGCGTTGTAACATAATATACACTGTAGATAATGTAATAATTACATAAATCATTTTAATTATAAAATCTCTTAAATTCTCTGAAAAAAATGATCCAATTACTTCAACTATATTATAATCTTTATTAATTGCAAATAAGCCCCAATTTAAGGCTCCTATAATAACTATTATTTTTAAAATTAAATATACTGCTACATTTAATTCAAAATTATCTAATAAATTATATTCAGTTTTATCCATTAATTATATTAAAATATATATAATTTAATATAAAAAAACTAATTTATTTAGAATTATTTTGTAATTCCATTTGTATAATTCTATTTATAGTATCCGTTAGATCATAATTTGATGCATTTGTCTTAGTTTCTTCTACAATTTTTGCATTTGCATTAGGATGTTGTTTTGCTAACTCTATTATTTTTTTCTTATTTAATTCTTTTGCTAATTTATGCATTTTATGAATATCTTCTTGTTTAATTTCATTTGTTTTTATTTTTAATTTATTTTTGGATCTACTTTTAACTTTATTTTTAGAATCATTTGAATCATTTATTTTTTTATTTACTTTTTTTTCATTCTTTTTACGATCAGTCGTATGTTTATTTTGTTTCTGCATTATAAACTTTTTAAAATCATTTAATAGTTTACTATTTACATTTGATTTTTTATCAGATGTATCAAATGATACTTCAGTTTCATCCATAGATTCATCTGATTCAGTATCATCATCAGATGAATCAGACGATGATGATAGATCTGAAAATGGATCTTCTGAACTATCATCTAATATTTCAGAACTTTCTGATATCTCTATTTTTTTTCTTTTTTTTTTATTTTTATGCTTATTTTTCTTTTTTAATTGTAACATTTTTTTTATTTTTATTTTATCATTATCAGTATTAGTAGAGGACTTTAAGTTTATTAAATCATTTTTCATTATTATTACCACAACTACAGTAACTATTAATCCTACAATTATATAATTTTGCATATTATAATATATAATATTTTTATAAAATCTATACACACTTTTATTATAAAATAATTTAGATTTATTACATTTTATTAAATATCATTAATATCTACTTCACTCTCTTCACCATCTTTTTCTTCTTTGATAGTACCATTTGTTCTATCAAAAGAAAATCCTCCCATATCAACTGCCTCATCCTCTTCAATTCTAGATACCATTTTATCATTCAATAGAGCATATGTAGCTTTATCAATTAATTTTTCTTTTAGATATGCATTTAAATGATCAATTTCAATGATTTCTTCAACATAACCTACTGCTTTATCAGGTAATGCCATATCAGATATAAGTGAAACTAGTGCAAGCCTAGATTGTGATTTTTCATATGCAGATCTTGCACGACGACCACGTTGATGCAATACATTAAATACGCCATTATAACTAAGAGGGGGTTTTGGATCTACGCCTTGATAATACAATTTTGTTGCAGTAAAACTATTACCTTGATTTTTATCAATTTGTACAATCATATAATTAACAAAATCCACTTCTAAATCTACTTTAATAGTTTTATTTTCATCTTCCTTCTTTCTAGCCAACTTTTTATGAGATGAGCCTCCTTTAGTATTTTTTACCATTTTAATATAGTATAAATAATTTGTTTTATAAAATAAATAAATCAATTTTTTCAAGATCCCTCAAACTTAAGTTGCTCGAAGAACCCGAAACGTTAGTGAAATACGTCCTCCTTTCTCAATACCATTTGGTACTGGAGGAATAGAATGATCAAATAGATCTTGACAATTTCCAAACATTCTAAATATATCACCATTCTTAAGTTCATAATAATATTTAATATCAGTATCCTTGCGAAGACGAACTTGAAAACTACGTGTCTCTCCAAATGATACTGTAATAATATTTGATGTCTTGGTAACACCAGTATCATCTTTGTGAAACTTCATATAGTCTTCTTGATTCTGATAATAGTTGATTAAACAAGAATCAAATGTTAGACCAAACCTACTTTCAATAGTGTCCTTTACTAGTTGAACAGTCTCAGTAAATGGCTTTGGATCCATTGTCTTATCACTATATTCAATTGGTGTACTAAATACACTGTGCAGTGCAGTAAGTCGACGCTCTCTTACTTGTGTTGGTACACCACTATTAAGTACTGTAAAGTAATCCTGTTGCCAACTAATCTCATCGCGAAGCTTCTCAAAGTAATTTTCACTAAATACTCCCGAAACATGTTCAAAAGGCTTCTTGATAAGTTCTTGATCAATACGTTCCAATACACAAGATACCTCTACATGATCAGTAAAAGGATACATGTCATACATATCCTTATCAGCAATCCTATAATTTGGCATCATTGAAATGTCTCGCATCATAGTCTCTTGATTACAAGAAACATAGATTACATAATTACATCCACTGTTGTTGATCAGCTGACTCATATTACCATGAAGACCACTGCGTGGTGGATCAATAATGATAAACTTGTTAAGTGGCCTATATGTATCAAGTAACTTATCAAATACATCCTCAATCTTATTACACATAAACTCACAATTACGAATACCATTCAACTTTGCATTACGACTTGCATCCTCAATTGATGACTCACATACATCAATTCCAATAACCTTCTTACAAAGTGATGCACAATAGATTCCAATTGTACCAGTACCACAACATAGATCAAACAAAATATCACTATCCGTTGAATACTTTGACATTAGATGCTTAATACGCGAATACATAATATTTGTCATGTATGTATTTGTCTGAAAAAAAGATAGTTCTGTAATACGAAAATCAAATGATTCTCCAGTATTAAGATCAAACAAACGCTCAGAAATAAATGGCTTACCATTAAATGTCTTCTTATCTTGATCGATAATATAAAATGAAGTAATCATATGACGAAACTGTAGATACATATTAGTGTAAATACGATTTAGTTCATGTAATGTTGCACGATCATTTACTCGATCTAGATGGATAATAACCATTGTCTCATTGATATTAAATGATGTACGGATATTGATGTTACCAAATAGATTCACAAAACGAGATTCCATTATCTTAGGATCATAATGAATTTCAGTAAACTTATCTTGAAGATAAGTCTCAAATGCAATAATTAGTTCGGCCATTTTTGAACTAAGATGAGGTAGATCACGCGCGGAATAAACAATCGAAGGCTTAACCTTTGGATTATTGTAACCAATTGCAATTCCAGAATAATCTTCATTGTAACCAATGGTAAATCGCAACTTATTCCGATAATTTGTTGGAGTTGAATCATGATAAACTGTAAGATGTCTTGGGTCAGTACCATCAAAGAGCTTATCCGCATAATCTTTCTTTATGCCAAATTGTTCATTATATGTCATACCCATGTTAGGGAGACAATAATCAAAAGCAGTATTCTTGCTCATTTCTATTTATTAGATAAACATATATTAATAAAAGAGATGGTATTCAAATTTCAATTTTTTTATTTATATTTTTAGAATGAGAATATAAATAAAAAATAATTAGTATAAATAAAAAAATTAGTGTGAACGAAAATTGTGTAAATAATTTAACCTTTCAGTTTTGTATGCCATGGTTTATTACATAGAGGGCATACTGATTTAATTTTACGCCATTCTGCAAGACAATGTCCATGATATGCGTGACCACAATCACCAATTTCTACATTACAATTTGTATTTCCAGATGAAACACAATTAATACAATAGTTATTATTATCCTCTTTACAAATACCACAAGATTCATTAAAGCAATTTGTTTTAGAGTTGGTTACCATATTCACTGATAGTAATGTAACTTTTTGTTTAGACATTTAAATTAATATATGTATATATCATTTGAATAAGATTTATATTTATCAATTTTTTATTAGATGTTATGAAAAATTGATAAATGAATATATAAAAGATAAATACAATATAAATATATTTTAATACTTTTATTATAATGAATAGACAACTTCCATTAATTGAAAAATATAGACCGTCTAAATTAGAAGATATTAAAAATCAAGATGATATTAAAAATATCTTTATTGATATGGTAAAAAATAGAAATATTCCGCATATGATATTTTATGGTAGTGCAGGGACTGGTAAAACATCCACAGCAATTGCTATATGTAAACAATTATTTAGAGATACATATTCTGATAATGTTTTAGAATTAAATGCATCTGATGAAAGAGGTATTAGAGTTGTAAGAGAAAAAATTAAGACCTTTTCTCAAAAAGCGACGGATGATGACTTTAAAATAATTATATTAGATGAAGCAGATGCAATGACAACTGACTCACAATTTGCATTAAGAAGAATTATAGAAAAATATTCTATTAACACAAGATTTATGTTAATATGTAATTACATAAATAAAATTATTCCACCACTATTATCAAGATGCGCAGTATTTAGATTTAAAACTATGAATTATACAGATATTAAAGATATTTTAACTACAATAATGAGTAAAGAAAATATATCAATTGAAGATAAAAATTTAAATAAAATTGTAAAAGATGATCTAAGGAAATCTATTAATAATTTACAAAAATTAATATTTTTAAATAGACGAAATATAAGTAAAACAAAAGGAATAGAACTAAGATATTTTGACGATGATGTAAATATTAATATCAATGATATTATTTATAAAGAAAACCTCAATACAATTGAATATACAAATTATATCATAAACGAAGGATATTCATTTGAAGAAATATATTATTTATTAAAAAAAGAGTTATTAGTAAATGATGACATAACTAATGAAGACAAAGCTCGTATATTTATGGAAATATGTCGAAGTTATGATAAGATTATAAATGGATCATCTGAATTAATAAATATTAATCATGTATTAAATATTATTAATAAATCATAAATAAAATTCTTTTATATCATGCATTCAGCTTATTAAGTTGTGGCTTATAACCACGCTCAATAAACAATCGACTTACATGTGGCTCCTCTGCCATCAACTCCGCCAACTTTTTCTTCTCAATATCTCCATTACAATTTGTATAAAAGATATTAGAAATACGATATCCCTTCTTCTTGGGGAGACTACACATAATTGCAAGACAATGTGCACACGGCTTTGACATTCCAATTACACCAGTTAATGTTGTCTTCATAACGAAAATATTAATTGGCATTAACTTCTTGGTATCGCGATTCCTCAGTTTCTGAATTGCATTATGTTCCGCATGAAATGATTGATTATCTCGACTCATATTCTGACCATATGTTAGTGGAGTAATAAGTGATCCTGTATCCTCAAATGTCATCGCCATATGAAGATGCATTTTCCCTCCACACATACACATACATGCGTCACCAATTTCATTTCTTGCCAATCGAGTATGAATCATATCATACATGTGCGATGTAAGTGAATAAAACTTACGTTGTGTCATAGGCGACACTGGCCTAACATTATGTGGCTGTCGAATCTCAGTCTGCAACTGTCGAGCATTAAAAACCTTATTTGAATTAATCTGTGACTTATTCATTTGTATTATACTATATTAGGGAATATTGATATATTGATATATTGATAAAAGTTCAATTTTTTTATATCATTTATGATATAAAAAAAATAAATTAATTATTAATTCTTATGAATTAAGACTGATGTCAATATTATGAAACCAGCAATAGTAATTGTTATTTAAATGGTATGTTGCTTTTTTTGGACATTTATTTGAAAAACACTTAGTGTTTACATCAGATGATGTGCGATTATCGACTCTCCTATTTTTAGCCATTATCTTTTTTATGATTTGTTGATGTTTCATCAAAATAATTTTTTCTTGAGATGCTTGATTCGTTAATATTTGCATTTTCTGAATTAATTGTTCCATTGCTATTTATTAATATTTCACTAATGTTTATTTTTGAAATATTAATAATTTCATTTTTTTTTAATTGTATAAGATGGGTATTATATTGATTAATATACTGAGTTTGTACCTTGCCACATAACAGAACCATACATTATAAACTATAATATTTTTACATCAAATAATATTTTTATCAATTTTTATACATCACCTCCTTTACCTCCACGTGCACCACCGCGGCCACGACCACGACCGCGTCCACGACCTCTTGTTGCAGGTGCAGGTTTTGCTTCCTTTTTAGGTTCTTCCTTTTTCTTTGAATCATCATCTGAAAGATTTTGTATAATTTCAACACTGTCGTCAGAATCAGATTGTATAGAATCAGATTCGGAATCAGAATCGGCTTCACGAATAACTGGAACTTTCTCTTTTTCTAATCCAACTTTTTTGACTGGTTGTTGAATTAAAATATTTGTATCTTTATCATTTTCTGCTAATAGTTTTTCTAATACAGTCGCGCGATCTTTTAACTCGTCCATTTTTAACATACATATAGACATTTCACTAACAACTTGAATATATTCCTTTTGTAAAGCATCTAAATTATTGGATTCCATAATTACTAAATAATATAGTAGATTCCTTATATTAATAATACTTTATATTATCAATTTTTTATTAAACTACTATATATGCTAAATATAATTATTATATTCGCTATTCTGTTCATAATTTTATACTCTATATGGGATATAAAGGAAAACTTTTATATTGGTGGTAACTATTTATGGATGCCAACTAGAAGTACTCGATTAATGAGTTATGATTTAAGAGGTGATCCATTTGGATATTATATATATCCATCTTATCTAAATTTGGGACAACCATTTAGATATTATGTATATAATGCTTCAAGATATAATATATTTGGTAAATATATTATACAAAAACCAAAAGGTATAAAATTAAAAGAAAAAGAAAGAAGAATTATTAAACAAATAGAAAACCGTGTTCAACCTAAATCAGAATGAAGCTGAACCTATATCTAAAAATCTTTGATTTTTATGTATACGTCGACAAAGTCGATCCTATACATGAACTACGTTCATGTATACATATCTTTCACAAATTGAGGTATCTCCTTTTCTTTTTTAATTTTTAAAAATTCTGTATATGCATTTTTAATATCTTCCATAGTAATTAGTTTACGTATCTTTGGATCCTTACCAAATACACGTGTAGAATGTTTAATTTTAATATTTAATAATAGAGTTTCAATATCACCGCCAAAGTTTTCAAAACTCTTTTTATTTTTTTCGATAAATTTCTCAATATCTGTTACTATTAGGTCTTTATCAAGTGACCATTTAATTTCATTAATTTTAAATTCCAATATCTTTGTTAATTCAGCAGAATTATATTTTTCAATTGAATACTTAAATGGAAATCTTCTTCTTAATCCATCATTTTGAGCAAAGAAACATCTATCAATTTCATTCATATATCCTGCAATTATACAAATAAATTTATCACCATTTTCAGATAAATTTTGATTTAATGTATCGATTGCTTCCTTTGCAAATGAATCACTTTTATCATTTGAACCACCAGATCCCAATGAATAGACTTCATCGATAAATAACACTCCTCCTTCTATTTCATCAATTACTTTTTGTGTTTTAATAGCAGTTGAACCAACATATTGACCAACTAGATCACTTCTACGTACAACTTTAAATTTAAAATCATCATCTTTCTTCTTTTCTTCTTTCTTTTCATCCTTCTTATCAACACCATTACGCATTAATGCAGAATTTGGATTTAACATTGCCATCAAATGATTTGCAATATCATTGATTTCTTCATCATTTTTATTCTTTTCACTTTTCTTTAGAAAGTTTAATTTATAGTATATTTTTCCTAATATCTTTCCTAATAGTGTTTTACCAACACCTGGAGGTCCTTCAATAACAGTATGCATCATATTTGTATCATGTAGATCTTGTAATATATATAGTAATTGTTCAAATACATTCTTTTTAACACTTTCCATACCAATTACATTTTGTAATTCTTTTAGTGGACCAATTATATTTTTTAATTTTAGCATATCTATTGGATATCTTCGTTTATCCTCAATATTAAATTTATCTCCTTCTTTAATTAAATCATCAATATTTGTAATATTTGTTAATTCTACAAATTCTTCTGTTTTATCTACTTCATTCAAAAGTTCTTCTTTTTCTTTCACAACTCTTTCTCTATCTATCATTGACTTTAATATATTTGAATGAAGCATATATGGATTCATTTCTTGACTAAATGGAATGATTCGCATATTTGTTGGATCTGTAGTAGATCGTACAATTATATGAGATGGTTTATTTTCATTTGTTGTTGTATCTTCATGAACTAGTTTAGGTTGATTTATATTAATTGGTTTGGATTGGTTTATATGAACTGGTTTGGATTGGTTTATATGAACTGGTTTGGATTGATTTATATGAATTAGTTTGGATTGGTTTATATGGACTGGTTTAGGTTGGTTTATATGGACTGGCTTTGTTTGATCCAAAAGTTGATTTATAGATTGATTTTTTTTTCCTCTATTATTCCATCTACCCCTGTTATTATTATTTCTACGACTTCTACGATTATCATTATTTCCTGTATTTGATGTATTACCATTATAATGATAATGATTTATCACAACATGTTTTGAATCGACAGGTTTATTGATAGACGAACTATTATTCATATTATTATTATTTCTATTCATTTATATAATATAAAAGATTATTTATATAAATAAAATATGTATTATATTTTAGAAATAGCAAATATAGTTTTCAATATTTATAATAACAAAAATGGAGCACTAGTCCATTTATATAAATTATCTAAATATAACAATAAATGTCAATTAAAAGAATTTAATAATGGATGTATTGAAAGTGTTTTCACCGTTAAAGGTAATAAAATTATCCATATGCATTTAAATTCAAAAAATAGTATAATTAATGAAGAATATTTAGATATTCCATTTGAATTAAAATTATTAAATAAAAAAGTATTAACATCCGATGATAAAGCTGAGATTTTGTCATCTGATATAAATGTTCGATTACCTTCAATGCATACTGAAATTAATATTTCTTCTGAAAAAGATATTAGAGATGAAAAAGATGTCAGAGATGAAAAAAATGAACAGATAAAAGTTGAAGATCCGCGCGATGTACTAAATATAGATGAATTAAAAAGAAGAATAGATGAATTAAATAAATTAAAAGAACTAGAAATAAATAATTTAGAAGATTTAAATGATAATTTACATGATTTTGAAAATAAGATAATTGAAGAAAAATTTAGTGTTGATGCAGAAAAAAATAAACTAAGAACTGATAAGGAGAAATGGGATGAATTTAAAAATATATTTGCAGCAGATAAGAAAATATATAGAATTATGAAAGAACAACTAAATAATAATGATATTGAAGACATTCCTGAATTATTTGAACGCAAATATCCAATTTTTAAAGTATTGGACGATAATAATTTATTAGATAATGATAATGACATATATGAATACATAAAATTACTACCAGAGGATGATTCAGTATATATTCCAAAAAATATTGCATTAAAAGGATTATTTAATGATAATAATGGAGTATCAAGTATTTCATTAACAGAATTAAAGGAAAATAATAATGAAACAACTGTTGATACAGATGATGAAAGTTAATTAAATTTAATTAAATTAAATTTAAATATTATATAAATATTTAAATTAATTTTCTATTTTCTCTTAGAAAAAGGTGAATCACGTTGATCATTATTTTTGTAACCGCCATGATTTGTTCTTCGATCACCTCCTCCTCTATTACTACCTCCTCTATTATTTCCATGTCCAAATTCATTACGACCAAATTCACTTCTTCCATATTCCACTTTGTTTCCATCATTTAATGCTTCAAATCTTGAACAAACTTTTACTTTTTCAGTAACATTATTATTTACATGTAATTCGACAATATTCTTATTTTTGCTATAAAATATTTTATTTTTTAGTTCATTATACATATGATTTATTACAAACATTAATGTATTAATACATTTCATCATTTCATTATGATGATCTATTTTTTCTAAATCATGATTTAATAAATAATTAATCAAACTATCACAATCTGCACAAACCATATTATGTACATAATGATCTGAATTACATTTTTTACCCTTATTATTTTTTATATCATAATTAAATTCACAATTATCTTTATAATTACAAAATTTATAAGAACATCTATTTATCAAGAATTCATCTTTAAATCTTTTTGAATGTACAATTTTAGTTAAATTTAATTTAGTTGAAAAGAAATCAGATAGATTTTTTATCCAAATAAATAGGTCAATGAAAAATTGTTTATCAGTTTCTTTTAATTTATTTTTCAACAAAAATCTATTAATATAAATAATAATTAATGCTTCCTTTTCTAATAAATCTAAATCACTTAAATTAGTATATTCTGTTATTAATAATATTTCTTTCATTTTATTATTAATCGCTTCATTTTCAACACTAAAATTAAATATATCTGCAGATTTATTTTCGATTGTACTATTAATTATTTCATTTAATGATAATTTACAACTAGTTTTATATTTGTTTTCAAGAGATATTATGTAATTATTATTTTCATCAAATGATGTAACCCAGTTTACTTTACTCATGTCTATTTTTATTAATTTATTCTTATATAATTTATAAATATTTAACAATTTTAGTTTGAGTCTATAATTATCTTCTCTTTCATATATATATTATATGGACTCATTTGTAAAAGAATGTTATGATAATAATAAAGATCAATTAATGAATTATACTTATATAACTCATGATAATTTATATTTATTAAAATCTGGTGGAATTATTAAATATTTTAACTTAAATGGTGAATTAAAATATGGAGGTATTTTAATAAAAATGTTGGATAACGACATGTATACAACATTAAAATTTCTATTAAAATACCAAAAGACTTATTATACTTTATATTATTCAAAAAATTATATATTTTATGAGGAGCCTAAAAGAAAGAAAAATAAAAAGGAAATATTAACTGAGATATTAAAGGTCTTATAAATTGACAATTCAAAATATTATTTAAGAAAATTGAAAAATTTAAATTTTATATTTAATATACCAATCTAGTATATAAATTATAAATGACTATGTTTTATCCTAAAATTAAGGATATTGTAAAAACATCTGCATTACTACGAAAAATCTTTGATCCAACTCCACTAAATCATCATCTTGATCTATCTGCAAAGTATCTATCTAATGTCTTTCTAAAACGTGAAGACTTAACTCCAGTTCGATCATATAAGCTTCGCGGAGCATTTAATAAAATGAGCTCTCTCACTAATAAAAATGGTATCGTTAGTTGTTCTGCAGGTAATCATGCTCAAGGAGTTGCATTTAGTTGTAATAAACTAGGTATTATGGGTGATATTTTTATGCCAAAGATTACAACTAAACAGAAGATTGATAAGGTAAAGAAATTTGGTGGTCAATATGTTAATATTTTTTTGGAGGGTAATAATTTTGACGAATCTTATGATATCTCAAAGAAGTATTCAATTGAAAATTCTAAAGAATTTGTTCATCCATTTGATGATGAACGAGTCATTGAAGGACAAGCAACTGTTGGTCTTGAAATTATTGAGCAATTATCCACCAAACAACTTGATTACCTATTTCTGCCTATCGGGGGTGGTGGATTATCAGCTGGTGTATCATCATATATTCGTGAAGTATCTCCGAAGACAAAAATTATTGGTGTTGAACCACTTGGTGCACCATCAATGTACGAATCATTCAAACAGAACAAAGTGATTAAACTTGATACTATTAATACATTCGTTGATGGAGCGTCAGTTAAACGTGTAGGTGATTTAAATTATCCAATTTGTAGAAAGAATTTAGATGATATTCTTCTAATTGATGAAGGACATGTTTGTTCAAAAATTATCGAGATGTATAATGAAAATGGTCTTATTATTGAACCTGCTGGTGTTCTATCACTCTGTGCTCTAGACATTATGAGAGATGATATCAAAAATAAGAATATAGTATCAGTTATTTCAGGAGGAAATTCAGATGTATTTAGAATGACTGAAATCATGGAACGATCGCTAATATATGAAGGATTGAAACATTATTTTAAGATCGAGTTTCCACAACGAGCAGGTGCACTTCGTGAATTTGTGATGAAAGTATTAGGTACAACTGATGATATTATTTATTTCAGATATACAAAACTAATTAATAAAGAAACTGGTCCGGTGATGATTGGAATCCAAACAAAGTGTAAAGATGATGTGAAACTATTAATTAGTAATATGGAGAAATATCAGATTACATATACAAAACTAACAAATGTATCAGATCTGTAGACTTATTATAATTTTTTTATTATTTTTTACATAATTTAAATATTTATTAATATAATATAGAAATGAGTAATAGATTAGGAAATGATAATTATAGTAGACCAAAAAAAACATTACAAGATAAATTTACTAAAGAAGAAATAGCTGAAAAATTAATGGGATATATGGAGATTAAAGATGTAGAAGAACTTAAAAACTTACCATTAAGCACTGAAATTAGATATTTCTCATTTGTTAAAGAAGGAGGAAAAGTAGTTAAAAAATTTAGATTAGGTGGTCGTTTAATCAATAAAGATAATGCAGATAAATATATAGTATTAGCTACTGGTAATCCTCCACAACAGAAAACATGGTCGGTACAAGTAAAAGATGCCGAAATATATTATAAACAAAATGTAGAAGTTGTAATCCAACAGCAGACTGAAAAGATAAATGATGTAAAGGAAAAATTTGAAGACCAAATTTTTAATTTAAAAGAGGAAATTAAAAAATTAAAACTAGAAAAGAAAGAAGTCGTTTTAATGTATAATGCTTTAGTTGATAAATATGATAAATTAAAGAAAGGAAAATAAACTAAATGTTACTTTTTATAGTTTAATTTTACACAATGTAGTCTGCAAATTAAATTCTCGATAATGTTTTAATTTATATATTTCATTTCGTATTTCATTATTTTTATTTAAACGCCAATTTACCCATTGAGATGGTTTCACAGGATATTTTTGAAATTTTAAATTATAATTTATATTATATTCTTTAATATTTTCTCTAACTAATTCCATAAAAATATATATTTTTATATTTTTATATTCTTCTATTTTATATAAATGAGTTACGAACAAAAGTATTTAAAATATAAATCAAAATACATTCAAATTAAAGAACAATTAGGTGGTGCAATAGTATCTGGACTAATAATTATTGATCCTCAAAATGATTTCTGTCCTGCAAATAATCAAATTGATGCACCAGGATGGCCTAAAACTCAAGTCGGTTCATTAGCTGTTACAGATGCAAATTCTATCTTTCCTCATATTAATAGATTACAAGATTTATACAAAGGTAAAACAGTATTTATTTCCCAAGATTGGCATCCCTTAAGTCATGTATCATTTGCATCTAACCAAAAACAAGCTCCGTTTAGTTCTAAAGATTTAGTTGCAGTAGATGGTAAAACTAAATATAATTTTACACAAGTATTATGGCCAAATCACTGTGTACAGGATACACCTGGTGCAAATTTTAGTGCTTTATTAAAGAGAACTGGTCAAGAAATAATAGTCAGAAAAGGAAAAGATAGTCATAATATGGTTGATAGTTATAGTGCATTTGGAGATGAATATAAAGGAACATTTGAAAAGACTGAACTTCAAAGACTAGTAACTGAAAAAGGAATTACCAGATTAGTTATAGTTGGATTAGCAACTGATTATTGTGTTGGATGCACTGCAATGGATGCAAAATTATTTTTTCCTGCTATGGAAGTAATTTTAATTGAAGATTGCATGAGAGGAGTAGCACTCGATACAACTACAGCAAAAGTTGCATTAATGAAAGCTACAGGTATTATAATATTTAAGACAGTTGATGAATATTTAAAAAGTAAATATATGATTAAAGGTTAAATAAATGTAAATATAAATAAATCACCACTAAATATCGCAATGTTAAAAACTAAAGTTAAGTTTTTCTATACGATCTGCTTCATTCCTTCATTCGTCTTTCAAATTCTCGATTCCAAATCAATTTCTCTCTTTCTGTTCCATGTCTATCAATATATAGTTTATGCTCATACCAGGAACCGAATCTTTTTATTAACTTTCGGTATTCATCTTCTGCTTTCTTCTTATTTTTTACTATACGAGCAGCTTCAATCTGTTGTCTTTCCCTCAATTTTTCTGCTAGAATTTGATCCTTCTTTTTCTGTTCAATAGTAAGTTTCTTTTGATATTCTTCAGGAGTTGGTAACATTTCTTTGATTCTATCAATAAGTTCAGCAAGTGTTTCTTTTGTTACTCTACAAGATGGACAATAGTGAATATCAGCAGGAACTTCTAAATTAAAAGAAGTTAAATCAATATCACCATAACAATCAATATAGATTATATTCTTATTGACACGCCTATCTTCATGCCAACAACAGCCATGAGTCTTTGTATTTTGACAAAGACTTCCAGATACACAAATATCTGGACGCTTACAAGGTAAGCCTAAATCATATGATTCATTCATTTTATATGAAGAATGATATATAATAAATAATATTTAAATATTATTTATTATAAATAAATTTCAATTTTTTGATTTATTATTAACTGCGGTACTTCATGGTAATTCAAGACTTAAATTAGTCTTAATATTATGTAATAAATTTAAAAATTTAACCATTTTTTCTTTAATTTCTATTTTATCTAATCTATTTTTAATTGCTTTATCAGAGTCTCCTTTTAGTAATGCTTCAAATAATGTGATGTTTTCAACTATTGGATAATCAGGTTTATAATCATGGTCTTTGAATATTAATGTTTCTTTTTCAAGCAATTCAAATATTCCATCAATTGCATCTTTCTTTTGCTCTTTTTTATCACTATTTACTTTTTTAAATAGTTCTAATATATAATTTAAACTATAATTATCATCTATAAAAATAAAAGCAATTCCAACAATTTCTCTTAAACTATGATGATAATAATTTAACATCCAGATTAAACATGCACAAACTAATATAAATACATTTTCTTTTTTAACTTTATTTAATACAAAGGTTGTAAATAATAATAATATATCAATTGTATGTCCAGATAATCCAGCTGCAAATACATCAACAGTTAAATTTTGTTTAGGAGCAGTAAATAGATTACTACCAACATTAAATTTTTTTAATTCTTCACCAGAATATTTTTCTTTTTCTAAGACCGTATAAGGTTCTATTAAATCAACCATTGGTAGACAACCTTTATTCCCTTCAATATTTCCATGTGGAGTCTTAAAATTATTTAAACACATTTCATCGCGTGCTAAATCCTTATCTATACTATTGTGAGATTCTCTTAATCTTATTTGATCATCAAAAAATGTACTGACATGTTTAAATGTCTTACTCTTACCAAGTATAAATTTAACAACAAAGTCTAATAAAGTTAAACTTGATCTAATATTCATATTTTCTTTTAAATATAATTCAAGTTTATTAGAACCATTAACTATTATATCTCTTAATGGTTCAATTTTAATTGCTCCTGAGAGTACTGAAGTGGTCTTTTCATTATATAATTTAACAAATTCATCTAATTTATTATGCTTATGTAATTCCATCATAAAATATTTTACAGTTTCAATACACATACTCTTAATATAATTTAAAACATGTGGATTCTTATGTATGAATTCTACTAATTTCTCATTACAATATTTATATACATCATGCTCGTAACGAGCTCTATCTCCAATTACACCCCCTAATTGTTCCTTTAATTCTAGATATTTTTGTTTATATTTTAAATATTTCTGTTGATAATCCATAGATATATATATATATATATATATTAAATTATAAATTAATTTTTATCTTTACTTTGTTCTTAAGGTTGGGAACAAAATAACTTCTCTGATGCTAGTTTGATTAGTTAGAAACATTACTAATCTATCAATACCAATTCCAAGACCTCCAGTTGGAGGTAATCCGTATTCAAGAGCTTTAACAAAACTATCATCTGGTAGTTGTGCTTCATCGTCACCACTTGTTTTATCCTTCATTTGTTGTTGAAAGTTATCTTTTTGAATAAATGGTGAATTTAATTCTGTATAAGCATTTGCAAGTTCCTTGGTAAGAACAAATAGTTCAAAACGTTCAGATAGTTGTGGATTTGACCGATGTGATTTTGCAAGAGGGCTCATAATAATAGGATGATGCATTAGAAATGTTGGTTGTGTACATTCTACTTCTACATATTCTCCAATTAACTTATCAAGAATTCTTGGAGTTGTATATGGAGGAGCAAACTTGATATCATTTTTCTTACATAGTTCTAGTAATTCTAGTCTTGTTTCTTCTGTTTCAAGATTTGTAAAAGAATATCCAGTTTTCTTACAAAGTTCTTCAAGTATATCGATTCTCTTGAAAGGAGGTGTAAAGTCAAGTTCAATATCTTTTTCATTTAGGGTATAAGTAACCTTATAAGTTCCATGAATATTTAAAACAATTTGTGAAACTAGTTTTTCACAAAGTAATAGCATTGAATTATAGTCTGCAGGAGAGTGATAGCATTCTACACTAGAAAATTCGGGATTATGTGTTAGGTCCATACCTTCATTTCGAAATTGCTTACCAATTTCGAATACCTTATTAAATCCTCCAATAACAAGTTGCTTTAGATAGAGTTCTGGAGCAATTCTCATATACATATCCTGTTTGAGTTCATTTAGAAAAGTCTTAAAAGGTTTTGCATTTGCACCCCCATAAGAATTTGCCAATGTAGGAGTTTCAACTTCCATAAATCCTTCATCATCAAAAATATTTCTCATTGTACGAATAATCTTAGAACGAGTCTTAAAGATATTACGAACCGAGGGAGAAACAATTAGATCTAGATAACGTTGTCCATATCTAATTTCTGGATCTGTAATTCCAAAATGTTCCTTTGGAATTGGATGTAGACAAGGAGTTAGAATTTTACCTTCAGTTGTAAAAATTGTTAGTTCACCCTTATCGGTCTTACCAATGAATCCATAAAATCCGACAATATCTCCTAGTTGACTATTTTTATTCCAAATAAATTCTGGCGAATCCTTTAAGATTTCTTTACCTTCTTCGGTACAAGCAGCTTGATAATCTCCGAGATTTCCACAAATTTGTACATCATTTCCATCAACCAGTAGTTTATAAAAGTATAGCTTCTTAGAAGCTTCACGTCTTGCACCAATTCTTCCAACACCTCTAAAAAATGTATCCTTTTTCTTTTCACCATTCGCAAGTACCATAAATGATTGAAACTTTTGATAGTCAAAATCTGTTGTATAATTTAGTGAATATTTTGATTCATACATATGGGGATAAGCAGCTAATCCTTGTTCCTTAATTTGGTCATATCTAGATGACATTTATAATATATTTATAACATATATTGTAAATGATGAATAATAAGATAATTCAATTTTTTTAAAACTTTTTAAAAATTATTTAAAAATGATTTGATAATTTACATTATAAAACTATCAAATTTACTTTTAGGACTATCTACGTCTAAACTATATATCATTAAATTAGTTACTGTTTTATCAATTAATTCAATAATTTCATTATTTTTATTTATTTTATATTCAAAAGTATCTGATACAAAACGTATATTATTATCTTTATATTCAATAAATACATCATTTAATGTGCTCTCAAAATTAATATTTTTATGAATATTGAAATACAAGTTTCTAAAAATATTGGTGGTGTCTTTATCTATTTTTATTTTCATAACTAATCCATGTGCATTATTTGTTTCCATTATCTTTATATGTAGTTCACTATTCTCGATTTTAGAAATATATAACATTCTATATATTAATAAAAATAATAAAAATTGATTATTATTGTTATTATATATAGTCTTGATATCTGTCATTAACTAATTAATGACAGACATTAAAATATGTATTGGCGGATCCGTCGATGCTGGTAAAAGTACAACAATTGGTGTTTTAACTCGTAATATTCAAGATGATGGTAGAGGATATGCACGTAGTTTAATTCTTAAACAAAAACATGAATTAGAAAGTGGTAGAACATCACAATTATCATTTAATTATATTAAATATAATGAATTGAAAAAAAATATCACTCTCGTTGATTTAGCAGGACATGAAAAATATTTAAAGACAACATTGTATGGTATCCTCGGTGGATTTGTTGATTATGGAGTTGTTGTAATAGGAGCAAATATGGGTGTAAATCGAATTACAGAAGAACATCTAAGTATTATGTTATATCTTAAACTACCAGTAATGATAATTCTAACTAAAATTGATATTGCACCAAAAGATATCTATGAAAAAACAAAGTTATCTATAAAGAGACTATTCAATGGTAAGATGTTTAAGAGAACATTATTTTTTATTGATAATAATGAAAATTTATCTGAATATTGTAAAAATATTGAAACAGACGAGCATCATAATATAATTCCAGTTATTTCAATTTCTTGTAAGACAGGTGAAAATATAAATAATATTCACGAGATATTAAAAAAACTTCCAAAGAATAATAAGGTAATAAATAGTATTCAAACAAAAGACCTAATGCTATATATTGATATGAAGTATCTAATTACAGGTTTAGGTATTGTCGTAAGTGGATCATTATGGAATAAGAGAATCGAAGTTAATAATAATTATTATATTGGGCCAATATATTTTCCTCAAGACTTTCAAAATGGTTATGTAGAAGATTATAAAAAGAAGGTATATTTTTATCAGATTCGTATTAGAAGTATCCATGATAATTACAGACAATTAATTGAATATACTGAACCAAATAATGTATGCAATGCATGTATCAAATTTACGAATACAAAAGAAACATTAACAATTAGTCAACTACGTAAAGGATTTATAATTTCTGACAGACCTCTAGTAGATCATGTATTTTTTAAATTTAAAGCAATTATTAAAGTATTTAATACTGCAACAACAAATATTCATATAAATTATCAACCAGTAATACATTGTAGAACTATTCGTCAAACTGCAAAAATCATTGAAATTAATAAGAATGAGGAAAGACAAAATGAATATGAATGTATTTTACAATTTGTAAGATATCCTGAAATTCTTGAAACAAATATCTTATTCTTTTTTAGAGAAGGAAATACAAGAGGTATTGGTAAAATTATCGAATTAATTGAATAACTTTATTTTTTTATTTATATTGTATTATATAATATTAAATTATACATATGCATAATATATCCGATAATATGTCTGAAAATATATTTGGCTATGAGAGCAAAACTAAAATTAATGATGCAACAAGATTAATTCTAAAATATTGGTATTCTAAATGTAAAGTATATTATAAATGTCATAAAGAGTCTTCTGCATATTATGATTCTATAAATAAATATATTGGTGTACCATCTATATTAATGGGTGTATTTAATACAACAACATTGTTTTCAAATTACTCAGCACAAAATCAAACATTAATATTAGTCAATGGAACTGCAAGTTTTATTGCAACAGCATTAACAACTTTACAAAATTATTTTGAACTCGGTAAACTAGCTAATACACATAATAAATTAGCAAATGGATATTCTAAAGTTACTCATATAATTGAAAAAATTTTAATGTATGAAAAAATAACAAACAGTAGTGAGATTAATTCAAAACTAATTGATTCAATTATAAATCAAATGGAGTTTCTACAACAAGATTCACCAATTATTCCAGATAAAATATGGAATAAAAATAAAAAAGAATTAAAAAATATCATATCAGTTATTATAAATAATAATTTAATAGATGAAATACAAAGTGTATCATCAAGAAATGACAAAAATAATAGTCCTGATAGCCCAATTGAAATTATTTATGATAATTCAAATCAAAAGTCAATATCTAAACTATCAACTCAACAATCAACACAAGCATTTACTCAACCATCTACTCAACCATCTACTCAACCATCTACTCAACCATCTACTAAACTATCTACTCAACCATTAACACAAGTGTCTGCTAAACCACCTACTAAACCACCTACTCTGTTACCAAATCAACCATCTACTAAATTACATACTCCTTTACCAAATCAGTCATCAATTCAATCATCAACTAAACAATCTAATCAAGAATCAATTCATGTTAAATCAACTAATAAATAAAATGGTTTAATTAAATGATAACCTGTATATGATCTACATATGAGATCAATCTCATTTTACAACAATATTTATTTATCTTAAATTCATCAAATAGTTTTTCCATATCTTTATCTTTTTTATCATCAGAATCTTTACTATTTACAATTTTATTATATTTAAGTGTAAATTCAACTTCAATATCAGCTAACAGGTGACCACAAGTTGGACAAATTGGATATAACATATTATAATTGTATATATAATATATTATATATTATATATTTAAATATCAATTTTTTATTTACTTTAAAAAAATCATTCTTTTTTTTCTTTTTCCTTTACTATTTATATGAGTACTTCAAATACCTCAGAGAATAATATAATTAATAAAATATCAAAAAAATTATTAAAAAAAATGGATCCTAGTATTGTAAATGATGTTATAAAAGATATACCAAAACAATTATATAAGAATTTAAAAAAGAATAATTTATTAAAAAAAGAAAAAGAATATGAAGAAATTTTATCAAAAGATGATTATAAAAAGAATAATTCGTCAAGTGAATCATTAGAAACAAATTCTGAATATATTTCATCAACTAATTTACCTTATAATATTCCAATACCAGTTATTTCAAATAAAAATTTAATACATACAAATGATTTATACCAAGATGATTATCAACCAAAATATGATCCTACTTCATACATTCCACCAAAAATTATATCAACTGGTTTTGAAGGATTCGATCAAGAAGATAATAAAAATCAAGATGTTCCTGCACAAGTTTCGTCTACGAAAGAAACAACTACACAAGAAACAACTACACAAAATACAACTAATCAACAGCCCTCTCAACAATCGGAACAACAAAATCAACAACCAAATCAACAACCAAAACAACAACAAATGCAACAACAAACACAACAACCAATGCAACAACCAAATTATCAAGATCAGTTAATTACTTCACTACCATTAAATGTATTTGCATTAGATATACGTCAATTGTTATCATTCACATTAAAAGCAATTGGAGATACATATAATGCGATATACATGTTGTATACAACTAATACACCGATTACTATTATGTCAATTATTAGTATATTATTAACTGATAACCGAATATTATATCTAGGTATTGGGTTTTTATTAATTGCAATACTAATGTATATTTTTAATAACTTTATAAGAATACCATCATTGTTTGGGATTGGAGGTAGTGAAAAGAAAGTATATATTAATAACTATTAACTATTATTATAACTATAAGTTATTATTATATGCATCAACAACATTTATATTTATCTGTAGCTTTAATAAATAACTATTTAATATATCATTTAATTTATTAATAGAATTATTTAATTTTTCTCTTAATATTGGACTATTATTAAAACTATATATAAATGATGATAAACCATCTAATAATTTATATTTAGTATCATTTAAAACGTCTTCCATTAATTGTTTTCTATGTGATGGTATTATTTGATAATCTTCATATAGTGTTAAAAAATCATTTAAATTTATTAAAAAATCACGATATACTTGTTCATTATATTGTTTAAAATCAGATATATAATACAAGAAATCAATAATATCATCATATTTATTAACAACTGATGGTAATTCATTTTTAAATTTCTCAGGTTCAATTCTGCTTAATATCATATCTTTTTCTTTTTCTCTAGATGTATATTTATAATAAAAATATAATACAAATAATAAAACAGTTATAATTATAGTTAAATCTATTTTTAGAATAAACAGTAGTGCATATATACCAAATAATACAACTATAAATTCAATTATTTTATTATTAAAGTATTTAATAATGTTTTCCATAATTTTAATAATATAAAAAATCTAAGAATTAACATTATAAACATTATTGAAAATAATTGAAACTTTATCTCTATATAATATAAATTCTAGTATATTATATAGAAAATGTCAAACGATACATTAATATCACAAGAATTAATAGAATCCGTATTTACAGAATTATATGATCTACAAGACTTTAAGAAGATAGTTAAAGGTTTATATAAATTTTTAAGAGAAAATGAATATTCTAACAATGAAATTAGACATGCTTTTCAAACTTTTTTTTGGAACAGACGATCATATATTGAACTAGAATTTGGATACAGATTTCATAATGTTGGAGGATTAGTTGAAAATTTATTTAAAAATGAACACAATCTATTAGATAATGAATCACCTATAGTTAGTGCTACTGGAACAAATGATTCATCAAGTTCAGTTGAAACTATTAATGCTGATAGTGTTACAGAAACTATTGCAGGTACTGTTGTTGCTCCTAGTACTATAGAAACTGTTGTTGGTCCTACAGGTATTGACGCTGTTTCAACTACAGAAACTGTTAGTGTTACTGGTCCTATTAGTGCTACAGGCAATAATAGTGCTACAGGCCATAATAGTGCTACAGAACCTATTAGTGCTACAGAACCAAATAATACAAACGAAGAATCAGAGGAATCTTCGGATTCATCTGAAACAAATGATATGAATCAATACACTAGAAGAATACATACAGTATATAGTGGTCAACCAATGATATATGATCCGCCTATAAATAATCAATTTGTATTTCCTCCTACTCAATATCAAACATTTGCGGTTCCATTGAATTTATTTGGTTCAATGTTACCAGCTCAACAATATATGCAACATCCTGATGAATATCTACAATATGCAAATAATCTTGAGAATGTATTAATGAATAATATAAATGATTTATTAATGCATGCACAACAACCAAATGTAACAACACATATACCTGGTATAGGTACAGCATTAAATTTTTTTAATATCTTTTTAAATGCAGCACCTATCCCCCAAGCTGCCCCAATTGTAAAAAATGTTCTTAATAAAGAACAATTAAATAAATTATTAAAATATGAATATAAAGATGTTAACAAAGAAAAATACAAAGAGTGTTCTGTGTGTCTAGAAGATTATACAGAAGAAAATATTTTAAGAATATTAAAATGTGAACACGGATTTCATGTAGATTGTATTGATAAATGGTTAACTGAATGTGATTACAAATGTCCAGTATGTAGAGATGATAGTAATGAACATTGTCATCAAGAAGAAGATGGTACTGAATTAAATACTGTTACTAATGAGCATGTTGAAGATGTTCAAAATGTTGAAGATGTTGAAGATAATGCAGAAACTGAAAATGTTGATTAATTTATAAAATTTATAAAAATTTATAAAATAAAACTTATTCTTCTGAATCAACAAATGCATCATTTTTTTTTGTTTCTTTAACGTAAGGTACAAATTCTGCTTTAGGTTTTTTACGACTATCGATTGCTTCTTTAAATTTAAGAGCTTCTTCTTTATTCTCTCTATAAAATTTAATTTTTTCCCACGTTACTTTTAATTTAGGTACTGCTTCTTCAAACCATTTATCTTCGCGCATTATAATAGTATTATGAGAAGTTGCTATTCTAAAAAAACATACTCTATCAAATTTATAATCTTTAGCATAAGCATTATTACTATAATTTTTTCTTTCTGTTGCAACCCATTCAAGTACTTCTTCTTTTGTCATATCTAATGTTGGTGGATATAAGTATTTACTATACCATTCTCTCTTTTCATATTTTACTTTTTGTGTCCAATTAATTGGTAACAACTGAATAACTGCATTTCTACCAAAATTGTTATTAATATCAATCTTTACATTTTGATTTTCTGTATGCTCTGCTACATATTCATCATTCATGAATTTTTCTTCGGCTGTACCCAGTGTATCATCTTCATATTCTTTAATACTACACTGAATAAAATCACACCGTTGTAGATTACAACATTGTAATTGTAATTGTACTTGTACCCAATAATAATATGGGCAAATTGAATCAATAATATCACCACTTGTTTTAATTTCTCTTGATACTGGACACTTAATTTCAACCATCGTACCCAATAATGGAGAACCTCTTGTGCCATCTAATCTATATGCACTACAGATTCCATCTGGACTTGCGCCAATAAAATCAATAGATGGATGTTTTAGAAGACCAAATTCTCCAATCTTTACATCATATACATGTTGATAAAACATAGTTGCAATATGTTCATATTTCTTTCCATGATGTACATATTTGTTTTCACTAAATTCTTTACCAAATACTTTTTCGTAGATGAATTGATCCATAGTATCATATTTACTTTCGCCCATTGCTTGAGCAGCAGATGATGCAGTAATCATATTATGTCTCATATCAAACCAAGCTTTACTTTTTTGTTCTGGTTGTGGTAAATTTAAAAGATAATCATAATGAGCTTCTAATTTATCGTATAGTTCATTTGAAATAAATGGCTTACGTACAATTGGTTCTTTTATTTCTAAATCTCTCAACATAAAAACCGTTTCGAGTAATTCTTTTATTTTTTTCTCAACTTCTTTCTTTGACAAATTAATCTCATAATATGTATTAATATTATCTTTGCAATATTCTACTAAATCATTGATATCATCATTTGTTAGAAAATCTATATCATTATCTTCCTGATATATTTCGATTATTGAATGTAAATCAGCACTGTAATTCATTAATGTTTATATAAAGATTACTTTATGTAAAAAATATTTTATAAATCAATTTTTTTTATTTAATAATAATATCTCATCAAGACTCTTAATATATAATTCATTTATTAAATGACTTAAATGATGATCATATATATCTTTATTAATATATTTATCTGGAATCTTATATTTATCTGAAGATTTATCATAAAAGTATTTATTTATTTCTAAAAGACTAAAATTATATTCTTTGCAATATATCTTAAGTTTTGTATTAAATAATAATAGTAATTTGTTTCTATGATCTAATGGTAGTACAGTATTATATTTTATTGGAATATATTTATCAGCTATATGTTTATTTAAATTATTTGTATGACCATGTCTATTTATTATAACTAATAGTGTTTCATCATTTATATGTGAGAGAGGTAATTCACATATAAATACATTATTTATATTAAGATTTTTTATAAACTCTAAATAACTCCTTACTATTTTTATAATATGTTCTTCAAAATTATAATTCAGATCTATATTATATTTATGGTTAAAAATCCAATCATTGTCTACTTTACCAAAGAAAAATATATAATTCTTATAATTACTATTAGTTATCAATTCTTTAATTCTTTTATTCGTACCTGAAATAGAATTACTATTATTTAATCCTTGTGCAGAACTTGCTGAAAAATCATAAGTTTTTATTAATTTATTAAAACACCTAGAGTGTGAATCACCAAAACAAACAAACGAATTCATTACTTATAGTTTATTAACTTATAATTTAAAAATATAAAAAAATTACTTCCCAATAATCTTTACAATACATCCATTCTTTTCATCATACTCAACATTTTTAGCTGTTAATTTTTTCTCATACAACATTTTCTTCATTTCTTTTTCATCTAATTTATTCTTTCTTGAAAATTCAATAACTTTCATTTCGCGATGAAAATAAGGTAATTTAGCCCAAGGTCTTTTAAACATATTTTCAACTAGATTATCCATCATACTCTTTTTAATTTCTTTTTTAAACGGTTTCTTAATGTTCTCATCAATTAATACAATATTTTTTAATTGTGGGTGTTCTGTAGTAATATTGCAAATTCGTTCATCGATCATTTTATTAATTATACCATTTATGTAACTCATCTTAATATAATATATATGTATTTCCTTATATAAATAAATAATAAATCAATTTTTAAATGTAATTAGTTAAATCTTATTTTTGAATAGATGCATAAAGTTCCGCAAGCTTTATACTTGTAATATCATCAACAGAACCAATTAGTTTTGCATATTCATACCATTTATGCATATCAATTACCTTATAATTCTTAAAAAGAAAATCCATAGAATTTATCTTATTTGGAGTAATCATTTGAAAACGATCAAGTATAGAGATACATTTAGTAAGTTCATCTTGTAGAACACTCATAATTTCATCGGCACTAGAGGAATTATCATATCTATGGTGTCTGCCAAGATTATCACCCAAGTTTTGTAGTCTCCTGCGGTAATCAACATGAATATTTAATACTGTATTAAACTGTTTAATAAAATTTACCTTAAGAATTTTATCCATTTCTGGATTCTTACCAATATGCTCTTTCATTTCATCACTATTAAATAGTGTTAGATTATTAAAATCTCCATATTCATTGTAGATTGGTTTATAACGTTCAAGATCTGTTCCACAATGACAATCATTTCCATACGATACATCGTATAAAATTTTCCTTTTAAAGAGATCCTTATTTGATGATTTATGAAACATTTGTTTACTTAGGTGTCCAAGCTCATGTCCTGTATATTCTTGAACAATTAGTTGGTTACCTGATGTAATAGTCATCTCATTTAGTTCATGCAAGAAATCATCGTGAACTTCCTCATTTCCATGATGACGTGTTAGATGATTAAAAGGTTTTGCAATAATAAATACTTCAATACGATGATCATCAGTTTTCCAAACGTTTAGTCCATCTGAAGTATCAAGATTAAATGTTAGATTAAATGTTGCTTTCTGGTATCTGTTAAAGTATTGATTAAGAAACTCATCTTTACGACTAAACTCAGGATCAAAATGAATAATCCGAATAGTTTTATCAGTACGATTAATAATATCAACCATAAACTCGGGAATTATTTGATCCCATTTTCTACTCTTTGCAATTTGATCAACAGTCATGTGAGGAGCTGAACCGATCGCAAAATAAGTCATGTCTCTAGGCTCCCGGAAAGAAAACTTTAGAAGTTCGTCGAGAACCATTGAAGTAGGTACATCAATTTGTGATGTATTAGTTGTATCATATGTATTGGACATATTATTAGTTATTATATATACTAAGTATATATAATTGTATATTATATAAATTTCAATTTTTATTAACAAGTCATGATATATATTAGGAGTTGTAATTAAAAAAATTGAAATTTTTACCATTAGAAATCCCTAAGCATATAAGGTTAAGAATACAAATGATGTCTTCTTCCGCTAGTAATGCTAGCATTGTTTTTGCTGGGTCTAATGGCCCGGAGTTCCCCAACCCTCTTCCCCCGTCGGATGTGAATCCTGGCCTCATTGTTGACAGCTACAAGGAGACGCAGGGTCCGATGTACAATGGTAATGGTGAGACTCTCGTGGGCGCGTTTGCCCACGTCACCCCGCGCCGCGGCAAGTCTGGTCCCAACTATGCAGTTGCGGTTGGTCAGATGCACGTTGCCGCCTTCATGGCTTCGCTGACGGTGAAGCCTGAGCACCTTCCCGAGATTGAGTCGTTTTGCAACGACCACTTTGGGCCTGGTGTCTACAGGTCTGACCTGTGGGATAAGATTGTCGGCTCTGGCGGCAAGATTCCCATGCGTATCCGCGCCGTTCCTGAGGGCACTGTAGTGCCTCGTGGCTGTGCGATCATGTTCATCGAGAGTACCTCTGTGCCTGAGGCTGTTCCCTTCTTTGAGGCACAGCTCCAGCGCATCTGGTACCTCACGACGGTTGCAACCCGTGCGACGGAGTACCGTGCAATTGTCAGCAAGTGGCTGACTGCAACCGTTGAGGATTGGTTGATTCCGCTCATCTTCCCGTCTCGTATCCACGACTTTGGTGTTCGTGGGTGCCCGTCTGAGGAGGCAGCCAAGCTTGGTGGCCTTGCTGCCCTTGAGGCTGGCCTCGGTGGCACTGACAACATCCCTGGCGCCTGCTACGCGATGAAGCTGATGCCCGACGTTGACCCCGCGACTGGCAAGCCTAAGATGCCAGCACTCAGCGTGCCCGCAAGCGAGCACAACGTGGCAATGAGTCGCGGTGAGGATGGAGAGATGATCCCTTTCGAGATTGCTCTCGACACCTACTCTACAGGCTATCTCTCTTGGCCCATCGACACCTACGACTCCATTCGGTTCGTCACTCGGTGCACGGCCCCCGGCGCTCTTCGCGATCGCCTGATGGCTCGTAAGGGTACGTTCGTGTTTCGTCCTGACTCCCCTCTGCTCAACGCGGACAAAAGTAAGATGACGCACGGTCAGACGCTTCGCGCACTCTTCGCATGCGCACGTGCCAACCTTGCTGACCTGACCCCTGAGACTGGCGGTGTCAAGGTGAATGCCAAGGGGTACTTCGTGCTCCCTGACTGGGTCAAGTTTATCTACGGTGACAGTGTAACCACGGAGGATGTGGAGGACATTTACGTTGAGCTGACTAAGGACATGTGGAGCGCCGAGAACATTGTGTTTGGTGTGGGTGGCAACCTGCTCCAGCGCAACGTTGAGCGTGGTACGCTTGACTTCGCCATGAAGTGCTCTCAGCAGACGTACCGTGTCGATGCAACTGGCGAGTTGATCGTTCGCGACGTCGGCAAGAAGACGCCTGGCAAGGTGTCTCCTACGGGTCGCCAGAAGGTGATTACTCGTGACGGTGTTGTCATGATGGTTCCTGAGGCAGACGGCCCCGAGCCTTGTATGACGAAGGTCTACTACGAGGACGGTCACCTCTACAACTTCGAGCCCCTCCAGGTGGTTCGTGACCGCGTGAAGTCCTATGTGGGGTTCTAAGCCAGTAGCCCAATTGGATAGGGATTAGTTATTTTATTAAGGTTTTTTATTAAACCACCAAACAAATTATTATATATAATAATTTGTTTTTTGTAATCTTATAAACTTTAAAGATTTAACCTTGTCTTGGATAAAACTTAGCCTTGTCTTGGATGAACATTGAGAGTATCTTTATAAATATCATCTTCAAATACACCAAATTTAAATTGTAAACTAACCTGAAATTTTAAATAATATGGATTACGAATATAAGAACAACGACATGAATAATCTACTATATCTTGACATGAACAACTATTTAGATTTGCATTTGCATCTAAATTATTTACCCTATATGGTTTTCCATATTTATCACCAATTTTAACAGAATATCTAAGAGCACTTTGTAATAATGAATCTTTTGCAAATATAAATGATGGATAGATATTATTTAATAATGTAAAATCATTTGTACCAGTTGCTGTACATATAAATGTAACATTTTCTTGAGAAGTTGTATAATTCCTAGAGGAAATTTCTGGTATATACACATAAAACATACGATCATCTGATATTTTTTTTTCAGTATTTAATTGGTACTTATTATAGGTAGTTTCTTGATTCATTTCATATACAATTGAAGGATTATTATTAATAATATAATTAATAGTCCAATTTGTTGGTATAGTTGAATCAATATATATACTAACAATAACTATATTTAATGCTGCAGTAGATATAAATACACTATCATTATTTGATAAAAATTTATAATTAACATCAAAATATGTTTGAATTTGACCATGTATAGTATCTAGAGATAACTGAGTTTTAGTTAGAGTATATTGATCTGGTAATGTAATGGTTTCTAATTTTAGATATTTAATATCTTTATATTTTCGTTGGATAATTGGAGCAATACTATCTTTAGATCCATTAAAAATAATATTAAATTCGAATGGATTATTAAAAACCTTTATATCCCTATCTGCACTATCTATATTAATTCCATGTTCAATAAGTTTATCAGTTTGTTCTTTTATTGCTCTACCATTTGCATTTATATATAATGAATATAGTCCCCAACTATTATTAATTTCTCCTGAAAATTCTTTTAAAAAGGGTATTTCTCTTAAAAACTTCTTATATCTTTTATCAGTCCAAGTTATAGATGTACCCACATCAGCAATTTGATTTAAAAAAAATGAGAACATTGACATTTTTGTATATTAACTTATAAGTTATTATATAAAAAATTATTTAGATAAATGTATTATGAAGGACCAATTTATAAACAATAAGATTATTGGAATAATATATAAAAATTTGATATCAAAATTAAATTTACAACTAAATACTGAAGATAAAACTAAATTAACAAAAAAAATGATTAAGGTTATGACAGAAATTTATAATAATATTGATATTAAAAGAGTAACACCTACAAATTTCAAAAATATTTTAAGACAATTTATTAATAATTGTTATCAGATTATTTACAATGATCTTAATAAAGATACTACTAAATCATCAAATAAAGAGTCTTTTTCTCAAAATAATCAAATGGATAGGGATAGACAAATTGTTGGTAATCCAAGAAATATTATAGAATCAAGACCAGAGAATTCAAAAATGGCATATGCAAAGGATGATAGATTTGCATCATTTAATGATAGTTTTAATATTAATCCTAGACAACAAGGTGGATTTCAAGGTCGATATGATAAAGAGAATGCCCCCCTTGGTAAAAAAAGTGATTTTAATCAGTCACTTGATGAAAGATACAGTAATTTACAATCAGAATATAGAACATCATTTAATAATGAACGTCCATCTACTCCGCCAGAATTAAAAGGTGATGGTGGCGCAAATTTAAATAAAATGGCTAAAGACAATCTAAAGAATAAACAAGAAGCACTTAGACAATCAGGATCAAATAAACAACCTAATCCACAAGATTTTTTCAAACAACAGGATCCTCGCGCTAAACCAAATAATAATGGTGGTGGAAATATATCACAGGATACATTCAATTTTGGAGCAGCGAATGATGTAGATAAGAATTATGATACATTGGATGCAGTAAATAATTTTGAAGGTAATATGAATCAATGGAATACTGGAATTAATCCATCATCATTTGAGATTGATGAAAATACACCTTTAGAACAAAGATTAAAACAATATCAATCTGAAAGAGATAATATAACAAAGAAACCATCTGACCAGGTTGGAAATCAAGGAAATCAAGGAAATGAAAATAATCGTAAACAAGTAAGATTTAATGAAGAACAATTTAGTCAACAGTCAACACCACAAAATCAACAACAAGTTCAAAAGATGCAACAAATGCAACAAATACAACAAATGCAACAAATGCAGGCCCAACAAGCTCAACAATATAGAGCACATGAAAGGGATGATCAAGATTATGAACCTCCGCAAAGAACACAGTCTAATTCTGGATATGCAAATGACTATGAGGAGACAATTGAATTATTATTAGAAAAGGTAAAAAACTTACAGCAACAACAATTGAGACATATGAATAGTGGTAGTGCAAGTGGAACTGGTGCAGATACTGATGGGAAAATACGATTATTAGAGATTAAGAAGAATGAAATATTAGGGGAAGTTAGTAAATTACAATCATTAACACAGGATCTTGAAAGACAAGAACAAATAATTCAAGAAAAGGAACAACAAATGAAATTAAAAGAACAAGATATTGAACAAAAAATAAAGAAATATGCAAATGTACGAAATATGGATGAGAAACAAGTAATGATTAAGGCAAGTGCTGGTAGATTTACATATACATTACAGGATGCCTGTCAAAATGTATCATGTATACAATTGTTAAATTATAATATTCCATATGAAGAACACAATATTAATGAAAATAATAATAAGTTATATTTTACTGTTATATCTGAAAATTCAGTTAATGTAAAAGATGATTCAGATAAGGATATACTATCATCTGATAGTGAAAATAATGTAGATGAAATATATATTAATTCTAATAAATTAAATGTAATGAAGATACCTGAGAATAATTATGATATATATGGATTACTTGAAATTATGAACAAATTAGGAAATAAATGGGATATTCATTTTAGTTTAATTAAGAGTAAAATAATCATTAAAACTTCTAAACACAATAGGCTAAAATTATATCTTGATCGAGAATATCAAAATAATATTTTACCTTATTTGGGATTTAATAGAATTATTGGAGATAAATATAGACATGTTGCTGAAAAAAAATATAATATTAAGAATGATAAGATGGTACAATTATATATTCGTAATATTAGTCAAGAACCAATTGGTGAATTTCTAATTGGAAGTGCAAAGGTTCATAAATTTACAAAAGATGTTAATATTGAAAATTTATCTAGATTAGATATTGAAATTAAAATAAATGAAAAGACATTCATACCACAAGAACCATATATTCTTGAATTTAATATAATTATGAATAATGCTGTTAATTCATTTGTTGTTGAAAATAAAAAAGAAAGAGATTCAGTAAGGGAGCGAGATTCAGTAAAAGAGAGAGATTCAGTAAAAGATCGAGATTCAGTAAGAGAGAGAGATTCAGTAAAAGAGCGAGAAACAGAAGAAGTAAACACTGACGATAATGATTTACTATCTAAAGTAAGTAGTATGATGAATATTTAAAAATGTAATAAATAAATATATATCTAAACAGATGTTATTAATAATATATATACAATATATTATTAATTATGATAATATAATAAAAATAAAATTAAAAAATTATACCATAAATAAAGAAAACAAAAAAAAGTGAAAAAATGAAAATATATTGTTAAAAAAGTTTGTTTTTAAAAAATCACTTTTTGAAAAATCCCAATATTTTATTTCACTTTTTTTAAAACTCACTCTACCTTTTTAAGACTCCTAAAAAAGTAAGATACTAATTACATCATAAATTAAATATATTTTTTAATTAGAAATATCAATAATAGATGTAAAAATGCTAATCTTAAAAAGGTAACTAAAAAGGTAAATGGTATATAGCATATTTGATATCTTTAAAATTATTAAGATTTAAAAATAACTAAAAAATATAAAAAGTTTAATAAAAACGATTTGTCTTAAAAAAGTATTTAGTTGTCTTAAAAAAGTAATTATGTATTTCTATTATATAAGAATAAATGTTCAAGTGTGATTTATGTTCACAAGAATTTAAAAGTCTGAAATATTTAAATCAACATCTGAATAAAAAGAATAAATGCAACTTTGTTACAGCATTTCAATGTGCTAAATGCTGTAAATATTTTAAATATAAAAAAAATATGGTTGAACATACAGAAAAGAGTATATGTCAGGAAGCTGGAGGAAAGATTATCCAATATGAAAAGAATGCAATTGTAAATACAACATATCAAGATAAAAAGGTTGCAATTAGATCATTATTAAATTCTACCATGGATGAAAATACTAAAATAGAATTACTAAAACAACATAATTTAACACTGAATAATGAACAAATTAAAACTATTATTAGTTCTAATATGGATATAGATGGACAAGTTACATTTTTAAGTACATTAATTGAATCAGAAAAAACACATATAGTAAACAATATCAATACTGGTGTAATTAATACAACTTCGAATATTACTAACAATACACAAAATATTCAGATAAATAATTTTGGAAAAGAAGATATAGCATATTTAGATAGTGAATATTTTAAAGATTTAATACTTAACAACCATATTGAGAAAGCCTATATGAAATTAACAGAGGATATATATTTGCATCAAGATCATCCAGAAAATTTAACAGTTAAGGTTGATAATTTAAATAACAAATATGCATTTGTATATGAAAGTGGTAAATGGAAAGGTATTCTAAAATATGAATTAAAGGAATTACTTCATAATAAAAACTCAAAATTATTAAAAGTTCATTGTAAAAAATTAAAGAATATACTAGATACTGCTAAAAAAAATAGTATTAGTGTATTTCTTGCACGAGATTATGATGGAGATGCTCATTTAAAAGATATGAATGAAAAGATGGTATTATTGTTTTATGAACCAAAACAAACATAGATCATATAGTGCAAAAGATATAATTTTTTATGTATATAAATAGTATAGTATGGAACTTGAAACCCAAACACTCCCACACAAAAAAACTTATCTAGAAGCTGCACTTACACCAGTCACAACCCCCAATAATTCACCAGATCGTAATATCTTTATAATCAACTCAACTAAGTCTAAAATTGGTATTATTGGTAAAAAATTAAAATGGTATATTAATAAATATTGTGACGATGAAGTATGTGCAAAGTGTGACAAAGGTATTATTTGTTTAGAGTGGAATTCCTATTATACTGTTTATGTTCAAAGATATTTAGATATATGTGATTATAAAATAAAAATATATAATGATCGAGAATTTGTAGATGATCATGTTTATTGCGACTTGTGTAAGGATAAAATAATTGAAGAATTTAAAATACAAAAAGATACTGATGATAAAAATATACCTAGAAAAATGCCTCAATTGAGTTTATAAATGTCTAAATTTAAGTTTTTCCTTTTTCTTTTAGTCTTATAATAATTGGTTTATTTGTTTCAGTATGTTCTGATTCACCAAATGGTCCTATATTTCGTCCATTTATTAAATATGTAAAATAATCAAAAATATGTGCAATTGTACTTAAGATTGTTGATAATCGCGAACGTTCTAATTGAAACCAAGTATTTCCTTTTTTAGAAGTACAATTATTATAATCACATTTGTTAGAACTACACGATGTTCCGATTAATAGATCAAATTTATTTGTAATTTCATCATTTATATTATAAATTATGCCATTACCTAATCTATATTGAGGTAAACATGAATTATGAGAACTTGATGCATACATAGTATCTATAACTTTATTTTGTTTCTTTAAATAAAGTTTATGATAATATATCCATTTTTTGTAAAAATATCCTTTATCTTTAATAACTACATGTGCACCGTTTAATATTTTTTTTAATGTATAATAATCTAAATCAGTTTTAGTTATTAAATCAATAATAATCAATTTAAAAGTTTTATCTAAGGTACTTTGATGTCTATCCAAGTATTTTAATATACGATTGTAAGAATCGTTATTAATTATATAAGATTTGTCGTCAACCATATAATATAAATAATAAAATAATTATTTACATTATTCGCATTCTTTTTATTTCTATTCACAAACATAATTTTTTGTTCGTTTAATTTTTAATTTCTCACCATCATCTTCAATAGTAAATTTTTCACTATTTATATCTTGATTCTCAAAATATATTTCTCTACATTTATTTATTGTATCATCTGGTACTTGTTGTTTAATAATATTGTCAAAATCTGGATTATGTAATAATCTAATAATAAAGTTCAATGAATATACACCACATTCAGAACCTTTATATTGGTTGCGAATTTCATTATATCTTATATCATATTTTTCTTCAATTTTATTTTTATCTAAATTTTTTTCACCTTTCATATAATCATCTGCATCAAACTCTAATTTTTTACCAGTATCATAATTATATTTCCATTCCGCAATTAATTTTACAAATTCACGGATTCGTCTATCAGGACGAACACCATATGAATCAAAAAAATATATACTTCCTTTTTGTAGATCTGCATATAGTGCAACCCAGTGAGACCCCCCTTTCCAATGTTCATCTAAATTAGGTATTATACCAACATATCTAACTGGATATACTTTATTTTTTATATTTATTATATTTTCAAAAAAATCATCTGCTAGATTTGGATATTCATTATTTATTACATTGATAAATTCTTTTTGATATTTAGGTGATTTAAATTGTTTTACAAAATTATTTATGTCTTTTTTTAAATTATTATCGGCTGTTTTATTAACATAGTTAATAAATTCTTGTAGTACATATTTATTTGGATTTTGTATGAATTTATTAAATTCGTGAATAAATAAAATATTCTTATAATAAAATTTCTTTAAATTATAATCAATCATTGCTTTATTCTTTTTATAATTACCTTCCTTCATAATACGTGTAAAATCTAAATCATTAATTCCATTAAAGTTAATATCTTTAAAATCAATTGGGGTTGCTCCTAAAAATATAAAATTAGTAAATTTATATTCCATTTGATCCATTACTTCATCAATATTTAAATCACTTAACCATTCAGTTTTACCATCTGTACCAACTGGTCTAAAAAAATCATCTGGATTAAAATCTTTAGTTGCTTTAATAAAATCTTGTTTCAACCAGCATAAGTGTTGACCATTACATTTCTTAAAACGATTATCTAATTCTTGTAATAAAAAATCTTTATTATTAACTAATTTTATTGGATCTCCTTTATTTTCATCTTTAACTTCTTTATTATTTAATGCATTATTATATGTAAGTGCTAATGCTTTTAACTCCTCTATTGATAAACATGAACCTTCTATATATTCTAAATTTGCAGAACATCTCAAATTATGATCTAGAGATCCGCCCATTTTTATATCTATTTTTTTTTTGTTCTCCATACTTTAATAAATATTTTATTTTTTACTTAATTTAAATTTGATTTTTTAATTGAGTTATATTATAAATTTATTTTTATAAATTAACTATATGAGCTCAAATTCAAAGTCTAAATCTAAATTAAGGAATAATTTAGATTCAATTAAAAGCGATGTTGATAATTTATTGAAAAATATTGATACACCGGATGATAAAATGTTTCAGCATCCAGCAAATACATTTTCATCGAATGATAAAATATTCCAACGTTCAATGAATACAGAAATTATTGCAAATGGATATAATGATCCAGCTAATTTATATCGAACAAATATGAATTCAACTGGTAATAATTCTGTTAGAGTACAAAGAGATATGCAAGCATTTGATGAACAAAATAGAAGTATGAATAATCCACAAGGTGATAATAGAAACTTTTTATATCCTAATTCAGAAACAAATAATCCTGGTAATTTAAGAGACGTGTATATTCAAAATGGAAATGGAACTCCATTTAAAAATGCATCAATACGTGGCAATACTCCGCCATATGATGTTCTTATGTCTTCTACTGATAAGAACCGATTAAGAGAACAAAGTAGAGATAGAACTAATGAAAGAAAAATGAATAATGAAAATCGTGAAAGAGATTTAAATAAACAACAAAGTGAACGTGTTAATTACTATCCAAATAGTGAAATACGTGATTATGACGTTGGTAAAGATCAGAGATCTGTATTATATCCAAATAGTACTGTAAATGAATATGGAAATGAAAGAAATAAAATGATATTAGATAATAATGTAAGTAATAATTTTCCGATTGGAGGTGATAGTGGAGCAGTCTCATCTATACAAAGACAGCCTATAAATCCACGTATGATCGAAGGTGATCCAAGTTTAGCTGCATCTTTTCAAAATAGTTCACAAAGAAATAGTTTTAATCCTCGTCAGCCAACCGGAGATGTGTTTATGCATAATAATCAACGTGATCGTGTACCAATTAATCCTAAAGAGAATTATCGTGGATCTAATTTTCAATCATCTCCATATAATCAATTAGATGAGGAGGTAACATATGATAAAAGAAAAGATTTAGTAAATAATGGTGAAATAAATTATCCAACTGGTACAGTTTTTAGTCATAATGCTCAAAGAGATCGTGTACCTATAGATCCCTTAAATGTTTATCGTTCATCTGATTATCAATCAACTCCATATAATCAATTAGATGTAGATGTTGATCATGTACCACAAGTAGCAAGAATTAATGCAACAAGTGCATATATTTTAAATAGAGAATTTGAAGTAGTAAATGATAATAGAACATCACAAGGTGAAAAAGATGAAGTTACAATGATTCATCCTCCTTATACACCACTTGATAAATTTAATAAATCCGATGTAGTTTTTAAAAATATAAATGAAACTAAACCACAAATTGATGTATTAAATGAGTATATTGTGAATATCGATTCTGCTGATAGGAATATAACATTCTATCCAAATCCATTTAAAATGAGGGTACTATTTAATGCTGGAAGTGATCTCGGAGTAAATGCAAATCCAGATTTAAAGATATTAAAGGATTTTGAAAATATTAAATATCTAAGATTAGAAACAGCGACATTTCCAAGATATTATGCATTAGCATTAGCAACATCTACTGGTAGTACATCAAATGTAGGAGATTCAAATGAAAAAGATATTGTTAACGCGATTATAAGTCATATAGATGGTACTCATGGTGATACAAGTGCAAATTTCTTAACTTTTATACTTGCATTAACAAAACCAACAAATTATGTAGTAAATTATGTAGCATATGTACCATATATATTAACAGTAACGATCTATGTTACATATACCTCCCCCGATACTAATAAAAGCGAAGTAATTTCATATGTTTATAAATATAGTGGTACTAATGATGATACTTTTAAGATAACCCGTAATGGAGATGATCTAGCAAATGCATCAAATATTTTCTTTTCAAATGAAAAAAAGATAATTAATGATATTAAGAATGAAATAATAACACATACATCTGAAGCAAATTTTACAACCTTTATTGGAGGTTATGAATTACCAGAATATTATTCATTATTAACAAAAGCATCATATAATAATCCAACATATATAAATGCAAAATTCACAATTATTAATTCAGCTGTTACACCAAGTGTTTCAATAGCATATGAATTAGTTTATAATGGTACTATTGCAAATACTATTACAAATAGATATGTTGTTGATACAACAAAAGATTTATCAACAGATAGATATACAATGTTGAATATCGATGAAATCACGGATAACACCCAAAGTTCAACAAGTGGAAAGAGTCAATATAATTTTTTATATCCTGATTATATAACAACAAATTATTTTTATGGTGATAATCACTTTGTTGATAAAATTTATAAAAATACCAAATTAGGTATGATTAAAAACTTAACAATGCAACTAAGTGATAGTTTTGGAAATTTAATTAAAGGTGGTAAATATATTGATACTACAATAACAACTGGTAAAAGCTGTACATGTGATGATACCCCAAATGTATATAATTGTAGTTGTAATTATATAAGACACCCTTATTATAGAAACTTTCAATTAACTCTTATGTTTAAAGTTGGATGCTATGAAAGTGAAATTGATAAGAAGATATTTTATTAGGAAAAATTATAAAAATTGATTATAAAAATTCATATAATAATAAATTATTATATGATTATATTATAGCATAATGTTAAGTACTACAGGAGATCCATTAAATACTGCTTTTTCTTTAGATGAATCGTTTGTTAGTCATATAAATGAGAATACATCATACGTTAGCCACTCAGATTCTTATTGTATACATAATTTAAATGAACAATCTGCTGAAAAAGTAATGACTAACTTAGAAATTGGTTCTTGGATATTGTGGGTTTATAAAGATGATTTAATTAACAAGAAATTAAATGCAATCACAATTAGAACAGATGAAGGAATAATACATCATAAAGATTTCATATTTCAATCAAATTTTCAGGAACCTGAAGTATGTGAAATAGATGTTGAAAAAACATATATTAAAAATAAAGATAAACTATATGCAAAAAAAACATATAAAACAATGAAAGACTATCTTATGGTATTGAATAAGATTTATGGATTAGATTTAGATAAGCAAGTTATATATGAAGATGACAATGATTTTATTTAATTTTATTTTTTATTAAGTTTAAATTACATTCTTTAATTTTGGTATATTTATTACTTGATTTATGATATATGTTGAATCATCTAATTTTTCAGGATTTCCATCAACTATTCTAACTTTTCCAATTGGAAAATCTAAATCATAATCATATACTACACCACTTTCAGGATAATACCAATATTTCTTTTTATTTTCTAAATTATTTTCATCTACTCTTTCAACTCCATCAATTTTCATTACTTTAATTCTTTTAATTTCAGAATTACTTGAATTTAATCCATTATTAATTTTAAGATCATATTCAATATCTTCTTTAAATGCTGGTCCAACATATTGATCAAACAATGATTTTTCATTAAATTGAAAACAATTATAACTTTCATCTATCATATTATGAGACTTAAATAATTCACAATCTACTGCTGTTTCTTTAACTGATTTTAAGAATGAATCAATCAAAGTTTGTTTTCCTTTTGCTAATTCTTCTACTTCTTCATCAGTAGTTTTTCTTTCGTTTTCACGAAGAGCTTTATATCTATATACATCTACTTTACGATCAGCCATTGGTAAATTTTTATGAGAACACTGACGAATACCTCTACCAATTAATTGTTCAATACGAACTTCATTCCAATAAGGATCTAATACATGAATTTGACGAACATTCATAAGAGAGATACCTTCTGCACCGGCAGGCGCTAAAAGAATAAATTTAATAATTTTACCATCTTTATTTTCTGGTAAATTGAATATATTTTTGTTTTCTGTTCTTATTTCCATACTTATATCACCATGAAATTCAGTAAAACGAAGATATTCTTCAGTTACGCCCGAAGAATTCGATGATTCACTTGAATCTGCAGCTTGACTTTTAAATGGTCTTACATTAATATATTTTAAATATAATTTAAAAATTTGTAATCCTTCCATCTTTACATAATTTGAGAAAATTAAGATAGGTCCTTTACTTTTTTGTGCATAAAATAATGATGCAGTAAACTTACAAGAACATGCATACAATGCTTTATATAATGCAGATTTATTTTTTTCCTCTTTATGAAATTCATTAAATTTATAATCATAGTTCTTTTTAAAATTTTCAATATCATCTAATAATGTATGTTTATTTTTGATATCTGATTCATTTATATTATCAAAATATTCTTCGGTTTGATTGACAAAATCGTTTATAGTTGCTAAATATAATTCTACATCCTTTACATATTCTTTGGTTAATAATTCTTCTTTTAATTTTTCTGTTTTACCTTCTAATAATCTAGAACCATCTAATTCAGTTATTCTGAAGTGTCCAGGTCTAGGACGTTTTTCACCATTGACCTTTTCAGATATAAATGGAAATACAAAATTACATGCTTGTCTAGTATAAGTTTTGTAAGTTTTATCTTGGGTTCTATTTTTTAATTTAGCAGCTTCTAATTTAGCTTCAATCATTTCATAAACTTCATATATTTCTTGGTGATAAGGATCCATTATTAAATCTTTTGAATATACTTTTTTTTCAGCAAAATAATCTTTTGTTGCTCCACCATAATAACTTACTAATCCTAAAATTCTTCTTTGAAACATATTTTTTGTTGATGGATTTAATGCTTTTATATTTCCAGAACTAATATAAATATCATTAAATTTATTTTCATTTTTAGGAAATGTATCAGGTCTTAATAAGTTAAATATTAATGCAAGTTCATATGGTCCATTAATTGCAGGTGTACCAGATATTAAAATAACTCTTGCTTGATCATTTTCTTTTTTCTCTTGAACAATATAATCATAAATAACTTGTGCTCTTTTACCAGTTTTTGATGTTAAATTGTTATATACATTTCTTATAAAATTGTGAGCTTCATCAAAAATATATAATGGTTTTTTTGAACTATCTGCTTCTTTAACTGCTTGAATAAAATCTCTGTCTGCTTTTGGAGAGTCATAGTGAATAAATTTAATATTTATTAAACGACCATTAATATCATCGGGGCTTAAGAATCTTTTTAATTCATCTAACCAAGTACCTTTTAGTGAAGCTTTAATTAATAAAAATACATTCCAAGCGGGAGTATAATTATATAATACATTATAGGCATTAATTGCTGCAGCAGTTTTACCGGAACCTAATCCATGGTAAATTAAAATATCTCTAAATGGGGATCTATAATCAAGAAAACTACCAATAAATTTTTGATACATTCTTAGTTCAATTACTTGGCCTTCTTGTTTATAATTACATGGATCATTTCCAGTTTGTTTTTCAACAGGTGGTAATTTATATTTTTTAAAATTTGAAAGTACCCATAGTGGAAAAAGACGACCATTCTGTTTTAATTCAATAAAATTAGCATTACTTTTGTCTTCTGACATTATAATATAATAAATATAAAAATTTATAATATTTAAATTGAAAAATGTTATAAATTATTTAACTGAGTTAAAATTATTTTTTTATGCTTTTCTCTTACTAAGTTCTTCTTGTTTCTTTTCCTGCATAATCTCTTCTTGTCTCTTTTCACGGATAATTTCAATATCAAATGCAAATTTACCTACACCATTACCATTTATTATATATTGGCATACACCAAATGAATGTTGATAACTTCCAGTACCTTTAACTAACATTAAGTAATTAGGTTCGGTTATATATGATTGTAATTTTCCATCAGCAATTTTAAATTTTGGAGAAAATGTATTTCCTTGTAAAATTAATGTACCTTCACCACCAGGACAATTCTTATTAAAATCAAGATTTGCTGTAACTGTCATAGCAACGCCTTGTAATGATACTAATCTAATTTCATATTTAATTGTTACTGCTGCAACTTGTGGATCACAAAATATTCCATCAATATATAAATCACCACGAAATTCTAATGTATCTCCAATTTCAAGTTCATTTTCTCTGGCGGGATTAATTATTACATCTTTATTTAAATCTCTTTTGTAACTGAAAGTAAAATAATGTTCGTTCTTTTTGATATTCATTATATTATTTTCACCAGTTAATCCGCCATGTTGTAAATCTAAATATTTATTTTTATATTTTTGATATTTTTCCATATAACTCATTTGTATATATATATTAAAAATTGATAAAAAAACTATTATAATATTTTTACAATATTATAATATAAATTAACCAATATGAAACCTATGTTTAAGATTGGCGACCATGTATGGTATATATTAGGTGGATTTAAATATGAAGGAATAATTCAAAAGAAAGGATCAATTCGAAATATATATCATCCAGAATATCTAATTTGGACAGTTAGATTAAATAAAATTATAAATGATACAGTTATATGGAAAGAAAGTGATTTAGAACTACAACTAAAATCATGTGAATATTCTGATGTTAATGAAATACGATTAAATAAAATTATTTACATAAAGATATAATCTTGAACTTTTTTTAAAGTTAAAAACTTAAGTTAGATTGTATCTTTAGCGTAATATATTTAGCTTTATACTTCATATATTTTTCATAAAAAGATAAATCATTGCTCATATCTCCACCACGTGGTTTCATATTTTGTTTTTGCATATGCGGTCTGTTTCCTTTATCTCTTCTTTTAAATTCTCTTATAACTGCATCTTGTTTTATCTTCTTTTCTTTTTTTTCTACTTTTCTATCAATTATGACCATTTCATCTTCAATATATACACCTTGACTTTGAGAATAATAGTCTAAATTACTAAAATTAAAGTATTTTAATACTAATTCTGGTTTAATAAATTTATAACTCTTGTCATAATCATTACTTTTTAAATATTGAATTAGTTTATCTAATTCAATTACATCCTTTTTAGAATTATTCTCTGGTAAAATTTCAATTCTAAAAGAACTTAATAATTGTAATGTTGTCATAATTAGATAATTTATAAGATTACTATCAATTGTCTTACCATAATATGATTTATTAAATGGTTTATTATACAATGATATAAATGAATATCGATCCATTAGATTATCATTATATATTAAAAAGATTTCTAAATCTTTAGTAGTACCAATTAATAGATTATTTTTTAGATTATCATAAATTAGTAAAATATCATATTTATCTAAAGGTTCTATATCATAATTATTACCTATGCTACATGTAAATAGTATTTGATTTGAATCAATTTCTTTGTACCTTAAATCATAATAAATTATACCACTATGACCAATTTTTTGTTTATTATATGGAAAATCAATAATTTTATTTTCCATTTCCTGTTTAATCTCTTCTTCAACTTGATCTTCTACTAAATTTAATGTAGCAGAATATATTTTTAGATTAAAATTAAAATAACTATCAACTAATTCTTTTATTATTTTATTTTTTTCTAGACCATTAATATTATTAATAATATTTAAAGATTCAATATTAAATTTATTTGATTGAGGATATCTATTTTCGGTTATATATTTATTAAATATTTCAATTGATTTATTATATGAAACATTAATTGGATCAATAAATGATATCTGAGTATTATTTTCACTTGTATTAGATTTATTTAATGCAAATATATTTTGTTTAATTAATACTTTTTCCTTTTGTTTATCAACTACTTCTTGTTCTTTTACTAAGTTTCTAATTATATTTTCTCTTATTTTTGGATCATGAATTTTATTAAATTCATTAGATCCTCCAGTCATTATAATTGGAATAAATTTTTCATTAAATATTATATCAAATGTTTGACTATCTGGTTCTAATATACTTCTCATTCTAAATATACCTTGTGAGAAATCCCTTAAATTTGTATTATTCGTAATTGTTACTAATCCATGAGCTTGTTTATTCATTATATTTTTAGCATCTACACCAGTTATATTTTTATTGCTAAAATAAAAGAATGCTTTTTTTTCTAATTGATTAATTGAATCATCATTTCCAAATTGATTTGTTTTTAAATTAAATATTTTGCGTCCATTATCAAAATATACAATATATTCTTTCTTATTTACTAATTTATTATATTCCTCTATAAATGAATTGATATTATATTTAATAAATATTCCACCGATATCTATTAATGTATCATAATTTTCTAAACTACAAAAAATATCAGTTATAAATGATTCATTTTTATTAGTATATATATTACAAACAATATCTTCATTACAAATAATATTTATAATCGCATCAAAAACAGTCGCATATCTATCAATTTTTCCACTTGTTATATAATTTGGTTTAAAGTTAAGATCTGTATCATTACCTATAGGAGGCTTAATATACGCAGTACCTGTAAAACAAACAAAATTTTTTATATTCTTTGATAGTAATAGATCATTAAAAGATATATTTTTACATTTTGAATAATAATAATTGTTAATATTTAGTATTTCTTTTATTATTAATTCAAAATGTTCTGAACTTAATTTGAATACTTCATTATATTTATTTCTGTAATGTAATTGATTTTCAAAATATAATTTTAGTGTAGTTGGTCTATTACTTTCCATAAATAAGTTAAATAAATTATTAATTTTTGAAGGATCTCCTTTTGATATATTTTCAAAATATGTAACAATATAATCTTTATCTATTTTTCTATATCTATTATCTCTATCAGTGATTTTATAACAAATTAGTGTTAATATATATGTTAATATTGGATCAGAAAATTCTGAACCCATTACTGGATTATCAACTGCTGAATATGGAATGGCTTTAAACTTATAATTATGTTTAATTGATAAATCATATAATGATGGCATTCCGTAATCAAAATTAAATTGTTTTGTTAATATGAAAATCAATATATTTTCTTTTATATATTCTACTAAATTTTTTAACTCGTCTTTCTTAGTTTTAATAAAATTTATATCTATTAAATTATCATAACATTCGTAGATTATTTTAATTGTATCATCATTTAAATCATAAATATAATTATGAATTTTATTTGATGTACTATTTTTATTAATTTTATCCCAAAATGCATCATTTATAAATATATTATTATATATTAAATCACCTATAAAATATAAATTGTCAATAGCTTCTAATTTTAATATGTTTGATGGTATATTTAATTCACATGTTAATGGATTTGCCATCATATCAATTTCATCATATATCATATATTTTTTACTTGTATCTATTTTATTTTCTAAGAATAGTATCTTAAAATTTGTGTCACTAATTAGGATTATCTTAAGTGAATTATTATAAATTGATTTATTTGGATATATTAATATTTCAATACTATTATCTCTATTAAATAATGGAAATAGATTTTTCATAACTATCTCAAAAGATGTATTTATTAAAGATTCTGGCATAACAATATATATCTCTCTGGTTTCTAGATGACTTGTTTCTAGATGACTATTTAATAAAAAGTTATTTAATAATAGAATACATATATAAGGAGTTATAATAGTTGTTTTTCCAGAACCCATTAGTAATTCTTGTATAGGATATAATTCTGTTTTAGTATCATTAATTAAATAAGTAAATAATTCAGTCGCTTTTGTTATATTTATATTAAAATTTGTACTATTAAAGTTAGATGTATGAATATATACTTTTAATAATTTTTCAAATTGATCTTTATAATCAATTGATCTATATTCTGAATATCCTATTTCTAATTTATAATGGATATTATAATTAGTTTTGATATCTTGATCATTCATATATTTTATAATAATTGGTTCTTTTAATAAGTCAGTTCTTTTTCCATTATTATAAGTATAAAAGTTATAATTAGTTAAAAGATCTTTTGATTTGGATGAACTTTGAAAATTATATCTTTTACTATTTTTTTCTTGAAAATATAATAAACTAGTAAGTTTTGAAATGTTCTTAAATTTTTGATTAAAATTTATACTATTTTTAAGATGAATATAATTGAGTGGTAACAACAAGTTATTCTTATAATTTAATCTTAAACATATTTTATATTTTTTATACAAAATATTTATATTTTTATAATAGTAATCATTCATTATTTTATCATTGTAAAATAATAGTGATATTGCAAGACTATATATATTGTTAAATCGAATAAATAATGTATTTAATAATCTATTTAAGATCTTATTATTTATAACATTCGTATTACTAATATTATTTACATTATTTATTATAATCTTTATTTGTTCAATATTTTTTAATATTAAATAAGGACTATTATAATTTAAACAATTAATTAATAATGAGATTACATCTTTAATATTTGTAAATATATATTTATTATCATATTCATTAATTATATTATAATAATATGATTTTAATTGCATATCTACAATACTATAAATTCTAATATTTTCATCATATATATTTTTAGATCTTATATATTTTTCATTTATAAAATTAATCTCTGTATGATTTATATTTGGTTCTAAAATATGATTATAATTATATATACAAAATAATTTATTACCAGTATGATGAACTAATTTAAAAATACCATAATTATAATAAATATCTGAATCATCACAATAATGTACAATATAATCAATATCATTAATGGCAAAATATACATTATCATTCATCATTTTAAAAGTAAAATCATAATTAAGTGTCTTTAAAAAATAGTGATATTCATTACTTGTAATATACATTCTGTAAATCAATAAACCGATATCATTATGAGTCATTAAATTATAAAAAGGTTTATATATATCTGGTAAATCTTCGTATGATATTATATCATATCCAATTGAATTCATATGTAAATATATATTTCCAAATGCAAGTTGTATATCTATATTTGAATCATTTTTATTAATTCCAGTAAATCTAGTAAATTTTAATCTTTCTGCTGCTTCTGCATCTTCTTGGACTACTTCATAAGGTTTAAAATGGAAATTTAATAGAAGATTAATATTATTATATTTACCTTTTTTTTGTATAAGAAATTTTATATATGAAATTGAATTTGGTGTATTACGATCATTCTTATGTAAACATAACTTATAATTAGAATTATATTGAATTATATAAAAATCAATAACTGAACTATAATATTCATTTAAATTTTCATCTCTTTTAATTGAACATTCATAGTTATCCTGTAAAAATATATTTCTTTCAGTAGTAGATATTAAATATTTTTCATCTATTTTAATTTTAATTTTTGTGGGTATTATATATTCTTGATTATATTTTAGAATATATGTGTATATTAATGCTTCAAAATGCTGAAAATAATCATTAAAATAATTATGAATATATGGATTATATTTTTCAAATATATTATCTTCTATTTTATTACCAGATATTTCACATAAATAAAAATAAATAATATATTTCTTTAAAATTTGATTATCGTGTGATGTACCTAAAATTAATTCATTTTTTATTTTATCTAGAAATAGTATTATCTTTTGTGTATATCCTTCAAACCCACCTGGATTACCATTAATTGATCTTGCTTCAGTATTTATAATATAACATTTTTCTTTATTTTCTTCATAAATATCTTTATTATAATAACCATATGTTTCATATTTAAGTAATGTATTATATGAATAATCTTTTTCAATCTTTAGTGTATCATCAATATTATTTACAAATAAATACCATGAAAGAAAATTATATTCTAAGTTACGTGATGATATTGTTATATTATTTTCTGTAATATCTCTGTCTTTAGCAAATTGTTTTAAATACTTTATAATGATCTTATTATCATTATCTTTAAATAATACATCATATGATTTGTATTCTATATTTATAATTGAATATATATTAGTTGAATCTGGAAGAATCTCAATATTATTATTTAAATCTTTTATAATATCTGTTAAAATAATCTTATAATTGCAATCAATGATTGGTATATGTTTAAATAAATAATAATTATAATGAAGAATATTTCTCTTTTTCTTTAATTCATAATTAGCATCTTTTTTATTGAAAAACTTTTCATTATCCTTAAAAGAATCCTTAATCAATATTAAATGTAAACATAAATATGTTTTAAAAAGACTATAGTAATTGTTAGATTTTTTATCTAAATGTGTATAAATATTTTCTTTAATAATAGAATCTAATAAATCTTTATTAAAAATGTATTTTTTAATATTATCATTTAAAGTTTCAGTATTTTTTAATTTATATAAGATAAATAAAGGTATTATATATATAAAACTATTATTAAATGATTTACAATTTGTATAAAAAATAAATAAACATTTAATTATTAATTGAAAATGTTTTTTATTTAATTTTGTTAATACATTTGAAACAAGATATATCTTATTTAATAAATCTATAAGTGGTTCAAAATTATGACATTCATATATTTCCCAAAATGAATTTAGTATATTATTATATAATTCATCATCTAAAGCTAATTCACTTATATAATAATTATGGAGAATTCTACTTATTCCATATATTGGTTCTAAAGTAGTATCAGTTAAAGTTATTGATTCATTTCTTTCAATTTTCTTTTCACACATAGTTTTTTCATATTGAATATTTCGATCGGTCATATTATGAATATAATCTACATTATGTGTATCAATAATATATCTATATATATTATAATATGATGGATCATTACTATCTATAATCTCATTCAATAATTTATTTTTTATTAGATCTTTTGCTTTATTATACCAATTTAAATAATCTATATAACACGTATCTATTTCATCGACCATTCTTGATTCTGATAACTTAACAGATAATACATGAACATCAGGCGGAGTACCTCCTTTTATCTTTTTTATACTATCCTTTAAATAAAGATAATATACTAAATTTATTAAATTTGTAAAACAACATGAACCAATATTTTGTGAATTTAATTTATAAATTTCTGTTTTTGATCTATCTAATTTTTTAAAATTAACTTCTCCTTTTATATCTAATAATTTATCAAATAATATAAAATAAAAAATACTAGATAGATGATGATTTTTAAAAGAATAATCAAATATAGTATTATTATAATAGTTTTTATATGCTTCTAAAAAATTATTAACGCGTTCTTTTGTAATATTTTTAAATATAAAAAGACCATTACATTTGATTCCATTATAACCTTGTATTTCAGCACCTTCACCACAATTAATTATACCAACATTATATAATTGATTCTCTTGTTTCTCCCAAAATAATAATATTGCATGTTCTCGCCACCCGCATAATATATATTGATTATCATTTATTATTTGGGACGAAGTAATTATATCTGATATTGTGCATGTAAAATTAGATAATATTTCTAAATATTTATTTATTATATCCTCGTTAATATTTATGTCAAAACATCTTTCTAAGCACAAGTATTTGATAATACTTATAGTTTCTTTTATGCTAATATCATATATATTACCATCAAAATTAGTATCTCTATCTATACACTCATCAAAACTCCATATTAAGGCATTTTTATTTTCTATGAATGAATCCATATATTGATTTATAAATAAATAAATTAATTATATATAAATTAATAATTATATATATAATAATCATAAAATTATATAAATGCCAGAAATAAATGAAGTTCGTAGATTTGCAGATTTTATATTTAATAAAATCGGAGATATGAAGATAACAGAAATAAATATAATTAATGGTAGATATAAAAAGCATGCTCCGTTTGAACATTATACAACAATTAAAAATAAATTACCTTTAAAATTATTAGATATTGGAACTAAAGGAAAACTTATGTGGATGGTATTTGAAGATGATTTATATATTTTATCAACTCTTGGATTAAGTGGTGGATGGTGTTATGTAGATTCTAAGATTAAGAATCCTAAATTAGAAGATTATGAATTTTCAGAAGTTGAAGATGAATGGGCAAGTTATATTCCTGATGAAAAGATGGATTCATATACAGTAAATGCTATTAAACATCGTAATGTAGAATTCAAAACAGATAAGGGATTTATTTATTTTTATGATACTCTTTCATTTGGTACCTTAAAAGTAATTAAAGGAAAAGAGGAATTAGCCAAGAAATTAAAAACAATTGGACCAGATATTATGGATGAAACTACTAATTTTGATTTATTTAAGAAACAAATAAGGAAATCAACATATTTAGATAAACCAATTGGAAATGTATTAATGAATCAAAAAATGGTTGCAGGTATTGGTAATTATTTACGAGCAGATGTATTATATTTATCTAAAGTTGATCCATTTAGAAAGGTATCAAAGGTATCAGATAATGAATTAGAAGATATTTTTAATAATTGTAAGATATTAACTTGGGGAGATTATGATAAAGAGGAAGCAATTAGAATGAAAATTTTAACAAAATCAACCAAGTTACCAAGAGATTATGATAGAATGTTTTTTGTTTACCAAGAAGATAAGGATATACATGGACATAAAGTTCATAAAAAGGAATTATATGAAGGAAGTCAAAAAAGATTTATTTATTATGTTCCTGAAGTTCAGAAATAAAATCATAAATTTCTCATTGAATTAAGATTTTTTCTAATTCTTCAGTTATATATTCAAATTTTATACGAATAGTTTCAATTGTTTCAGCATTACATTGATTTTTTATTGATGATAACATACTAGTATATAAACTTTTAATTTCAACTAATAATTCATAATTTTTATTTTGAATTTTTAGACTTATATTATTTATTATATCTCTAGTCAATTTTTTTATTTGATCTAATATTTTACTATGTTCGTGTTTTTCATCAGGTGTACATAAAAGTGATTCATCTAATAATTTATGTATTTTATCTAATTCGTGAAAGACATGTAGGAATACTTTATCAATGGGAGATCCTGCAATTTGCTTTAGTCTTAAGTATTTATTTTTATATTTTAGATATTTTTCATAATAACTCATATATATATAATATGTATATATTTATAATTAATTCTATGATAAATTAACTTTATTTTGAATATCGTTTATTATTTTATTAAATGTAACATCAAATGGTTTAATTAATACCGATTCATTAATTATATTTATATATTGTTCATCTGTCATATTATTAATTATATTTACAACTCTATTTATTTCATCATCTGAATCATTCATTATTTGAATAAATCTTTTTTGATCTATATATTCATTTATCTTAGTAGTCCCAAAATATATTGGTATAATTCCTGCTCTAAACATATTAAATATTTTTTCAGTAATATAATATTCACCAATTGAATTTTCAAAAGCAATACCAAATTTATATTGTTTATAGAATTCAATTAAATTATCATTCATATGAAAACCATCTATTTTAGGTATATTATTCATAAATAAACCACCAAAATCAATATGTATTTTATTATGTAATTTTATTAAGATATTATTTCTAATAGATTTAGAATTTGATATAACACAACTTATATTTTTATTCGGTATTTCTTTAATGGATTGAAATGAATGAATATTTGTTTCAAATAATCTCCAATAAAAATACGGTAGTGAAACCATATTATTTAATTCAGTAAATCCTGATAAGATACAAGTAAATTTATCTAGATATATTTTATTAATTAATCTATTCTCAAAAGATATAAGAAATGAAAATTTATATTTTTTATAATTTACAATTGATTCATTACCAAAAACAGATTCACATAAAATATCAGAATCTTTATTATTAATTTGAATTATTTTATCATTAAATATAAGCTTAAAGAAATCTATAAATGAATCATATTCTTTTTTACTCATACCGTAAAAGTTATTAAAATAAATTGTTAACATATTTTAATAATCGAAATTTATTCAACTGTTTGAACGATTTGATCGTCATTGAGTAAATTAAATTTTACTAATGCATTCATTGCAGATATCTGTTGAGCTTCTTTCTTTGTAGTCGCAGTACCAGTACACAGTGTCTTACCACTAAAATCCAAAATTGCTTCTTTGAACATTTTCTTGCCACTTTTTTTATCAATAAATTGATCAACTTCCTTATATTTAGGTGCACCCCATTTATTCTTATGATAGAAAATCATAATTTGATTTTTATAATTGGTATCTTTATAGATTAGTTCAGAATAATCTACAAGACTATCCAAGATCATTCTCATAAATGTATAACATACTTGAAAACCTTGATCCTTGTATAATGCACCCATAAATGATTCGTATGCATCCTCTAATAGTTTATCACTGTCACGACCTTGTAATGCTTCTACTTGATTGGAAATAATCATATATTTATCAATTCCTAATTCTTTTGCAAATACACATAATGCTTCACGATTTTCAATCTTCATTTTAATTCTAGATAAAAACCCTTCATCATCAGTTTCTTCATCAAAACGATCAAATAAATAATCAGCACAAATTAGCTTAATTACAGTATCTCCTAAAAACTCAAACCGTTCATTACTTGCATCTTGTAATTGTAGTGTACCTTTTGGATATAATTTACATGCTTCATCTAAAATATCTTTATATAATCCATAATATTCACGTTTAATATATGATTTATGCGTTAATGCCTTACGATAGTGTTCAATATTTTTAACCTTAAAATGAATATCAAATTTTTTGAATAGATTTTCAACATCTTCATTTTTAATCAAAACATTATTTTCATTAAAAGGAATTGAAACTGTTTCAACATCTTCGTGTTCATCTAAAGGATTTGAATGATTAAATGAGTTTGTAGGACGAGACTGATGATCTTGTCCAGTATGGTGATCTGATCTCGGTTGATATTCTGGTTTATGGTTTTGATTTCCTTGGCGTGGTTGATATTCAGGTGTAGAGTTTTGATATTCTGTACGTGGTTTTTGATAATTAGGTTTAGAATTACGATTAAAAGAGCTTATTGGTCTATCAGTATTCTCATTTCTAATATACGTACTATTTCTATTATTCGTATATTTATTTGTATGTTTATATTCACTCATTTAATTATAAACATTATATCTTTTATTCTTTATATTTTTATAAATCAATTTTTATTTCTCATATTATTATAAGAAATGAATAATCTTAAGCTTTTATTAAAAGCAAAAAATTACAATGGATATGGGCCATGGCTCGATGAATCTGGAAATAGCAAAAATGCAACTTTAGAAAACGGTGTGATTGCAAAAAATACAGTTGGTAATGGAATTATTCTTAATGGTTCAACTAATTGGATATTTCCAAACGTTCAAATTGGTAATAATTGGACGGTAAATATATGGTATAAAAATACTAGTGAATTTGCAAATGGTTCGTCTATAATAACACAAATAAATCCAGCAGGTTCTGGTCTTCCACTCAATATGATGATTGGTAATTCTGATACTAGAACAATAGTTTGTGGATTTTATAGTGGTGCTTGGAATCAAAGTAATGATATACAATCATATATAGTTTTAAATCAATGGATAAATATACAAGTAACATGGAATGGAATAAATATGATGATGTATATCAATAGTAAGTTAATTAATACAACACAATTGAGTGGTATCAGTGCAGATGCAGGACAAGATTATCGTATTGGGCGTAGATGGGATAGTGCAGCTTACGTCACTGGTGAAATTGGAGAAGTTCGAATTTATAATTCTGCAATATCTCAGTCACAAGTTACTGCGGATTATAATGCATCTTACGATACTTTTTTTAAAACAGTTATTCTTTTAAAAGCTATAGATTACAGTGGATCTGGGCCATGGTTAGATCAATCTGGAAATAGCAAAAATGCAACTTTAGAAAACGGTGTGATTGCTAAAAATACAATAGGAAATGGTATTGTACTCAATGGGTCGACAAGTTGGACATTTCCGAATGTTGCAGTTGGCAATGCATGGTCAGTAAATGTATGGTATAAAAATATATCAAATAGATTCGGCCCAAATGGGGATACCTGTATAATATCACAAAAAAATAGTGGTGAGCATGTAAACATTGTGATTGGTACAATTAGTAATCAATTATGTACTGGATTCTGTACTTTAGTAACTGGTTGGCGTCAGAGTGAAAGTTATTATAACTATATTTCTATAAATAATTGGATAAATATTCAATCAACTTGGGATGGAACTAACTTATGTGTATATATTAATGGAGTATTAATAGCAACTACACAACCTAGTGGACCTAGTGGACCTAGTATTGATTCTGGTGAAGCTTATCGTATCGGGCGCGGTTGGTCAACTAATTTAGCTTACGTGATAGGTGAAATTGGAGAAGTCCGTATTTATAATTATGCTATAGATCAAGCTAAAGTTACAGCAGATTATGAAGAGTCTGTACCGACCTTCTTGTGGCAACCAACTTCCATTCCTGGTCTTCAGATGTGGCTTGATGGTCAAGATCCTTTAGGAAATAGTGGTGTAGCATCTTTAGGATCTACAGTAACTACATGGATTGATAAATCAGGAAAAGGTAATTCAGGTACAGGTGGTAATTCTGGAGTAACTATGACAAATAAAGGTATTGCATTTAATGGTTCTGGAGGATATATTACTAATTATACAGCGCATGCTACTCAAGAAACTGGATTTATTGTATTTACTGCCAATAATATATCAGGATACCAAGGTTTGATAGGTTCGGCTGGTACTGGTGCAAGATCTTTAAATATTCTTAATATACCGAATCTATTAAATATAATGATAATATGGGTTGTAAGTGGAACAATTGGACTTACAGGAGGTGTAACATATTTGTTAAGTTATTCATATAATTCTAAGGGATCTAATATTTATACAAATGGAAATTCATCTGGTTCTGATGGAAGAAATCCTGGATATAATTCAGGTATTACATATATTGGACAAACTGCAATAGCTGCAGAAACTGATCCTGTTTATAAATTTACTGGTACAATATCAGAAGTTCTAATTTATAATTCAGCATTATCGCAATCACAAAGACAGGTTATCGAAGGTTACTTAGCATGGAAATGGTCTATTCAGTCACAACTTTCAATTAGTCATTCATTTCTAAATAGACCACCTGATTATAATGAGCCATTACCTCCAACCGAACCTACTAGTTTATCTTCAACCTCCATAACAAATGGTTTTATCATATCTTGGACAGGTGGTTTTGGAGCTACATCTTATACTTATACTATAAATGGTTCAGCCATAACACCGGCTATAAATAATGGTCTTACTTTAAAAACAGCCTCATTTACGGGATTATCGTTGGGTACTTATTTAATTATTGTAACTGCAACTAATATTAGTGGATCAGTTTCAAGTGAATCATTTTCTGTAATTGTTAAAGGAATTACGATTCTTTTAAAAGCAATTGATTATTCTGGATCTGGCGCTTGGTTAGATCAATCAGGTAACGGACGTAATGCAACTTTAGAGAATGGTATAATTGCTAAGAATAGTACAGGAAATGGTATTGTTCTTAATGGATCAACAAATTGGACCTTCCCTAATGTATCAGTAGGAAATGCATGGACTTTAAATGTATGGTATAAGAATACCGGTACAAAAACAGGTAATGGAGCAAGTGTTTTGACACAACAATATTCTTCTGAATCTCCATATGGATTTACATCGATTGGATATAATAATGATTTGCCAGGTCAATTTAGTATTGGATTTTATAATAGTGGTTATCAGCATGGATTTGATTTCTCAAATAGAGTAGAATTAGATAAATGGTTAAATATTCAAGGAACTTGGGATGGGACAAAATTAAAGACCTATATAAATGGTACTCTTACAGATACAACAATTATTAGTTTTCAATCTGTAAATAGTGGGTTACCATGGTTCATAGGTCGTCGTCGTCAAGATTATGCAGAATATGTAGTCGGTGAAATTGGTGAAGTTCGTATCTATAATTATGCAATTTCAAGTGACCAAGTTAGAGCGGATTATAATAATTCTAGTATTATATTTTCAATATCTCCAGTTATTGTACCAGTAGATTCTAGTGCAGTTAGTTCTGCAACAAGTATACTTGATAGTTTAGCAACAAATCCTACAACAATTGATTTTACAAATCCTGCAAATAAAGCAGTTATTACCAATTACTTTGATAACATATATAATTTAATAAAAAATAGTACACCAATTGCTGTACCAATTATAAATACAGTTATTAATGCATATTATGCATCTTTAAATCCTACTTATTTTTCACCGACAACAGTAATTAATTATATTAGTACAAGAATAACAGCTACAGGAGTGCAGGGATATACTGATGATACAGTACCAAAAACAACTAATAGTGTTTCATTATTACCACTAGAGGCGGGTGGAACACTAGCACAATTAGATTCATCTGGAAATGTACAAGGATATCTGTATAGAAATTCATCTAATCAAATTAGTTCAGATAATTCAACATGGATTCCATTAAATGGCACTTTTAAAAATAATGCAGGATTAACAGTAAAAGTAATAGGAATTGGTAGTCCACTTATACTAACATTTGTATCTGAAGAATCGTCGTCATTATTTATAAATACAAGTAGAGGATTAATATCCTTTAAAACATATATAGATAGCATTGATGAAAGAATAATTAAATATTCAAGTATAAAGAATCAAATATATTGTTATGATCCTGTATCAAACAGCTTTTTTATTACATATGGAAGATATAATACGACATCCTAATAAATAAAGAACAAATACAGAAAAAACAATAAATAATATAACAATAAAATTATAAATTAAATATGTATCCACAAATTATATTTGTTTTATTAGTATTCATGTTTGTATATAATAATTATTTAAAGCAATATATACAAAAATCTGAATTAAAAACAAATTTAAGAACTGATTTAGGAAATAAAAGAATTGAAGATATAATTAATACCGTCGGACCATCTAATGTTATTGATAGATTAAATAGTGAAGAGGAATTTAGAAATGCAACTAAAGAATTAGATGCAAAATTAGAAAAAATAATTAAAAAAGATTTATAAACTTAATTAATATAAATAAAATCTTATTTATATTATGTGTCGTTCAAATATTTTATATATAGATAATTCAAAGATTGAAGGTAAAGGTTTATTTTCAAAAATAGATGTTGCTTCTGGTGAATGTATTGGTTTATTAGCGAAAGTATATGGTGATAATAAATTCAATGATAAACCATTTGGAAGATATATAAATCATTTAGAAAAATGTAACTTAGATCTTAAAATTACAAAAGATAAAAAGAATAAAGTGATATATGTATTGGGAGTAGCAAATAGAGATATACCAAAAGGTACTGAATTAACAGCAGATTATTATCATGAAAATGCACCTAAACCAAACTTTAAAACAACGAAATCATATGAATTTAATACAAAATTATATGAATTTAATCAATTTAAAAAGTGAATATAAAAACTATTAATTAATAATATTATTAATTAATAATGTCTTATTATAATTCGAATAATTCTGATAATTCAGATAATTATCGTTTTTATCATTGCTATGAAAAACATATTGGATTAATCTGTAAATTAGTAAATGGACCATATGAAGAATCAACAGAAATTAATTCTAAACTTCTGTTTGTTACTAAATTTGTTCCAAAGTTTATGGATCGTTACATACTTGGATATAATTATAAACCATCAAAAACTATAATTAAGTAATAAGATCTAAAATTCAGTTGTATAATCTGTATCATAAAAGGGATACTTTGTTTCACTTTCATATTTATTAAAGATACTTCTTTTAATTGTTGGTGGTAAGCCTTCGGTTGTATTTTCAACTTCAATTTCTATTTCAGAATTATCAGATTCAGCTTCTGAATTAGTAGGTGTATTTAATTTAATAGTATATAATCTTTCATTTTTGATCATATTTCCAGATGTATTATCAAATGAAAAATCAGGTAATTTATGATCAAAATCAGTTTGTGGATTATATCTATAGATAATTTGTCTACCTTGATCCTTTTTCTTTTTCATATCTAAGAAATATTGTCTTCTACCATCCATAGATTTTCCTAAACAATTAATTTGAAATTCTCTAAATATAGTATCATCCATTACAGTTTTTGTATGTTTTTTTAAATAATCATTTCTTGATTTAATTAAGCTTCCAACAATATTATTAGCATTATCTTCATCTAATCTATTATTTACATTGTAATAATATTTAATTAAATGATGTAATAAAACTTGTTGAAAACTTGCAATATTACCTGCATCATATTTTCTATATGGAGTACATCTATCATAATTTTTAAATATAGTTAATACTACTTTATTTTCATGTATAAATTCAATATGACGATCCCAAAATTGAAAGTAGGGAAAATATTCTCTAAATGTTATCTTATGATTTTGACTTAATTCTTTATATATATTATTAATATCTTTGTTATATTCTACAGATATTAATTCATATGGTAATAATTCTGGATCTTTATCGATTGTATAAAGTTTAACAGCATATGTTCCTACATGCATCATTGTCATTGATTTATTGATTAATTCAGATATATCTTTAATTATATTAGAACATGTATTGGGTAAGATATCATATTTCATTTTACCTGATCCAACTTCAAGAGGATAATATTGTAATAATGCCATACCACGAGGTATTGCTTTTTCTAATCTTCTAAAACTCATTAAAGGATCAGTATACATTCTTAGATAATCAATATACATAAATTTAGGATGTATATATCTTAAACCATCTATTGTTACATATGGCATCTTATTATAAATAAAAGCTGGTACATAACTAATATCACCAATTTCTTGTATATTTACAAAAAGTTTATATGTTGCGTCATGTTGTGCTTGTGATCCTTGTACAATTTTAAAATGTTTGGAAAATAATAAATCACATAAATCCTTTAAATCTTTTACTGGCTCAGGTGAATAAAATTCTAAATCGGGCATATCAAACTCACCATATATTCCAGCATTTTTGTTTTTATTTAAAATAAGTTTATTTAATGCAGATCCACCATAAATGATTCTATTTTTTGATTTTATAAATTGTTCTACTACTTTTATAACGGATTTAAATTCATCTATTGTTGGTTCATATTGTGTTTTAACAATTTTATCAGCATCTTTCATTAAAATATCAATATTATCACCAATAACATCTATATCGTGTTGCGTATATAATTCAATATTTAATTTTTGATTTTTACTCATATAATAGAAAAATAAAATTATTAATTTAGAATTAAATTAATAATTTTATATATTAAACTGGAAAATTATATATCTCGATTTTCAATAAATATCCAAAATAGTCCGAAGAAACATTTATATCGTCCAGTATCTTATACAGAATCTGATTTAACTGATATTCGTAAGTCATTTTTAACAGATGAAAATATTTATAAAGAAACATCATCTAATAATATAAATTTTGAAACTAAACAATTAAATGTAAGTACACAAACAGATACAAATATTGAGAAGAATCCAAAAGGAGATAAACAAGAAGATGTACAAACAGAAAAAGTATATAAACATTTTGAATATAAAGATTATACTGAAGTGATCATAAATAAATTAATTCTATTTTTCATTCATTTATTCTTGATAACTATGTTTGAACTAGTATTTTTCTTCAGTTACGTAACTAAATTTGAAGACACTGCATTAGTATCAGTTTTTAATTCAATTACTAATAAAGTTACAGATACATGTTCTATGTTTAATAATGAAACAAAAATAATTATTGATGATATATTTAAAATGTTCATAAATACAACTCAAACGAATCAAGATGCAGTTAATGCTGACAATACGAGAAAAATATCAAATAATAAACTGTATATGAATGCTATTTTATATTTTATAGGAGTATTTGTATTTAATATTTTATTAATTGGTTTAAATAAAATATATTATAAAAGAAAGATCAATTATAAAGGAATTATGGTTGATAATACTATTATGATAATATTATTAGGAATGTATGAATATATATTTTTTTCAAATATTGTTTTTAAATATGTAACTATAACACCAGAAGAATTAACTCAAAATATAGAAAATAACTTTTTAGAAAATTGCTAAAAGCAAATTACTAAAAGAAAATTACTAAAAAGCAAATTACTAAAAGAAAATTACTAAAACTTAGAACTTACACCACACAAATAGCAATCAAACCATGTTGTTGCCCCTTCATCTGCAGATCTATTTTGCATTTGACGTGTAACTCCTTTACTACCTTTACATTTTCTACATTGATATAAATCAGTAAACGCAAGATTAGTTTTCTTATCTTCAATATAATTGAATCTTTTAACAATTCTTTCCCATTTTGCTGGATTTAATTGTTGAGGATTATATTCTAGTACTTCATCAATATTTTTTTCTAATATTTTGATTAAGTCTGAATTTTCAGTAACATTTTGAATAATGTCATTGATCTTTGTCTCATAAATACTTTGTAAAATTGCACTTGTTTGACTTTTTTTAATGTTAACCTTACAATATTTAATACTATAATCATAAATTTTATTTTCTAGTTCATCACTTAAATCATCATTCTTAAGATAAGAATTTAATAGTTCAAAACTAATATCTCTATATTTTTGTTCAATTTCTAAAGACATAATTACTATTTATAATAACATAATTTTATATTATAAATAAATTAATAAATCAATTTTTCTTAACTTTACATTTGATTCATATTTTCAATCTTACGAAGAGATTGAATAAATGTTTTATCAAGAGGCTTTACATAACCTTGTTCATTGATAATTGAATCAGATGAATAATTATACATATGTTTATTAAAATATATACCTGGCTTATCATATACTTTTATTGTTTTAAATAGTCTATTTGTAATATCAAAAGGTTTAAATATCTTTTCAATATTTCCCTTAGATAGTCCCTTAATGTCATAAAGATCTTTCCACTTTTCAACATCAAATGAATACTTAATCTTCTTAATCCTTTCTTTATCATTAATAATTGTTCCAAAACCACGACGTTCATATTTATTAAGAACTTCAATTGGATCTTTAGAACCAGCAAAATACTTGTATTCAATATTTGTTAATGTCATACATGCAGAAATACATGATGGTAAGATATGTACAATTGAGCCATCATAATACGCTCTTACGCATGGAAGATGAAATTTATGTACAGTTGAAAAGAAGTTTGGATATTTGATTTGAAATAGCTCAAATCCTCTTTTAACACCAGAAATTTTGTACTTATACTTAAGATTTTCATGGATTGTATATGCAGATGGTGCGAATGATTCATCGTCTAGTTCTGTAAAATTCTTAACATAGATATTAACGCCCTCGATCGGAATAATTTCAAAGAATCCATTATACTTTGGATCCTTAAATTTTTCAGGATCTTGTTCAAAATATGTTTTGTGACCTTTGACTTTATAATTTACATACAGTTTATAGATTTTAGCTTTATTTTCAATCAACTTTTCATTAAAATTTTCCTTGGTACATGAAAGCTTGAGTTCATCAATAACTTGATCAATCTTATTGAAATTAATAAAAATATTAGCTACTTTTACATGTTCAATTCTAGAAATATTATCAGGATGAATACTTTTAGTTGCTTTATCAAAAGATTCATGTAGTTCAAAAGCTTTATCAATATATTCAAATGTATCTTGTAGATTACACATAATATCTAGATCTGCATCTCCATAATATTCATCTACGAATGAATCAAAATCACATCCAACATTTAGAATCAATGGATTGTATCTTGGTAGACATGCAGCAATAATACTTCCAGAAACTGCAATATTATTATAATTTACTTGTGAAAAGATATCAACATTTTTACTTCCTGTAAGAAATACATTCATACGTTTCTTAAAAGTATTAGTATCTGCAACCCCATATTGACATTTAATTAATTCCTTATCAATACCATTAGCTGAATCATAATTTGTAAATGTATAGTTATCTACACCATATGCATTTATGTCTGCATATAGTTTATCATTAATTAGAAGCGGAAAATAAGGACTTTCTTTCAATCTATGAAGATTAAAATCAAATACTGGAAGCTTTGAAGCTACATCAGAACTAAAAACGAATCTATCAGTAATATCAGTAAAACTTCTTTTAATAGTTTCTTCTAGATATAGAGATATCCATCCATATGCAATTATTTTACGAATTTGATTCTCATTTAGATATTCTTTTGAAAGTTTCATAAAGATATCAAGAATATTAGAATCATTTAGAACCATATGACAATAATCTTTAGAAACAAGAATATTAATTAAAAGGAGCATAAGTTCATTATGAGATGCTTCTTGATGAAGCTTTTGAATAATCTCTTTAAAATTTGATAGAGTTTTTTTATCAGTCATTTTATAGATTAGATAACCATTTCGTTTAATTGCATTTGATGCATCAACAAAATTTTGCTTTCTAAACATATGACTTAGATAATCACCACCATCATCGGGTAGATTCTGTAGGTTTTCAAGAATTTCTGAAATTTTCTTATCATCTACTCTATTAATACCGAAAAAATTAAAATTCCGATTCATAAATTGTAGACTAATATTAAGTTTACAATTATAACTATGAGTCCAGTAATTTGATTCATCTGAATTTTCAATCATATAGCTTGTATCTTTGATCTTCTTAATATTACCAAAAAAATAATTCATAAATTTAATTTTGCAATAATCTTCTAGTAGACAATTCTTAAATTGAGACAGATATAGTTTAATATCTGACTTTGAAATAGTAAAAATAGGAACAACTAGTGTATAATCATTGTAACTATCAACTGGTTTATGAAGGAGTTGTTCAATTACATCACTCGAAATAATACTAATCGAATTCTTCATAATATCATTATTGAGAATACTGAATGGTGCACGAATAAGACATGTGTTTTCATAGTAGGCTTCTAGTTTTCGTTCAGATAGAATTGGTTCAAAGATAGTGATATTATCAAAATATTCGTTATCAAAGAATTCATCCGTGAATGCAAGTACATATATACTTTTAAATTGTTTTACCAAATTATCTGTATCCATACTATCGATATTCTTTAGTTGGCCTTCAATAAATAACTGTTTGTTTCCATATAATGTATTAGAAACTTTTTTAGACATTTTATATTATATTTAGATATCTAAATAGCTATAAAATAAGTTTTTATCAATTTTTTATCGAATATTAATATAAAACCCCTATAAATAATTCACTTTGTTGATTGGGTTAGATCTTAGTTTATGGAACATATACTAGATGATCTTCAACAATTTCATAATAATCACGATCATATAATCTTTTCATACATTTTTCAAATGTATCAATATCAATCTTAAATTTACATTTAGATGTTACAATATCTATGATCACGTCTTTATGAATCTTTTCAGTTTTGATTGATTTTATAATATAACATTCAATCATTTCATTTTTAGAAACTTCAACATTTGATACATCATTTGTAGTTTCTTCAATCTTTGTTTCAACCTTCTTAATAAATTCTACTTTAACTTCTTGTTTAATATTAAAAAAGTCTTGATTGAGAACTAATATTTCAATACCATGTACACGTACTTTTTGAACAAGATTATAATATTCAAGTGTATATACAATATCATTTACAAGTTCATCTGTAAAATTTAATTTAAGATCATTAGTATCAATACTATCACGAGTATTAAACATAAATAGTGCATTCAGTAAAATTAGATTTGTATTAATAACTGTATTACCAATTTGAGCTTTGCCATTTGATAGAAGAGTACTAATAGTTGTACATTTAAGATTACTAAAATAGGTGTCAAACCATGCTTTTGTAAATTTTACATAATGAGATAATTCTTTAGGATATTCTTTGATAGTGCCTACCATACTTGAAGTATCAATAAATTTTTGATCAACGTTAAAGAGTGAAATATTTTCCTTATCAAACATACCATTTGTTTCATTTTCAACTTGAGTAATTTTAAGATCTTCTTGAAACTTCTTTTGTTGATCGATAATAGTATTAATAATTGTTAGTTTATTAAATGTTGCTTCATTAATTCTCGTGACAATATCTTGATAATATTTGATATTTTCTTTAGCACAATATTTTGGAAGGATTAGTTTAATTAATTCTTTAGATAGATTTCCAAAATTATCAAAATACTTAAGAATTCTTTCAAAGTATACCAGATCATCAGCTGGCAAATTATGTTTAATCATATTTACATAACTATTAATAATAATCTTATCAATATTATTATTTGCAATAATATTTTGAATACTACCTTTCATAGATGCATGGTTATTTTTTATTACTTTATAATCATTTCTATTATTCTTATCATTCATTATATTTTGAATATTGTCTAAGATTGTAATTCTATAAATAGCTTTTATTACTTTTTCTTTTTGATCTACTATTGAACTTAATGAATCATTAATTTTTACTGAATATTGAATCCAATCACAATCATCAGTAATATCAGAAGGAGCATTTGATTTAAATTCTTTATAAAAATCAGTAATATTTGAAATATACTTATCATGTGAATCATTAATTACACACTTACTAATATATTCTTTAATTAGATCCTTTTTATTGTGATTAATAATCTTGTTAACAAATGGATTATATTTAAATTTTGAAATATAATTTGTAAGTAAATTCAAAAGTTGATATTGTTGTATAGTATACTTTTCAATGTTATCATTTGTATAATTTTTTTTAATATGTCCTACAATTTTTTCAACTACAAATACAGCATGTGAATTATCAATTTTATCATTAAGAAGTTGTTCTAAGTTCACTAATGATATATCATTAATAATATGATTTACAATATCTGTAATAATATTTTCATCTTTTGAAACATTATATTGAATAAACTTATGAATATTTTTAATTGTATCAATATCAAATACACATAGAAATAATGATTCAAGAATATTTGTTAATGTATTATATTTTCGAATCGTATGCTCTACATTTTTTTCTCTTTGTACATTTAAAATGTATGCATCAAAAATCTTTACTAGATCCTCCTTATTAATCTTATCACGGTTCATAAAAATATGCGGATAATAGTAATTTATCATATTTGGTTTATCAAAACATTTTTTTATAATTTTATGACAGTCCACATCAGCAATATCACTTACTTTTACAATGTTAAATGTATCTAGCATTTTATATATATAATAAATAAAATGTAAATAGCGAGTTAATTAAAAAATCAATTTTTTATATCATTTAATATGACGGTACTTATAATACAAAATAGTCTAATAAGAAATAGACAAGTACAAATAATAATCCTCTAATAACTAAATTTACTTGTGGTGCAAATGGTAGATTACTGATATAGGAAACACCTCCGAGAACTCCTTCAAGTTGAGCTGATGAAAATACAAAAAATAATGCAAATAATACCCCAAGTAGAGCAAGAGTTTTATTTAAAGATCTTTCATTTGAAAAATTTTCAACAACTTTACTTTTTTCTTCAATCTTCTTTACATTCTCTTTTTTTACATTCTTTACATTTTCTTTTTTTATATTACCTTTCTTTAAATCAACACTTTTTTCATCACTATCATCGTCATCACTGTCTGAATTATGGCGATTATTTACTATTTTTTGTGGAACTTTATTTTGCATTTTTTGTTGTTCTTGAAACATTTTTTGTTGCATTTGTTGTTCTTGAAACATCTTTTGTTGCATTTTTTGTTGCATTTGTTGTTCTTGAAACATCTTTTGTTGCATTTGTTGTTCTTGAAACATTTTTTGTTGTTGTTGCATTTGTTGTTGTATTTGTTGTTGTTTCTCTTCATTATCATCATCTTCTTCTGGTGAATTAGCACTTAAACTGGCATCACTTTCAGATTTATTTGTAGGAGATTCATCTTTATTTTTTACTAATTCTTCAAAGTCTTGGGAAATTTCATTGTCTTTAGAACCTTCTTGACTCATTTTTATATATTTTATTTATATATATTAATTGTTCATACTAAACACATTAAAACTATATATTTTTAAAAAAATATAATTTTAATTTAATAAAGTTCATATAATTCTATTAGATAATCTGATCATATAAATTATCAAACACTATGTATTTATTTGTATATTTATCATTACTTTGATAATCATAAAATTTTAAATCTTTTGATACTCTTAATTGATTATCGTCAAAACAGTACTTATCATATATATGTAATATCTTATTAATATAATCATCTAAGATAGAATCATAATTTTTATTAGATTCACTTTTTAATGAAATAAATACCTTATTAGTAAAATTCTCCATATAGAATAATCCAAGTTTTTGATTATATTTTTGTTTTGTTTGTTCGGTTTGTTTAGATTTTAAATCATTTTCAATTGTATCATAAAATATATCAATTGTAAAATTTAACAATTCAGATCTTTTAAATGTAATTTCGGATAATTTAGTACCTTTAATAGATTCTGGAGCAACAACAATTAAATTATTATCAAATAGATATTTATAATATACAGATCCATCAAAGCACACACCAGTAAAATAATAGTTATTTAATAATACTTCTATTAAATCGTCAATATTCATATTAATCTGTTTAATATATTCAGTGATATTAGTATTTGTTGATATTTTAGTAGTTAATAAAGAATTTGAAAAAATAAATACTTCACCATTCATTATTTTTCGCTTTGTATTCATAATAGTTGCTAAAAAATTAAATCGTTTTTTTTCTTCATTTGTATTTTCATCACCTTTATTATTTTGATCATATGGATTCTCTTCTAAATAACACATTTGATATATCTTTTTATTTGTAGTTGCTACGTCAATTGTATTACCAATTCTTGATTGATTATCTAATTTTAAATCTTCTGAAATAATACTTATAAAATCTTTTTGATTTGGACAGTCAATAACATCTACTAATTCATTTAAATATAGAACTAATCTATTTTTAGAATCTTCTGTTAATTTTAAATCATCTGTAAATTCTAAACTATCAAATTTAAAAGAATCTTCATTTGGTTTTAATTTAAAAAACTTCATATATTTTTTATATATTTAATTATTTATATGTATTTAATAATTAAATATAATTATATATAACTAAAAATTGAATATTAAAATATTACTTAATAACTTATCTTAGAGTTAATTTAAAAAATGCAAAATGCAATATATATAGGTGCGGGAACAGATCTTATACCAGTAATTTTATTTTCAAATATACACAAATTTATATTTGTTGATTCACAACCATTTTCTGAACATGGTACACAAACATATATTTCTAAGACAAATATTTCAAAAAGAGTAGATAAAGAAGATAGATTTGAAAATTGTTTTAGTAGAAATGAATTTATTCCAAATTTAAATAAGGTTATGACTAATAATAACTTTATAAAAGAATCTGAAACAGATGAATATTTTTTATATTATAATAAAGAAACTAATCAAACAATTAAGTATTATTATAGTTGTGCATTCCCAGAATATATTTCAAATGATTTAATAAATGATATGAAAGCTTGTAATACTTTAATTATTGCAGGACATGATCCACATAAAGAAGTATTAAAATATTTACAAACGCCAGCATTTATAATTGGTAACTGTCATACTGTGTATACTTCAGATTCAACATATGAAGAGTATTCAAATTCAACTATTAGTACACTAATAGAAGATGATACTAATAAGAGAAAAACACTATATAATTATTTTCTTATAAAAGAAAATAAAGAATGGGAGTACTGGAATGAGGATAATATTTTACCAACAATTGTAAGTAATCATCGCATTATATTGTGTAATAGTCTTATTGATTTTGAAGAAACTAGAAGAAATATAAAGTCTGATAAATATGAACTTCGTTAAATATCAAATTAGGTAATCAATAAAAAAGTTGAACATTAAAGATGTTATAGTTTAAAATATTGATTTATATTATAAAAATATAAAATGAATAAATTCTATCTAAAGTTAGTAAGACCGATATTTAATATTTATACAGCAGGTGAAAACATTCAACAGTTAAATAATAAGATAATTCAATTATCAAAGAATAATATTTATCCAATCGCAGATTATATTAAAGAATACTCAGATAAATCAACTAATCTAGACCCAATAATTAATCAATATATATTATTAAGTAAATTAGATAATTTAGAATATATTGCACTTAAATTATCAAGTTTTAATTTTAATGAAAAAATTATAAGTAGATTAGTATCAGAATTAATAACAAATAATAAAAAAGTTTTAGTTGATGCTGAGAATAACATTCATTATGATAAAATTGATAAGATTACAGATAATCTATTAAGAGATTATAATCAATTTGAACCTATAATATTTAAGACTTATCAAATGTATCGTAAAGATTCATATAATAAATTATGTAATGATTTACTATTACATAATAACTTAGGAATTAAATTAGTAAGAGGAGCATATCACAATGAAGATAAATATAGTGGTAAATTATATTTAACAAAAGAAGAAACTGATCAAAATTATGCTTGTGGACTAAAATCTGTAATATTAAATAAGAATCGTATTCAGGCATTTGTTTGTACCCATAATATTAATGATATAAATACACTAATCAATTTTAATGAATGTTTAAATACTCATAAAATTACAACCATTTATCACGCATCATTATATGGATTCATAAATAATGAAACAAAAAAGATAATAGATTCGGGAATAAGAACATATAAATATTTACCATATGGTCCTTTAGAAGATTCTATACCATATTTAACTAGAAGACTATATGAAAATCCAAAGATTTTATACCATCTATTATAAACTATTGCCGTCAATCTTTATATTTATTTATATTTAATTGATTTTAAACCAAATTTTTGAAAGACTTCATATACATTATCAATATGAGTATTTTTATTTATTTTCAATCTTTTATTATTTTTATAATTATCGCCGTCAAAAAATACATCATCTAACTCTGTTATTTCATAAATGAAACAATCTTTTTCTAATTCTTTAAAAGCATTTTTAGTTAATTCTTTTATAGTTTTATTTGTATGGTCATAATTTATTTCTGCAAATTTAAATAAACTTAGTATTGCATTTACTTCATTATCGTACAATATTAAATTTTTTAAACTAATTGTTTTAATATACTCCTGATTTGAAGCATAATATAATTTTTTCATTTTACCCAAATTCTTATCAATATTCGGAATATGTTCTTTTAAGAATTTAATAATATCATCTCCTTTTTTCTGAATATATAGATTTTTAATATATATTTGATTTAATTGTTCTCTTCTTTTTATTAAAAAGTCCAAATTTATATATTCTAAAGGAAACTTCCCGTTAATTATCTCATGTTTATAATCTTTTAGATTATTACGAATAATATGTTTAGCATTTTCAACTAAATCAATATCGACAATAAATTTAAAGTTTGTTGGTAAACTAATATGAATCTTTTGAGCGCCAGTATTTATAATAGAAGTTGTTAGTCCAATTATTATAGTATTTTTATCATTCGAACTAAGAGTTTTGTTTAACATCGTTTGTAATTCTTTTGACCATTCTATATTAATATCAGTACCAATTTGCTTTGCTTTATTCTTATCTCCTTTATTCTTTTCATAGTCATCGTATAATTTTGCCATTTTTTTATCGCTCGTTATTTTTTGAGTAAGATCATCAACATCAATAATATCATAATTTGGACTTGCTAAATGTATCTTTGATATAAATTCATTCTTATACTCATTATTGAGACCTACTATATGAATTAATTCTTTCATTGTATATTATTTTGAATTATATTCTATTCAGATGAAAATAAATTAGCATTAATAACGCTTAATGCTAATTAAAGTATATATTTTTATCTAAACTATATAATTAATTCAATAAATTTTAAAAGAATGAAACTATAGATTAATAATTAAATAATTATTAATCTATAATCTATTATATGACACAAGTTTGTATAAATAAAATTTGTTTTGAATTTTCTATATATCACTTTATTTTCTTAGTAATATTAATTATACTTGGAAATTTAGTTTTAGAATTTTTTAAATCTAAAACACCTAAAGTTACTGAAAAATTATTTAATATTAATTATGATATACCCGAAGTTGATATCTATCCAGGACAATATGTAACTAGAAGCACTTTACAAACTAAAACTGGTGCTGATTATGACGAATTAACTAAATCATATGATAAATATGCTTTTACTAAGCCTCGTTTAACATCTGAACCTCCACCAGATTTATATTCATCTGATGGAACAAATTTTAGTTCACCAGAATATTCTAAACCATCAAAATCATCCAAATCATTAAAGTCTTCTAAGTCTTCTAAGCCTTCTAAATCTTCTAAACAATCTAAACCATCTAAATCATCATATAATATGACATCATCTGAATCACTAAATATATCCCCTCCTCCTCCCTACAACCCACCTCCTCCCTACAACCCACCTCCAATAGAAACAAGACAATCTAAAACACAAAATAATTTAGAACCATTAGTTCCATTAAATAGAGAACCTGGTAGATCAATACCATCTACAAATTATCCAGATGATTCACCAACCGTGAATGGTCCTATGAGAGCAATTCCAATGACCGGTGTACAATTACCAAATGGTGGATTAACAGATTATGAATTAATTAAACAAAGAGATTTAGGAGTATTAGCTAATCCTCTATTACCACCAGAAAAAAGAACAGAACGTCCAACAATTGATATGACATTGCCATTATTAAGAGATAAATATATTGGATTACCTACACGTGGTGGCTATGATACATATCAAAATACTGGATACTTAGTAGATACAACAAATCAAGAAAATATATTGAAACTATTTGGAAGACAGAAGTATCCTGGATCAAATCAATATGAATATTATGCAATTAAAACAACACATGTTGATCAAATTAAAGTACCATTATATCACATTAAGAAACAATTATTTGATGATGATATTGTAAAACTTACTAAATTATTCCCTGGCAGTTATAAATACATGGAATTCAAGCAAGAAGAATTAATATAATTAATATAATTTTTAAAATTAAATATATAATATATCTAATTATATAATATATCTAAGTATAAATGATAGATTTTCAAAATAATACATATAAAAATACATATCCAATAATAAATAATTCATGGTTAGTAAATACTAATTTATTTATTGTTCCTAAAGTTGGAATTGTAGTATATGGATCATTATGTAAACATTTGGGTGAACTATCAGAATATGTTGAGAAAGAAATATACGAAGGTCCAGTATTAAAAATAAGTTTAAATGGATGTAATAAGATTAAAAAAAATTTAGCAAGAATACTTGATTATAAAAATGGTATACGAATGGATACAGTTGTTAAAATATTTAAAAATAAATTAACACTTGATGAAATTAAAAATATTATATTATTAAGAGAAGGTAATATAAATTATATTTCATATTATAATCGAACTACAGACCGACTACATAATATACCAAATCATTTATCAGAATCTAGTATTATAGATAATTTAAAATTAAAGATGCATAAAACTAGTTTGAAGTTAGATCTAGATTATTTATTCTTTATAACATATCCACCAAAAATCAAAGATCCATTAATATATATTATTAATAACAAATCAATAATTAATGATACTCAAAATTATTTAAAAAAATGTGATTCAAAAACATTAAACAATTTAGAGAAAAAAATACTTTCACTATAATAAATACTTTCACTATAAGCTTAAACTGGTTTTAAAATTAAATATTTTGTAATTGTTTCAGATTCTTTGATAGGATATATATATATAAATTTAAGATTCATTAAGAATCCTAATGAGATTGCTAAAATAATATCAAGATTAATTTTTTCACCAATCTTTATTTTACTATTAATTAAAATGTATCTTAATATTTTAATTTCTTCATCATATAAGTTTATACCATAATTAAGTAATCCTGCAGTCGCAGATATTTTATTTGGAATATTTTCATTTAACCATCCCCATTCCCAAAAATTTGTTGAACTATCAAATCTTCCAAGAACATTATAAATAAAATCATTATTATTAATATTAATTTTACTAGGTATTAAATCAGAACTTGAATCATTAAATTTAATTGAAGTAATTTTTGGATATAATTCATTGAATACATATCTTGATTTATCATAAACCATAATACTATTTTTTATACTTTCCATATATATTAATTATATAATTAATTATTAAATTAATTATATCATTTTATTGTTCGTTAAATTTACTAATAGTTGGTAATCTATTTAATTTTACTTCTACATGTTTACCATTTTTATATGTTTTATCACGGGACATCTCTATAATAGGTCTCATATTTTTTCTTGCCAATATAGATTGAATACTTAAAATCGACGATGGTGCTGATGTAAATCCTTTATTTTTTATACCAGTTACTATTTCATATATTGGAGGAAATCCACCTAAACTAAATTTCTTATTTTCACTCATATTATAATAAAAATATATAAAATTATTTATAGTAAATCACTCTAAAATTACTAATTAAGTTTTTCATTGCAAATTCTAGTTTTATGTTTATATAATTTTTGATATCATTATATTTATCTATACCTTTTTCTGTGCCGATATTATATTTTTTATGAAATTTAATACCATTATCATATAATGCTATAATATTTTCAAAATCATTGTAGATTATTATTGGAATATTTAATAGTTTATTTATAATATATAATTCAACAATAAATTCATCATATATATCCATATTTTTAATAATTTTATCCTTATAATCGTATATATCTTTTCTAATATCTATATTTAATGAATTAAAGTATTCGATAATTTCAGATCGATTACTTTCATTTCTTAAATAATCAATTAATAATGACTTAATATAATTATTTATATCAGTTTGTAAATTACTATAATATCCTAAATTACGAATATCATTATCAAGCATATTATTTTCAAGCCAGTAAAATGAATTAGTAATTGCTCTATAGATACCCTCATTAAAATCAACTAATTGAATAATCTTATCTTTGAATTCTTCAGGTGGATATTCAATTATATTATCTTCAATTTTTTTAAATCTTTTCTTACCAAGTATTGGTATATTATCTTCGCCATAGATTTCTGATAAAATTTTATCAACATTAACACTATTACTTTTAATAATTTTTTGTTTTGGTCTATTTGTGAAATTATAAAAATCATTAACATCTGTAATTGAATATTTATCTTTATTAATTAATTCAAAAAATTTATATTCATTTGCGAGTATTTCATCAGTTAATCTATTTACATATGTAATAATATAATCTTTGGTTAATCCCATTTTACATTCATTATTTTTCCATGTACATAATTTATTTGTAATACATTTTTTATCATTATTATTTAATTCACATGTTTCAATAATATTTTTTGTTGCATAATCATTTAATTCGGGGATTTTTTTAACAGTATGTACCAAATCTCCTCCCTTTAATGTATTATATTTATTTATTTTACCACCTCCTAAAAATATATTTGGACCCATCATTGGACCACCACCTTTCATATCTTCATATTCACTATCACTTTCTGCACTATATTTATTTTCCTTATCATCACTTTCAGCTTCATCTTCTTTAATATCTTTTAGTTTATTTAAAATTTTAATCAAATCTTTATTTACAATCCTAAAGAATAATTTTTTAATAGCAAAACTTTTATCTTCATATATTTTTTTAGAATAATATGTATCAGTTAATTTATTAATGATTTCATCATCTTGTACAATAAAATTACTTAATTCTAATTTAAATTGTTTAAATCCATCATTTTTATAAGTATCTATGTTTACATCAATAATTCCCTTTTTATTAACTTCATTTAATCCATCTTTTAGAACTTTATCAATTTTATCATATTGATTACGTCTTTCCATACTAACGTCTTTTAATCCTATTTTTTTACCCAATTTTTTAATATCTTCTTTAGTCATTTTAATATCTTTAATGGGTATATTAATTTGACGACTAAACATTAAACCATCTACTAAATAAACTGAATCTTCGCCTTTATCATTATAGAATAAACCAGATGGATATATTTTTAAAATACTATAAATTGCTTCAATTGTTGTGTCTAAATCACTTATATATTTATGTATATCGTCGTCATAATATATATCTAATTCAGAAATGGATCCGCTTGACGTACATGGTAATAAGATATTATTTTTTGATAACAAATATTTGCATCTATATTTAGAATCGATTACTTGACCATTTATGTTTATTTTACTTTTCATATAAATAAATTTAGCAGTTAAACTAAGATCTTTATTAATAATATCTGTACAGTTTTGATTTGCATATTCAATTATATTTTTAATAACATTAATTGATGAATTAAAAGTTTTTTGTATCTGAATAGTTGTATCTTTAGTACCTTTTTTAAGAAAAAATATTGGAAAATATTGATTAGTTTCTTTAATTAATAATATTGTATCTCTTTCTTGAAAATATACATTATTTTCAATATTTTTGCATATCAAAATATAATCATCTTTTTCTATTTTTTTATCATCCTTAATAATGAATTTTGCTTGTTTCATAAAAATAAATATATTTAATCCATTCTTTACAAGTACATCTTTTGTACATATTAAGTCATCTAATAGTTCATAATCTAAGGAATTATTTGTTTTAATAAAATTAATATATTCATTTATAGAATTAAACTGGCTTCTAATATCACCTTTATTTAAGCTTGTAAATAGTTTTAATTTTTTATCAGATTCTAATGATTTTATTAATTTATTTTTTAAATCATCAATTGAAATATTTAAACAAGAAGCAATTGAACTAATATATGGTGCTTCTTGTTTTACACCTTGTTTAAAATAATAGCCAGTTTCAGATAAAGTTAAATAATTATTCTTTATAGTTTTTGAATTTTTATTAATTACATTAAAGAATATATCCAAATATTTTGGTAAGAAAGCATATCTATGTTCTTGCAATTTATTAGTATCTTGTAAGATATATACTTTATCAGTTACTACACTTTCTGCAGATTTATCTGTTACAACTTGACCATTAGTCTCCCCCATACCAATACATTTTTGATTAAATATCTTTTTAGCTTTATTATTACTATCAAATGGATCCTTTATAAAACAACAAGGCATACATAAACCACTTGGATTATTACTTTTAGTTAAGAATCCAACATACATAAATTTACCATTATCAGTTGGGTCACATGTAAAATATAAGTCGTCTTCGCCTTTAGAACTAGAAACTTTAGCTGCCTTTAATATTATTTCTTTATTTTTACCACTTATTTTAGTTACAACCTTTTTTTCATACATATTTGTTTTATCATTTAATTTATACCCATTTTTTACTAATTCATTAATAGTTTTGGTTGTATTTACATTTGGTCTTCTTTTAATTTTTCCACTATTTTGACATGATCTTGTCCACTGACTTTGTCCTTTTTCAGGTTTGAATCCTAAACGTTCTTTATCTAATTTAGTTATTTCTTTAACCTTTGAAACTGTTTTATCTTCGGTTTCAACAATTTCTTCAACTTTATTTCTTCTTTTAGCTATATTATTTAATCCTTTTAATATATCAATTAAATATTTTCTTTCTGGATTTTTTTTAATATAGATATCTTCATATAAATATATCATAATTGATATAAACTCACATATACTCTCAAGTTGATGTTTATTACGAGATCCTGAAATACGTAATTTATAATTTTCTTTAGATTTACCTTGTAAATTTACATCAATACCTGGTGCTTTAAATCTAGGAATATTATCAAATTTACGTAATACTCTACCGGCCTTTTTAAGATATGGGAATTTGTCACGAATATCTTTAATTTTTTGTTCAGAAACTTTATCAGTTAAATTAAATGAATTACTAATTTCACGAATCATCTTTTTCTCATCAAATTCAAAATTTCTTAAGAAATATAATATTCTTTTTTCTAAACTACGATCACTCTCATAGTTACTTACTCTTTTATAACGTAAATATGTTCCATATTTGCCAAATTGTTCATCAGTTTCTATTTTTTCTTTCGCTTGTCTTTTTCTTGGATTAATTACAACTGCAACATATGGATAGAATAATCGTGCAAAGTCATCTAAATCATTATGATTAATTACACTCTTTGTTTCAATCTGTTGAATAGTGTTAATAAATGCAAATTTAAAATCTTTGTCATTTGGAATATATAATTGTAATCTAGTGTTTTCATCATTTATCTTTTTAATTAAATCTTTAACAAATTGATATGTATTTTTTATATCATCAAATGATGCAACATCTTCTTCTTTAAATTGAATCTTATATTCAACTCTACCATTATCATTCATATTTACTGATATATATTTATTAGTTGCAGATTTACCTAAATTTACTTTAATTTTAAAACTAATACCATATGGTGCTGTTTCAAACCATTTACTTAAGATAGCACTTTTATCTTGTTCTGGATTATCAGAATTAAATTTATAAACTAGGTTACCATCACCTTGTTGAAATTGTATAAATGGATATATATCTGTAGTTGTAAAATTATCAAAGATTCTAAATAAATCTATTTTATTATCTGATTTTTTAATATTTGCATTTTCAATATTAATTGTTTTATTATTATAACGTGTCATAAATAAATTAATATGTGTTACTACTTGAGTAATATGATTTGTTTTAAGATAATGCTTATATAATTCAGGTTTTAATTTAATTTCTTCAATAATACGAGTAATTGTATTTTCCATTTTAATATCATTTGTAATGTTATTATATGTTTTTGTAATTAATTCAACTTCTTCTTTCTTTGAATCATTTAAATAATCCATAATATTTTTAAATTCATCTGAAGAAATACTTAAAAAGTATATTCTTATGTAAACATCATATAAATTCCTTAAACTTTCATTATCAGTCGCATAATTTCTGCCTAATTCATTATAGATATCTGATAAAAATATTTCATTATTTGTAAAATAATCATTATAGTCATCTAGAACATTGTACTGATCATTTTCTACTCTAATATTTGAACCATATTTTTTAATATTATCTCTTAATATTCTTAAATTATTTCTTAAAGATTCATATACTTTAATGTTATCATTTGGTTCGATATCAATTTGAAGTAATTCATTTCTTCTAACCCATTTTTGACCTAACATGATTTTATCATATTTAACAAGAATGCGATTATCAACTAATTCATTGTAATAGTATTCTGACCATAAGTAGACTCTTGATGGAATTAATAATTCTGAATTTTTATCAAACATCTTATTTTTTTTTATAGAACATGTAATTTTATTTTTTATATTTTTTATGGTGTCATTTTTGTATATATAATTATTAAATACATATTGTTTATTATAGACATTTTTTAGACTTTCGTCATAATTTATATTATCTTTAGAATTATCAAAAGATATGAGTTCATTTAATTTTTCAATCTTATCAAAATCTTTATCTTGTTCTAGAATTTTTTCAATTAATTCACTGGTTTTCTTAGTATCTTTCTCATTTTCAATTACCAAGTCTAATTTATCTTCAGTTGAATAAATATTTTCTAGTTCTTCTAATGACATCTCTTCTGTAATTTGTGCTTCTGTTTCTTCAGTTTGTATACCCTCTGGAGCATTTATTTTATTGATTATATCATCATCTGATTCAGAATCAGATTCTTCTGCAATATCATCTGGATTAATTCCACCGCTTTGTTTATCTTCTGATAACTTTAAAAATTCTACAAATGATCTATTCATATATTTTTTCATTTTATATTCATTATCAATCATATTTAAATATTCTCCACTTTTTATTTTTTCCTTCTTACTGCCCCTCTTACTGCCCCTCTTACTGCCCCTCTTACTGCCCCTCTTACTGCCCTTCTTACTGCCCCCAATAATATGACTGTCTGAAATACTATCAGATATACTATCAGATATACTACTAGCAGATATACTACTATCAGATATACTACTATCTTTATTTCCACCTAATTGTTTATTTAAGTTAGTTCTATAATCAAATTTATCATCATCTACAATAGTTTTAGTGAATTTATTCATTCTGTCTCTACTTACAATTGAACTATAATTAAAAGATGTTTTACCACTAATTTTATAATCCTTTATATGAAAATCATACCAATCTTTACTAATTTTATCAATAATTTCTTCTGCTTTCTGTTTAGATTTACGTATGTTATCGAATGTAAAATCAATATGATGATGGACAAAAAAATATGTATACCATTTTATACCATATTTTTTTTCCAATTCATATCTTTCTTTTTCATTTAAATTAGTGAGTGTTTCGAATAAATTTAAATCTTTAAATTTTTTTAGAATTTTTTGAATAGTAGAATCAACTAAATTACCTAAAAAAATATAAATATGATATTGATTTTTTCTATTATTATTTTTTACCTTATATATTATTTTAATAGGATCCTCCATTAATATAATATAATATATATTTAAATTTTTCTTAAGACAACCAGAATTATATAATTATAATTCATCCTAATATATTTGTCGTTAAAGTCATACCACAATATTCAACTGGTGTTACTGCATAATCACGGTAATTATACAATTTAAGTTGTAATGCTTGTCTTAATAAAAATAAATTAATCTTAGCAAATAACTTAGTATGCCCTGTTTCAGGACATCCTATATGAGCAATTTCATGGATTGCAACATACATTAGTTCATTTAGATCATGAATCTTATTGTTAGTTTTCGATCTAATGCAGAATACTAGTTCTTCACCTTTGTTTACACTATATGAAGTTAAATCATTACCGCCTTCATTTTCTCTTACTTTAACTCCATCGATTTTATAATATATAGATTCAATGAATTTTTTATACTTTTTTAATTCAGCATCAGTTGTATTATCAGAATTTTTCTTTAATGTTACTATTAATAATTTTAATTTATCCATTAATTTTGCTAATAAATCAGCAGATTCAGATTTATCATTTAAATCTCTAACTAAATATTTTTTTTTATCAAAAGCCTCAACTAGACTCATTTTTTCAATGGTCTTACTTGATCGTTTTAAAAAAAGAATAAAGATTAAAAAAAGTAAACTTACAATTAAAATATTTTTATCCATAAAATAATTTATATTTAATTTATTTCTATTATAATTTATATAACATAATGGGAAATAGTCAATCAAATTCTATTAATGGAGAAATTAATAAGATTCTTCAAGAAGCACCCGATGCATCATCTGCAAAAAATGATACCCCCTTAGATTTAAAGTTTAATGATGACGTTAAAAAACCTTCTAAATATGTATCTGCTGAAACAGATGATAAACGCTCTGTTGTACAATTAACTCCTTCCAAAAAAGTTCTTCGTAAAAATAAAAGTGTACGTAGAATGTCACCAACATCAAGTGCACATATGGATTTAGGAGAATTAAATGTAAAATGTACATATTCTGTAACATCAGTTGATTCTCATGTTCCTTTAAATCTATCAAATATGCAAAAGAGATCTATGTCTCCAACATCAAGCGAAGCTGTTCCTCGCGTCAAAGTTGTAGACTCTGCAACATCTCGTGTAACTACATCTCCTACATCTAGTGAATCAGTACCTGCTGGCATGATTTCAAGTTCAGCAACATCTACTGATGCAAGTGTTAAGAAATCACCCAAGGTTTATTCTAGAAACTCTGCAACATCTAGTGAAGCCGTACCTAAGGAAATGATTGAACGTTCTGCATCATCAAACAATTCTAGAACATCCAGTGAAGCCGTACCTACTGGAACCATTTCAAACTCTTCTACATCTTCCGATGTTCCTAAACCAGAAAGAAAAAAATCAAGTTGGAATTTATTTTCTAAACCTGAACCTAAACCTGAACAAAAGATAATCAAATTAAATGCTAATATAATGGAATCTTCTGATAATGAACCCAGTATATCAGGCGGATATACATATGCAGCAGAAGCATCTGAGATAGATCATTCTGAAAGAGCTACACACTCAAATTACAGTGGAGGTAATACAAATAATTTAAATAGTGTAAATAATATAATTACATTAGATTCAAATTTATTTGAAACTTCAGAAAATAATTATGAACCTTCTAATTCAAATATTGAAAAAAAAAATGATTTTGATCCAGAAAAATTTTTTAAAGAAATGCAAACTGGTGGCATATATGAACCAAGAAATAAAGAACATAAAAAAGGTAAAATTGAAAGATACTTAAGTTCTAATAATGGTGATGAAGATGAAGAAGGTTTTGATTTTGCAGAATCTACTGAAGGCCTTGATGTAAATTCAAATGAAGATACCGAAGATTTAAAAGCAAAAGTAAAACACTTAAGAATGATGGTTGCAAGATCTAAAGGAAAAAAATCTAGTAAATCCAGTAAAAAATCACAAAGAAAGGCTAAACGCATGACTGAATCTTCTGGTGGTGCATCTGAAAGCATATCTAATGAGAGTGAATCATATGAAAGTAGATCTAATGAAAGTGGATCATATGAAAGTGGATCAAACGAAAGTGGTACAAACGAAAGTGCAACACAAAACAGTGTATCCGAATACTTAGATACTACTTCTTCTATCAGTACATCTGATGTAAGATTAATTTCTATGAATAAGATGAGAAAATAAACTAATTTATATATATTTAAATATACATATATAAATTAAGATTTGGTATAATAAATTAAGACTTAGTATAATAAATTAAGACTTAGTATAATAAATTAATGCGTCTAAGGTTTACTTACAAATTCTAAGACTTCCTTTAGATGATTCTGAACCGGAACCTTCATCTTCTGAATAAACATTTTCGTTTTCATAAACTACTTTTTTTGTTTTAAAATAATTACTTAAATTATTTTGCTTCATACCAATTTTAGTAAATACTTCTTGATCCATCGCATTATTATGTTTAATTTCTAGTTTTTTAATTTGATCTAAAAACATTTTATCTGAATCTTTCATTACAATCTCTAAGAATTGTACGGTTGGATTCATAATTTGATTATTTAAATAGAATTTATAATCAACATTCAATTTCTTCTTCTCAATATAATCTGGATGTTCTATCTTATCTCCTTGCAGTACTTTCTCATCTTTACCTTGAGATTTCTTTCTGCTTTTTACATCATATTCATTAATTTCCACTGCAACATAGGGAATTCTTTCATTTGTTGCTGGTTCATTTCCAGGATCTCTTTCTGCCATTCTCTGACATAAAGTTACATGAGCTATACCACATTGTACTTCCTTCCAATTCCATGGTCCAGAACATTCACATTTTTTTCCTTCGGTTGCACATACTGATCCTTTAGGATGTTTACCGTCTAAACGTTTACCCTTATATTTTCCTTTGAGTGTTTTGGATGTAACAAAATAACGAATTGGAAATTTTCCTTCGATGATTTCATAAATTGATTTACGAATAAAATCTATTCCAGCTTGTTTATCTAAATCAATCATCCATTTTTTTAATAATCCGCCTACAACCTTTTTAACAATCGGTGCATTATCGCGTCTTTTTAATACAAGTCCCATAGATGCAACTTTATATTTTTTGTCATCTTCTTCATATTTTTTACCAATATATCTTTTTTTGCTAACAATAATCCATGGACAGAATACTTTCTCATATGATAACTCCTGAGGATATTGTTGTTTAGCTTGAATAAATTTAGATGTTAATTGGCCTAAGATAATCGCAGGCATAATTGTTTCTGGCCCTGAAACAGGTTTATTTGTTTTCTTATCATGGAAGTTTGCTCGATTGAATACAGAATCCGTGTCACCATATAAGGTCTCTGGTTTGAATGTATATTTATCCATAACTTCTACAATCTTTTCAACTGCCCATTCACGGTCTTTTATATTAGGCTTACCAGTTTTATCTTTTAATTCTTTTGTAAATATCTCATTGAGTTTTTCTGGATTATCTTTATTTTCATAAACTAGTTTCATAACTCTTGTTAAATGATTTTCTACAAAATCCCTACCAAGTTCTAATTGTCTTCTGCCAACTGCTGTTGTAGATGCAGCTAGTTCCATCATAAAGATTGGACTTGTTTTAGCACCTAATTGTCCATACAGAGAATTTGCAGTTACCTTAAGAGCAAGCTGCTTACCGTCTAAAATACTTTGAACAAAAGGATCTGGTTCTGTTTCAATTAATTTGCGTGTACTTTTTCTTTCATTAAGTAAACCCATTAGAATCTGAGGTAAGATACCAAAGTTTTTAGCATCATAAGTTGGATCTATCTTTTTAGCAAAAGTACATGTTGTTGTACTACCGTCATTATTTTTAAATGTAACATCTTTGTATTCGTAATCAGGAAGATTTCTATACTTATTATCAGCAACTAATGTTTCATGTGAAATGTTTGTTGCAATCATTGAACTTGGATATAGAGATGAGTAATCATTAACCCATACTGATTCTTCATAAAATCCAACTGTTGGTTCAAATACAATAGCTCCTTCATAACCTACTGCATCTTCTGCATCTTGATTATAATTTACTTTAAGTACTGGCATTACATGATTTAGTAGTCTACTGAATTTAGCAACTAGACTAAAAATCTTAACGCCTTGACCTCTTAAGAAGATATAAGATAATGGAACTGAACATACATTTGCCATAGCAATATTATTAGTTAATACTTGTAATTTATTTAATAGTTTTAATACTAATACACAATCTTGAATACAATATTCAGCAACTTCTTTTCTATCAGCTGATGTTTGTTTAAATTTAGCAAAAATTTCTTCTGGATTAATATCATCTTTTACAAGACATACTTTATACTTCTTACATTTGTCCTTAAGATGTAAAAGATCTCCAAAGTCATCATAATGTTTATTAATTACAATATATTTCTCATCATAGTTAATATCAGTGATTTTAAGTTTATCTGTAATATGTTCGGGTCCTTCAATCTCATCATGTTCTATAATCTCAATAAAGTTACCAGAAATAAATTCCTTAGGGTTCTTCACATATATCTTATTACCATCAAACTTAACAATATCTTGATTAATAAATTGTTCTGCTACACGATCTAATTTATATGAATCTAATTTATGATCTCTTTGAACTACTTTTAGTAGATCAATTTGTACTCTACCTTTCATTTCAAAAAACTTAAAAATATTATCACCTAATGCAGAACTAGATAGATTTTTTGTTAGAAACTTGGAAGGTTTATCATCAATACCTAGATCTCTATTAAATTGAGAAAAATCTGATTCAATATCTAGTAGTTTAACACGTTCGTAAACATAGTTCCAATCAAAACCAAATACATTGTAGCCTGTTAAGATATCCGGATTTTCTTTTCGAATTAAATCTTTAAAACCAAGCAATAATTCAGCTTCAGTTTTAAAACAGATTACTTTTGTATTTTCAATATCATCACAAGTATTTAAAGATAACATTACTTTTAGATACGGTTCAGATTCACCATATTTCTGAAATACACACCCAATTTGAATAATTTGATTTTCAATAACATCGGGCATTGGGAAACTTCCATCATGAGAATAACATTCAATATCCCATGATAAAATTCGCAATTTACTCGCAGTTTTAATATCGTGTCTTTCTAAATCAGCATAATCAGCAATTGCATAAATATCTGTGAATTCTCTGTCTTCAATCTCACAATGTTTTACTTTCACCCAGCCACATGTATCAGTATTTATAATATGATTAAATCTAATATACGGCTCAATATTTGATTCATATACTTGGAATCTTTTTCTACCTTTGTAAGGATTGCCACTTGCACAATAAATGTCTTCTGTAAATAGTTTACTTAGTGCAGAGAATGTATATGTATCATCGAAAAAGAATATCATAAATGGAAATAATTTATTCGCTGAAAATTCACGAGCCTTATGTTTTTTTACACATTTATAAATAATCTGCTTTTTGAATCCTTCATTTTCATTATATTCGGTATCTTTTAAAATTGTACCATTAATTTTTTTATTACTTAGATGATTATTTAAAACATTTACAAATTCTGAAATTTCGGATGACTTCCATAGTTCTGGAATCTCTATAAGGAAATATGGCTTAAAGTTTTCCACTCTTAGAACAACCGATTTTTGATCAACTGTTCTACCATATAAGTTTATAAAATATTTTGTAGGGTGAATAACTCGTGGTTTATTTGTTTTATAATCAATTTGTTCCAACTCTTGATCTGTTCTTTCATTATATTCTTGCCAATCAATTATTTGAAAAATTAAATCTTTCATGGTTATATATAGATATATTGTAATATATCTATATAGTTTATATAAATCAATTTTTTGTCCATTTCTTTCTATTTTAATTCATTTTTATTACACTTAATAATTGGTGAAGGAAATTTAATATATTTTTGATAATTATGTATTGCAAACTTATGAAGTGCAATCATATCAATTCCTGAATACTTATTTGTATAAACATTTTTCTCGCCGAGATCTGGTTGAGGAAATAAGAGTAGTTTATTAACCCAACCATTAGGTTTATGTGGAGTAGAATATCTGAAAACTTGCGATTCGGAGACAACTAAAAATTTATTATTCATGCATGAACACTGATTATTTTCAGTCATGCATACTACATGAATTTTACCGAGTGGTATTACTATTCTAACCCATTGATATCTATTGCAAATTGGATTCCATATTTTGATCATTGGAGTAGAGAAGCCCATTATAAATCTATTTATAAATCTATTAAGTTCTTGATATAAGTTATATTTATTTCATTTTTTATTCATTTTTATTTTTATTTTATAATATAATTATAATAAGAATTAAATGTATCTTTTTTCCTTAATGGATACTATTGCTAACAAATTAGATCTTTCAGTTGATATTAAAACTATGTCTATAATTGATTTAATTAATTTTGAATTAAAAAAGGATCAAATTCAGAAAATAATGAAACAATATAATAATCCTACTGAGATTGAAAAATATGTTATAAAAATATATACAGATAAATATATAGATGTAAAGAATTTACTATCTCAAAATTATTTTAATAATATTTTAGCAGATGTATATTTTATAATTGGAAATCCATTTTCAATTGATACTGATAATTTTAATTTAATATATGAAAATTTACATTTATTCAAATTATTGGATCAAATGATTATAGATTGTTATGAGAAAATCATAAATCATCCGATTTATTATAAGTTTTATAATATTGATATGATAAATAGATGGCAAAAGACAGTTATATGTTTACAAGTAAGTAAAGAAGAATATTATGGAACATCAAAATTAAAACCAATTGAAAAAGAAGCTCAATGGTTAAGATATCAGCGAGTATTTAGTGAATTTAATAAAAGATGTAAAGTATTACAAAAATATTTATTTCGACTTGAACAATTTTATAAAACAAAGCAAATAAATACTGTGGGTTGTTATAATATAAGTAAACAATTATATCTAAAATGTGTTGAATCACATACTGGCATTAATATTGATATTCCAAAATTAGAGTCTTGGGCTATTAAAGAATTAGATAGATTAATAAATAGTATGAAAGAACAATTTAAAATAATTGATCCATCAATAAATGTAGATGATGAATATATTAAAATATTAAGTAAATTAATAGAAAAATCAAATCAAAAATATGAAAATAAAAAAGAATTTGTAATTCATCATCGTAAAATAATGAGTAAATACAAAGATTTTTTTGTTAATAAACTTGAATTTAAACAATTTTCTGAACTTCGTTTAATGGCATTTGATAATAAATATCTTGGGGGTGGATATTATTTTGAGAATATATTTTATTTAAATATTCATAACTGGAAGAAAATGCATAAATATAGTACTGAAAGTTTAGTATTACACGAAGGATATCCTGGACACCATTTACAATTAAATGGTATAAAATATTTAAATCAAGAGAATAACTTATTATTTTCATATTTTAATAGTATTGTAAATGGATTTATAGAAGGATGGGGATTATTTTCAGAAAATCTCGGATTTAAACAAACAACTTGGGATAAAGTTGGACATATTGAATATGAAATACTAAGAACATTGCGTATTATTGTAGATATTCGTATTCATCATAAAGGTTATACACCACATCAAGTATTTTTATATATGAAGAAATATTTGGCAATTCCTGATGAAGGAATTAAATCTGAAGTTTATAGATATGTGTGCATGCCTGGACAAGCAATATCATATAAAGTTGGTGCAGAAGTATTTAAAAGGATATTTGAATCTCATTTAACTTATATGAATTCTATATATTCAACAGACCGTCCTGGTTACTTACATCCAGTTGCAATACAATTATATAAAAAATTAATTAATGAAGGTCCAATACCATTAAATTTTTTAATGAAGAAGTATAAGATAAATGAAGATGATTTATTTAAGTGTTGAACTCTTTGAATTTTGTGAACATATTGTTGGAGGTACCTCTAGTTCTTCAAGCTGTCTAGGATATTTTATTTTCATATCATAATAAATATCACGTAGGTTGAAGTTATTAATAGATGGCTTGTTATTAATTAGATCATTAGTTATTAAAAAATATTGCATACACTTGCATTTATTATTTTTTACTAGATATACACTATTTTCTGTACGATATATAGATTGACCATACGCGCCATGAAAAGAATTTATGATTTGAGCCTTAAACATCTTCTTACAAAGAGGATTCCATACATTAATCATAGTTTAAAATAATATAATTAATTCATAATTATATTATTATATATTCAATTTTTAAATATTTGAATTAATCTTTGATGATATTGTCTTTTTTAATTAAATTTAGATATACATTTAATAGAATATTTTTAATTTCAAGCTCTTCTAGTTTATTAAATACTAATGAATCCCCATGGCCTTTTATTTTATTAAAAGCTTCTGTTGCATCTTTTAGATGATATTTCTTAAAAATTTGTGTTCCTCCTGGATGATCAGTATAATCTGTAAGATCAAACCAACTTTTATCAATTTGTATATATATCTTATTATTTACATCAAAGAACATATTATATAATATTTATATAATTTAATAAAAATAGAAAGTAATAAATCTATAAATATATAAAATAATAAATTTTTCAACTTAATTCTTCCGGATTAATCGCACCGTCTATAGATTAGCATATATGCATTTGGCGATAATGGGATACCATTACAATGTAATTCATTTACACGATGATCATTATAATTATACCATTTCTCAGCGTTCTTTGAAAAATTTGTATAATGTCCACCATCATATTCACCCATATGATTAATACCTCCAACAATTTCATAATCCATTTTAGATCCATCGTCATTAATCATAAGATGTCTAATATTAATCTTCTCGTCATATGTTACAAGATTTTTAATTTTGTAAATTATGGCTTCTTTTTCAATACGACCATTTACTTCACGATCAATCATTAGATGATTAAAACGTTTTAGATGAACAATTAGATATTTAGGATTCTTATATAGTTTGCATTGTTGTAGTCCCTGTACCTGTTTCTCACAAACTTCACAATTCCACAAGTTTTTAACGTCTAATTGTCTTGCTTGTTGATTATGAACAAGTAGATCATTTAAACTAAAGATTTGTTTTTGTTTAATTTCATTTACACACATTTTTGAAATTATATCTTCATTTGATATTTTTTCCTTTAATTGTTCACATTTTTCTGTAAACAATTTCTTAAATGCATCCGATTCTTTAATCTTATCATCATTTAATTCAGGAAATTCAACAGAAATCATATTCTTATTATCAAATCCATAAGACATGTGATTACAATCGGGACATTTAGTAAGAACACAATCAATGGATGCAAAGAAATCATAGATTTCAGAATATTTCGTAGAAAAATCTTTACAGAATTTCATTGCAAAATAATCAAGTGTTTTAGCAGGATTTGAATCAATTATTTTTAGATTATGTTTCCATTTAGGTTTCATTTGTTCAAATTCTGCTTTCTTTTGTTTACTTTCTTCAGTTTCTTCGACATCTTCAGCTTTTTTTCCTTGTTCAGATTTTTTTATCTTTTTCTTTTCTGATTCTACAAATGAATTATATGCCGCGACTTCAGAATAATGCTTATCACAGAAATCAAAAAATCCTTTGAGTTCAGAAGAAATAGAGATATTTACATCCATATTCTTTTTAATCTCCTCATGAAGATTGTCTAGTAGAAATTGCATAGCCTCATGACTATCATGTTGTTCAAATCCTAGGAACATTTGTTGTTTTTCAACAAATTTCTTTCTAAAACTTCTTGGACCAAGACTAGGTTGATCAGTTTCCCATAAGTTTTTAATAATTCGATGAGTCTGATAAAATAGTGAATCTTCAAGTTCAACTCCTTCTTTTAGTTCATTAACAAAAGTTCCACTAAGTAAATAAGTGCGAAAATCATCAAGATTACTAATAGTTTGGAGAACTGAATTTAAATAACAAGTATTGCCTAAATTATTTAGGCCGACAACTCCTTTTTTAGGAACCTCTTCGTCAGAATCATCTACAAATTCAGGTAAATTTTTAGGATCTACCTTAACTACATTCTGACTATTTGCAATAGTAGGTGATGGTATATCTGAGTCACTGATTGTTTCCTCAATCGCTTCATTAGTCTTATTTACTTGATCAATTTCAATCGAATTATTTGTATTAGATACATTTAAATTAGACATTTAGTTATATTATATTATAAGTATAAGCTTAAATTCTTAAGTATTAAATAAATCAATTTTTTATAACTCTATCAATTTTTACAACTCTTACAACTCTTAAACTGGTGCATGTTCAGGTTCAATATTAATCAAAATAATAAGAATCTTATTAAGAACAAACATTTTTATATCATGAAATTTAAGTTCCATTAAGTCATAATTATATGGTAATTTTAAAACAAGTAATTTGCATAACTTCTTTTCAATTATTTGGTCACATATATCTTCTAATTTTGTTTCACCAATTTTAATTTTTATTGATTTCTTAACCTTATATTCTGGTCCTCCCCATGGTGGATCTATATATATTACATCTTGTTTTAATTTTGTTATTAACTTTAGATAATCTTCATTGTAATAATCAATATTTTTACAATTAAATAATTCCATATTATGTTTTAAATAATCAAAACGAATTTTATCAAATTCAATTGCATTTACCTTTGCAAATCTTTGTGAAAAAGATAAAGTATCTCCACCAATACATGCCATCGCATCAGTGATAGTAATATTAGTTGAATTAATATGTTTTTCGATTAAATTTGTTATTATTTGTGTTTTATCTGGTAAACTAATTGAATATTTACCGACTGCATCTATTAAAATTTTGTCATTGTTTGCTGGAAAAAAATTCATAGAATCTATAAGAAACTTTATTATTATTATATTTAATTTCTTATATATTATAATATATGAATGAATTATTAATTCAAATTTTCTCAGAATTAATAAAAATTAATCAATATTTATCTGAAACATCAAATGATTCAACATTTAAAATCCAAAATGAATTTCGTATAAGATCTTTAAGAACTGGATTAAGAGTAATAAAAAATTTTCCATCTACTATTACATCAGTTAGTCAACTAAATAATATTTCTGGTATTGGGAAAGGAATGAAAGATCGTATTGATGAAATATTAAGAACTAATAGATTAAAAGAACTTGATCAACTTTGTATTACAATTGATTGTAAGAATTTAAATAAAGAATATACAATTAAAGATCAATTGCTATCAGTAATTGGTGTCGGAGAATCACTCACAAATCGCTTAATTAAAGAGTATAAAGTAGAGACTATCAAACAATTCTTTGATCTTGTTTCTACAAATAAGATAAAAATTTCAAATACTATTAAACTTGGTATTAAATATTATAATAAGTTAAAATTGAATATACCACGTCAAGAAATAACTAAAACATTAGATTTTTTACTAAAAGAACTATCAATATTAGATGATACAATTATTATTCAAATATGTGGTTCATATAGAAGACAGAAATTAACATCAAGTGATATTGATCTTTTAGTAACTACACCAACTATTCTGACTGAAGACTTAAATGAAGAAAAATTAATAATACAGAAGATTGTAAAAAGATTACATGAATCGCAATTTCTAATTGATGATATTACATCAGATTCTACTAATAAATATATGGGATTTTGTAAATATAATAAGTTACCAGTTAGACGTATAGATATTAGATTCATTCCATTTCTCTCTTGGTATCCAGCATCATTATATTTTACAGGATCAAAAGAATTTAACCAAATTTTAAGAAGTAAAGCTAAGAAACTTGGATATAAATTAAATGAATATGGATTGTATAAAGGTACAAAAAATATATATGTAGAATCAGAAGAGGAAATATTTCAAATATTAGGTGAAAAATATTTGGAACCACAAGAAAGAAATTTCTAAAACTAATCAATAAATCAACCAATAAACTATGAACTTAAAAAAATATAATTATCTTCTGAAAATTCATGTTCTAATTTTGAATGTTTAACTTTTATAAATTTATCTCCTTGAATTCTTTCAGATTCATTATAGTTACGTATATTTATATTATGTAAATGATATGTTTTTAAATCGAATGATGGATTTCTAATTTTATAACCAATTTTATAGAATTCATATGATAATTTAAAATCGCAATATGGTTTACCTAAATAATGATTACCTATATCACAGTCTATTCGATTTTTCCATATCCAAGTATCACACCCTAATAAATTACATAATGATATTTCTGCTTGTTTATTAATATCATATTTAGTTAAGAAGAAAAGTTCATTTGATTGCATTCGTTCAAGTAAATCAAAGTTTTCACCAATTACAATATCTGAATTTATCAATATATTGATTGTATCTTCTGTAGTATATTGATTTGCATAATTAAAAAAATCTTTATAAGTTAATCGATTATTATTATTAATTATAATAATACGTTCATCATTTTTATTAATAAATGGTATATCAATCATTGTTTCATTTACTATAATAATTTTATTAAATAATTTATTACTACAATTTATTTTTAAACATAAATCAATTTCATGATCTCTTGCGCATCTATAATATGGTATAATTAAATTTATAGTTGATATTTTATCAATAAAATTATAGCTATTAATAATATTATTTAATTTATTTTCAATACTTAATAAATTATAATCTAAATCAGAATAAGTTTTTATATGTTTTGTTTTAAAATATTTATTCATATTATTTTTATACATATTAATAATATAAAGATATATTATTAATATAAAATGGCGGCGTATTTCAATTGGATAGAATACATGCCTTCTAAGCCTGTGGTTGTGGGTTCGAGTCCCACCGTCGCCTTCCATGTTATTTAAATAATATAAATTATTTAAATAATACTCAGTTTCTTACTTAATGTATTTCAAATGTTTATTAGATTGTGCAGATACTAAATAAGTATCTCCATTTTTTATTGTAAAATATGTAATTGCACAATTACTTTTTTTTTTATATAATTTACCTTTAAAGTCATCATAACCTATATTATTTGTAAATATTTTTGTTATCCATCTAATTGGACCACCATGAGATATAACTAATATATTTTTATTTTTTAAAGAATTTAAAACAGTAATAAAATCTAAACATCTAGTTGATATAGATGCTTCATCTTCATAGATATTATTTAATTTTGTTGTTGCATTCTGTATAAGAAACTCGTTCTTTTCAATAGGTGTTTTAATAGATTTTAATTTTTCATGATAATTAAAATAAGAAGCAACATTTGAATCTGTATCTTTTAATTTATTAAATTCAGTCTTTGTTAGACTACTATATTTTGGATTCATTTGGAGTTCCATAATATTATTTTCATATATGATAGTATCTTTATAACCAATTTCTTTTGCAATATATTCTGCTGTTTGTTTAGCTCTTAATGTAGGAGAACAAATTATAATATCAATTTGTTTACGATATTCTTTAAAATATTTACCAGTTTTTATAGATTGTTCAATTCCATTTTTATTTAAAGGACTATCTTTTGATTGAAACATTTCTGATCCTCTTTTATTTGTATTAAACTCTGTTTCTGCATGTCTAATAAAAAATATATTCTTCATATAATATACTATACAATAAATTTATAAAATTGAATAATATTTATAATTTAATATAAATAAAATAATATAAACATATATTATTAATATATAATACCGGGTTAGCTCAGTTGGTAGTAGCGTGAGGCTTTTAATCTCAAGGTCACGGGTTCGAGCCCCGTATCCGGTATATTAAAATTATTTATATATATAAAAATATATATAATTATATTATATGACTAATAATATTTTTATAATTGGTATTGGCGGAGCATCAGGATGTGGGAAAACTTTTTTTGCAAATTCAATTAAATCTAAACTTGAAGGTAAAGGTGTTTCTAATATAGAGATTATTTCATGTGATAATTATTATATATCGTATCCAAATGGAGAAAAAGCACCACCAGAACACAATTGGGATATTCCAGATTCTTTAGATTTAGATTTATTAGCGAATCATTTATCGTTATTAAAGAAGGGTAACACTGTTGAAATACCAAAATATAACTTTGTGACCTCTCAGAGAGAAGGTGTTGAAAAAGAATTAAATGGATCAAAAATAAAAATCATTATTGTTGAAGGATTATTTGTATTATTTAATGAAAAATTAAGAGATCAATTAGACTTAAAAATATTTACATTATTAGATCCTGATATTTGTTTAGCAAGAAGATTACAACGCGATGTTGCAGAAAGAGGAAAATCGTATAAAGAAACATTAAAACAATATCAAATACATGTAAAACCATCTTATGTAAATTATATTGAACCAACCAAAAGATTTGCAGATCTAATAGTATCAACATCTGAATTTACTGATAGTACTAAATCAATTGATATAATTGGATTATATGTATCTAGTGAATTAAAGAAGGATCTAAATGATAGAACTATGAAAAGAACAAGTCGTAAGAAACGGTCTCATAGAAGGTAAAAATTAAGCCCAAAACTTCGATACCTGCAAAGACTATGCTATAAAAATTGAGCTCTCACTTTGTTCACACTAAAAAATTGAATTTTAAACATTTTGAAAACGATCAAATAGAATAGTACCGGGTTAGCTCAGTTGGTAGTAGCGTGGGGCTTTTAATCCCAAGGTCACGGGTTCGAGCCCCGTATCCGGTATTCTAAAAAAATAATTATATTTATAATTATTTTTTTAACTTTCTTTTATAATAATTATATTTATAATTATTTTTTTAACTTTCTTTTATAATAATTATATTTATAATTATTTTTTTAACTTTTCTTTTATGTCTATTCTATCTAAATTTTTATATTTATTTCTTTCTTATTTTCTATTTTCCAGTCAATTAATTTATCATTTTCAATAACAATCTTATATTTATTACATATCATGGATAGAAATTTTAATATATTTAATAATTTTTTTGAATGTAAGATAAAACGCTCATTATAATTTTGCATATCAATTACCGACTGACAACAAAAACGAAATATTTTATCTTTTTTATATCTTATATCAATTTCCTCTACATTTTGATAATATATATCTTTTGCAGAATCAAATTCTCCTTCATAACAATAGTGAAAAAATTTTAAAGTTTTATCATGATCCATATATTTATATTATATATAATAAAACATAAGTTTAATAAATTAACTTCTTTCTCTTTTTAGGAACTACATACAGTACATACATCTTCTGTACATACATATTGTTTAGCCTTTTTCTTTTCATCCTCTCTTTTCTCATCTATTTTCTCATTCTTTTTCTCAACCTCTTTTAAGTCGAGTGTAACCTTAGTTGCTTCTGAAGCTGGTCTTGATCTAAGATAATACATTCCTGTTTTAAGTCCTTGCATCCAACCATATTGAAGAGCAGAGGATAATTTCTTAAAATCAGGCTCAGGAAAATATAAATTCATAGATTGACTTTGATCTACAAATGCACCACGTGCAACAGCGTGATCGATGATTGATTTTTGTTTAATTTCCCATACAGTTTTATAAAGTTCTTTTATATTTTGTGGAATACCATCTATTCCTTGAATAGATCCACTGTTACTCATAATTTGTTGACGAGTGTTATCATTCCACATTCCAATATCAATCAAATCTTGGATACAATGTTCATTAATAACAATAAAATTTCCAGCTTGAGTATCACGAATATACATATTATATGTATATGGTTCAAAACATTCATTATTACCAAGAATTTGACTGGTGCTTGCGGTAGGCATGAGAGCAGTAAGTAAAGAATTACGCATTCCTTTCATTACTTTTTGTTTCAATGTATCCCAATCAAGTGTAGTCTTAGCATTTGAATAATCAAATTGTAGAATACCTTTTTGAAAATCACTTCCTTCAAAGTATGCATAAGATCCATCACGTTGTGCTAGATCTGCACTTGCACTCATACATCCATAATAGATATGTTCCATAATTTTAGCATCTAGATCAACTGCTTCTTGAGATTCAAATGGTAGTTTCATCATACAGAATAAATCAGCTAATCCTTGAATACCAACACCAATTGGTCTATGAGATAAATTAGTTGTTTTAGACTGAGGAGTTGGATAAATATTAATATCAATAATTTTATTTAAATTGATTGTAATTAATTTAGCAACTTCTACTAGTTTATCAAAATTATAGACACCATCTTTATAGAATCTATTAACTGCAATTGATGCTAAATTACATACACTTTGTACATTTACATCAGTTACTTCATTAATTTCATTACATAGATTAGAGCATTCAATCACACCAATATTTTTTTGATTATTTCTTTTATTGATAGTATCTTTAAAAGATGTGTATGGTCCACCAGTTTCAATCTTAGAAACAAGATCACGTTCCCATAATTCTAGTGCTTTAATCTTTTTTCTATATTTTCCTTCACTTACATATTGCATATAAAGTTTTTCAAATTCATCTCCATATACTTTATTTAGACCAGGGCATTCGTCAGGACTCATTAGATACCAGTCACCATTTTCTTGTACCGCTTTCATAAAAAGATCAGGAATCCATAATGCATAAAATAGATCACGACATCTTTCAGAATCAGGAGGAGTTGGTTTCTTTAGTTCAAGCCAATCAAATACATCAGCATGCCATGGTTCTAGATAAACTGCAATTGAACCTGGACGTTTACCACCTTGAGTTACATGTCTTGCAGTTGGATTTAGTACTTGACAATATTTAATGATACCATTACTTAGACCGTTTGTGCTTTTAATTACAGAATTAATTGAACGAATACGAGATAGAGGTAGTCCAAGACCACCTGCACCTTTACTAATTAAAGCACAATCTTTTACAGTATCATACATTGCTTCAATACTATCATCTGTATTAATTAGAAAACAACTTGCATTTTGACCACCAATTCTACGCGCATTAAATAGAGTTGGGGTTGCATGAGTAAAATATCCATTAGATATAAGTTCATATGTTTGTTTAATTAAATCTAGGTCATCTTGTAGATAATGAATTGCAACAGCAATACCAAGAAATAAATCTTGTGGAGTCTCTATAGGTTTATCATCGAATTTAAATAAATAAGATTTTTCGAGTGTTTTATAACCAAAATATCTAAATTTATAATTTCTTGAGTAATCAATCATACTATTAAGAACTTCTTTATTATCATTCATATATTTTAGCATTTCAGGAATTAGATAATCACGATTAAATAGTTTATTATATTCTTTTTGAATATAATTCATTCTTTCTACGAAACTGTCATTGTTACCTAATAGAATTTTAATATTTTTTTCTGCATTACTTACTAAAATTCTGCCACCTAGATGATTATATTGAAAATCAGTTGTTGCTAAATTAGAACAGATATTACTACTTACTGTATCTAGTTCACTCGTATGTATTCCGTCATATATACTATTGATTGTTTTTAAGGCTACCATATGTACGTTAACTCTGTTTAATCCAGAAGACAATTGTTGTAGTCTTTGGGTAATTTTATCAAAGGATAGCTCTTTACGTTGTCCATCCCTTCCTATAACGAACATATTCATTTTATTATGCATTATATATAATATTCTAAACTATTTTATTTATCAATTTTTTTATTATTCTATGGTGATAAATTAAATAATATATCTATATTATTTAATTATATGGTATTAATAAAATTTTTAAATTATGATTATAATTTATCGTTAATAATTTCTTTAAACATATTGTATTCGGTAGCATTTATATATTCATTTACATCAGTTTCCATTATATTATATGAATTTAACCAATAACTACATCTTGTAATACCCTCTAAATATTTTGATAAGATACGATCATATTTGATTTTAGTAATTTCATTAATTATATTTTTAACTAGATTCTTATTATATGTTATTTCATTAACTGTACCTAATACATATTCTGGTATATGTTTTGTTGGATCTGTTCGATTTGGATTAATTTTTTCTTGTAACTCATTAAAGTTCATCTTTCTACATAAATGAGGAATCCATTTAGATATGTAATCATTTGGTGGACAATCGAACATAATGTGATTTCCGAAAGAATTATCTAAACATTCCTTAAATGAATTTAAATTCATTAGTAATTCCTCTGTAGGTTGTATATATTTAAGTGGTCCAATGAATGCTTTTGCGACTAAAATATTATACATACTACGATCCGCTAATTTAAGTGTTTTATCCTTACCGAGTTTATAAGATTCAGTAGTCAATGCATGTTGAAGAAAAAATTTGATTCCATCAGTAGAATTATTCATATATTTGATAAAGTGGTCAGTAAGTTTTATTAGAGAATATCCATCATATATTATAGCATCTGTAGAATAATTAATGAGTGATATAAATTCTGGTAGATAAATATTTAATGAAAAATCGTTAAAATTATATTTAATATTCATTGCGTTTTCAATTTCATAAATACCACTATATGATAATAATTGAATCCACTCTTCTTGTGTCATAATTATATACTTATTATTCTTATATTGTTTTATTATTTTATAGGTATATTCTGGTGGTATATTATATTTATATGATTCTCTTTCAATTGTAGTAGTAAGTGTGTCTTTATCAGGATATATAGCAGCATCATATATTAAAGTCTTATATTTAAAAAGGAATAATTTAGTATAAATTATATATTTATCAAATCCATGTGAAATAAATGTAGTATCGTTTATACGGCCTGGTGGTGCAATTGCATCTATTTTATAAAAAATACCATTTAATGCATCCTTTACATTAGTAAAATTTCTAATATCATTAATTTGATACTTTAGATTGTCATCATCTAATATATGTTCATGTAAATTCTGATTTATACTTAATTCTATTTGTTCTTGTTCTTGTTCTTGCTCTTGTTCTTGTTCCTGCTCTTGTTCTTGTTCCTGTTCTTGTTCTTGTATTTTTGGACCACCGTCATCAAGTTGATAATCTAGTTTATCAAATAATCTGCATAATTCAGATAATTTAAATTCTAATAAATCGTCTAAACTAATTTCTTTAAAATAGATTAATAAATCTCTTAGTTCTTCAATATGATAAATTAATAAGTCTTTTCCAATATCGTTTATACTACTAAAATCTCTTCTAGTTGCAGTTATTAAAAATACATTATATGCATAGTGTTTAAATTTTTCAGTAAATATAATTCTTGAAATATCAATATTTAATAGATGATATCTAAATACTGTTCTATAATTTTGTATAGCTTGTAATTTCATTTTGCTATTCTTTAAATCCATTTCATTTTTATATAATTGATATAAGATGCTTTCTTTATGTTTATAATTATTAGATATACAATTTTCATCTAAATCAATGTTTAAATTTTCACGGACTTCAGTATTTATACATATATGTGTTGATTGGGTAATATTAATTTTTCTCAATCTGTATGCACCTTGACCATAATCGCGTATTCCAGTTGTATATTTAACTGTAACTAATCCAATTGCAGTTAATGGCATAAATCTAACATCTATACCAGTTATATGTTTTTGATCAAAAAATACTATAAATTTTGGTTTAGTTCTTGGATCACTATTGAAAAAGTATTTATCCTCTGCAGGTAAGTTTTCATTAGAATATGAACCATCTAACATACGCTGTATATATACCTGTTTATCGCTCGAATCAATGTAAACAACATGATCATATTGAGGGCAATTCTCTAAGATTCTTTTAGCAATTGTTACTGGAGTTAATCCTACAAAGTATGCACCAACATCAATTAGTGCTTTATATGAATTATTATAATAATCGTCGATATTATCTTTATCATTTTCAGTACCATTTGTTTTTTTGCATAATAAATCATATATATCATTTCTAGAATCTGCTAATTTTATATGTACTTTATCATTTACGATTGAATAAAATATACTTCCTTCTGCGATTGGATCTACTTTTGGTTCATATTGTATTATCTTTGTTTCAACTCTGTCAATTGGTGATAAAAAGTATGGAGTTCCTGAAAATCCAGTTCTATTAATACAAAAATCAGAAGCACAGATATCACTAAATGTTGAATTTAATTGATATTCATGTTCTTTAATATAATGTTCACTTAATTCTGTAATATAATCTTCAAATATTCCTGTTAGTGCTTCTTTACGATTCCTTTCAACAACAATGCCTGTAAGAACTGGTAATCCTAATGGATTTACATCTTTAATTATAAGATCATATGTATTAACAGACTTTATATAATTTACTGGTATACGTAATGGATCATATCCTTTAATTCCGAATATAAGTTTTTTATAATTATCAAGTTCATCAGATATTAGCCAATCTTCTTCTGATTTAGTTAAATATTGTTTTTTTATTTTTTCTAAAATCTTATCAATATCACCATCTCTTAAGATATATTGATTTGAAAAATAAGCTGCAATTGTATAAGCTAATGTAATATTTATATTTGAAAATTCTGATGATTCTACTGGACTTTCAATACTTTTAAATGGAATTGCAAAAAGATTCTTCTTTAAGGTAGATTTTAGTATATTTGTACCCTCTTCTTTAATATCTTTCTTTGTACCAGGTCCGGTTAAAAATAAAGTACCAAAATCTTTTCTATTTTGTGTAGAAAATACCAGAGGTAATATCTTAAAAAATAAATTATAAATGAAATCAATTTTCTCTAAAACAATTGCATCTGTTCTAGTACCTAGATAGTTAGTGTAATGTAACTTAAATGTAGATTCATCTACAATAATATTTATACTCTTATCATCTATTGCTATAAAATTTTCTGACATGAAATCATTTATTGCACCAACTATTAAATCAATTCTAAATTCATATAAATTACAAAATTCTTCAATCTTTATTTTTCTCTTATGGTGATAACCATGTAATAATGTATTTTCAGATTCATTTATTGCTATATCTGTACTTTCAAATGAATCATTTAATCTATAGTTTGCTCTGATTTCAGGTATATAGAATAGTTTTAATATTTTTATTAATAATTTAATTTTTTCACTTAATCTATTAATTTTTTTTACTGTATCTGAACGAGGATAATTTAATTCACACTTATATGGATTTGATATATCATCTACTTCATCAAATATTAGGAATCCATTTCTTAATTTATTTTTCAATAAATTATACTTATTTAAGCTTAATGTATCTATAGAAGTGCCCATTGAATTTAATAAGATACTTTTTAAAGATGAATCACTTAATATAAAATTATAATTATATACATTTGTACCATCAATTTCATTAAATATATATTCAGGTTCTTTAGTTCTAGATATATTTTTATCAATAGTCTTAATTCCAAAATTTTCTAAAATTGCAAATTTACTAATAGCTGGATTTACTAAATATGTTGGTAATATATGAATTGGATATTTACCATTTGCGACTAATAGTAGACCCAATAATGGTGCAATATAAGCACTCTTTCCAGCTCCCATAATTAATTGATAAAATTTATGTCCACAATTAATATTACCATCTGCTCCAATTATATCACTAATTAATGTATATTGTTCTTTTCTCATTAATGTACCACCATTTTTAATAGCAGAATTTCTATTTTGTAAACTCATATAGTAATCAAAAAAGATAAATAATGTATTAATATTAAAATTATCTTTTAATTTATATTCTCCATCTTTAACTAATGTATATAAATATCCTGGATTTTCTAATAAATCTTTCATAAATAAATCTAAATTATCTTCTAAATCATAATTTTTCTTAGCAATATCTGAATCTAATTTTATAAATGTATTAGTTGTAATATCTAATATAAATCCTAATTTATATAAACTAACTTCATATTTCTCTTTTAAAGTTCTAAAGAAATATAACTCAGTTAATTTTACATCGTCTGTTCTAGTCTTAACATCAAATCTTCTTACGACATTTTCATAAAATTCATTATATTCTTGTATTTTATTATAACACTTATAATACTTTTCTTTTAGTATATTTGCAAGATTATCTACAAAAATACAAAAATTTTCATCTTTAAGTTTAGATGGATAATTATGTGTTAAGCATGATGGTGGAAGATCAATTTCAACATCTTCAATATTTTCACAAAGTTTTACACATATTCTCCAAGATGACATCTGATATGGACTTTGCCAGAGGGTATCATTCTTTACTGATGTAACTTTTCCATATTGTCCTTCATACATGTACTCTCTAACAGAATTTCCTGTTAGTGTATTAATATTTGGCACATCATGAATACAAACTCTATCACCCTTCTTAAATGTAGTTGTATCATTGGCTCTAGTTGTATCGACGACTGTAGGTATACCATCTAGAGTATAAACTGTAGTAGCATCTCCAATTGTATATTTATAATTTATATTCATATATTTATTAACTGATTTATTCATTGTAAGTTTAGGATCATTCGTATTACATATAGGATCATCCTTAAGATTATAATTTAAATTATTCCCTCTCTTTTGTTTAATTGTATTACTTAATTCTAATTTATCCCTATAAATACCATTATCACCATTAAACCATTTTTCATTATCATTTAATGTTATTAAATATTCTGTAAGGTTATTTAATTGTATCTTACTGTAATTTATTTTTTTAAATTTTTCAGAAATTTCAATTTTTATATTCAAAATATCATATTCTTCAAATTTTATATCTTTATTTGGATCAGTTAGTTTCATATATTTTCTAGCATTTTCTAAATTTAATAAAAAACATTTATTTGGTGGTAAAGATTGTGGTAATTCTATCCAAAAAAATCGTTCTGTACCTCCTCTTGGAGGTTCAACTAATGGGGGTGCTCCTGGAGCTAAGGGAGGTTCTAGAACTGCCGTTTGTAGGTCAGCATTATATAATACTTGTCTTAAAAAACAGTTTACTAATATAGCTTCATTTCTATTCTTATCAACAAATTCTTTCTTAAAATTCTTAAAATTTATTATTTTGAGATTATTTGGAATATAATATGAATCTTTTATATATGATTGTCCACCTAAAAGAGGTGATCTCCAATCTTGGTATTTTACAAAAGGGGGGTCTGGAGGAGTATCCGGTTTTAGATATTTTCTACTAATGTATGGTCGGTCTATCTGAAAATTGTATTTTAATATACTTCCAAAATAGTTTTTACTCATTTTCATACTTGTTGGTAAACCATTATTTAATATTAATAATTTATGTTCGGTTGTTCGTACAAATTCTTCATTTAATGAAGATTTATAGATAGCTGTATAAATAATACGAGAGAATGGAAATCCTTGATATAATGGATTTAGATATTTTAAATAATTTGTTACATCATCGTGTCTTAAATATTTATTAAGATTTAAAAATGAAAATCGAGCTAAATAATAATTATGATTTAATGAAGATGTATGATATAATTGAAAAGATTCATGTATATTATTAAATTCAATATTTGCAATTTTCTTATTATTTATTTCACAATTTAATAACAAAATATTTGTACATCTTTTATTTCCTTTATAATATTGAAAGTTCTCATTTAAACTTTTATGAGGTGTTGGCTCGCCAGTAACTTTTTCCATACCCATCTTTTCGTGATATTTTGAATATTCTTTTTGTGTTACAGGATTATTTCCTTCTTCAAAAAAATTAATATTTAAGAAATTTTCTATAGGTGTATTTAAAAATAATAACTTATCATTTATTTTAGTATAGTTAACTATTTTATTTTCTATATTTTTATCATTTTCTTCATCTCCACATAAATAATGATTAAAATATAAGATTTTTGTATTTTTATATTCAATATTCTTTAAGAATAAAACATCGCGATTTCTACCAATTAATCCACTATAATATTTATATTTATTTAAACATTCGTAAATACTATTATCATTTAATTTATTAATTATATTATTACAATTAATATCAGATATATCTTCTTTATTTTTTTGTACATTTATAGTATTTTTATTATTAAATAAAAATTTTAAATGTAATTTACAATCTTCATACTTAAATAATATTCTATTTTTTGGATAATATATAAATATAATATCTGAATGTATATCTTTAAAAATTACTGTATTACAATCATATAAATCAATATGCTCAATCCCAAGATTTTCTAATAATTCTAAATAATTAGATTTAATTCCACCAGAATTCCATAATACTAATTCACATTTATATTCTTTTTTATTAAATTCAATACACGTGTTTGCAATTAATTCATTAATACCACCATTATTGATTATTCGACAGTCTTCCCATTTTATAAAGAATTCATTATTAATATCTATAAAATATACAATATTTGCATTATTAGATAATATTATAAAGTTATCATAAAAATAATATGGTAGTTTAAGATCATATGAAAATAAAATTCTATATTCAAAACCGAATGCACCGCCACTATTAAGAAAAATTGAGTATCTATTCTGTATTTTATAAAAATATTTAGGCGCAATATCTATATCAATATTATGTGGATCAATTAATTGAAAATTAATATTATCAATTTGTATAATATCTTTTTCATTTGTTTTGATTTCTATTGGTTTTACCAATGAGTAAGCTTCATTTAAAAGGGTTAATATGTAATTCTGATCTATTTTTAAGAATTTTAAAAATTTAACTATTTCTTTATTTTCAATTATTCTAAATTCATTTAATAATTTTTTATTTTCATAACATATTGCTATTTGATTAAAGTTTGCAAACATACCTGGTGTAGGTATAGCATTTGGTAATAATAAATATTTTTGTTCTAATAAATATAATATTTCCATTTTTAAACCCTCTTGTAAGAATATTAGGATATCTCTTTTTGTTGTTTTAGGTATAAATTGATCTTGTGGTTTACTTTCACCTACTGCATTAATTAAATTTAGAGCTATTATATTTTGAATTGTATGATGTGTAAAATCAAGCGGCCCAATTGAAAATATATATGTTTTAAAATGTAATACATTTCTAATTGCACCAATAATATAAATAAAACTATCACATTTAGCTTTTGATCTTTCTTTTAAACCATAATATGGATTTTGATTACCATTTAATCGGTTTCTAGGATCATCTTCATTTGGATAATCAGATACATTTTGAATTGGTCCTTCAAATTTATTTAATATATCATGTATCTTTTGGCCATATTTATTTAATTTTGTTTCATCTAGATATATAGAATAAGTTAATAAATAAATCAATATCATAAAAGTTTTCTTACTGATATTTTTAATATTCTTGGCTTCTACAATATCATTAACATTCTTTAATAATTCATCTAAATTTACAAATTCAAAGACATTCATTAAATTATCTTTGTATATATTAATATCAAAACTTAGATTATCATAATGTTTTAAAGACAATAGCTTATTATCAATCGTAGTGATCTCTTGATTAATTCCTGGTAACATATAAACATTCGGTATAATATTTAATAAATCTTTACAAGGTCTAATTGAGCCAGTAAGGTTATAAATTATATCATTTACTATAAATGGTAGTGTAAATTGTGTTGAATTATAATATTGATTCTTTTTATTATTTTTACTAATTATACTATCATAGATTTTTTCGTGAAGTTTAGGGCTAGTTCCAGCCATTGATGCAGTTGGTTCAAAATCATGTTTAAATTTTACGAATTGTTTAATAATACAATGATTTAAGATAGAGAAAAATAATAGTTTATCAACATATTTTAAATATCTATCAATGAATCTTTCAAAATGTGGTCTAAATTCTGGTGTCATGTGAGGCATTGCACCAGCACCAATTAGTGCATTATATTTAGGTTGTAGTTTATTAGTTGTATTCCTAATAAAGTCGTCAACTTCATATCCAAAGTCAGTACTAATTCTATATGTAGGTCCTCCATTATATCTATAATCATATACCTTTACTGGTACTGGTGGTGGTGAAGCTCTACAGGTATTATTATTTGGTGTTTCATTTGGAGGTGGTACCTTAGGAAATACATTTGGATCTATAAATCCCAATAATTGTACATATGGTGGTACCTTATTCGCATCTCTAACATCTTCCCAAATACGTGTTTCTAATAATTTATTATGTACTAATACTGTTGGATCATTTTGCATATGATCCTTAATTTGTGAATTTATATAGTAACCACCCGGGTTTAAATTTATATAACTATTACAAGGTTCGCGTGTTTGAAGTTGAGGTGCTGGAGGTGCTGGCTGTACAGGAGCTGGATGTATATCTTGAGCAGTAACACCTGGAGTAAAAGTATATGGTCCAGATTTAAACCAAGCACTTAGAGTAGTTCCAGTAATAGTAGCGTTTTGTCTGTTATCTAATATATAATAAAGTGTACTCCATATATGATTAAAGATTTTTATACATATCTTTCTAGATATTTCTTCAAAATATAAATGATCCGGAGCTCCTGGAGGAGCTATAGGTTTTTGTGTAAATATATTTTGTGTACTAGGTGTTGGACTATATGCGTTTAGAATATTTAAATTTTTATCTAGTTGAGTAATATCTATATTTTGTTCATTAATTTTAAATGGATGTAATGAACGTGATAAATAAGAATCAATTTCTGCTCCAATAGGTTGATCTAATATTGGCATAGTTTGAAAAATACTATTACCAGTAATAACTAAGTTATCATCTGCTTGATTGGGTGGATATTCTCGTGATAATCCAGTTTGATTAATATATCCAATATTATATGGTATAATATTATTATCATTATCAAAAGTTTGTTTAGTATTTAAAATACATTCTGTTTTAAAAGATGGAATTATACCGATTAATTCTTTCTTATTTATATTCACAGGATTCGTAGGATCTGAATGTTTCCAATTAGATGTTTCTATAAATGTAATTAATGAATCATCTAATTCTTTTCCTGCGGGCTTGTGAGTAGATGCAGGAACTCCACCACTTGCACTAACTCTAAAATCCATACAGTAGTCTAAATATTTATCTAGAATATCCCCATCTCTTAGATGATCTTTATTATTTAAAAGAAAATACTTTAATCCATCTAAATCAGTAATCTTTGAATTTATATTACAAATACCTGGACCAATAATCATTTCATGAGTAGAATTAATTATTCTATCTTCAGCATTCATTGGAATAAAGCCTTCAGTTATAGTTTGATTATAAGATGGAATCAAAATATTTTCAATATTTGGTGTATTTATAGAATCTAGTAAAACATTCATTGTTTTATCTGCAAAGCCTGAATCTAAATGAGATTCTAAAGTTGGATACGTTGTAGTAGATGTACATATATTAAAAATATGACTTATCAAAATATTATCTTTAACTAGAAAATGTAAATAGAAATCATTAATTAATTCCATATATGAATCCTTAAATTTTTTATAAGCATTAATATTAACAATTTTCATATTAGAATATTTTTTATTTAACTCGTTTATGTATTTTGTAATCTCTGTATCTGGACTAGCTACATCTATACAATATTTATTTTCTACACCGACTATATTTTTTATATATTGATTCAATGTATGAAGTAATAATAAATGATCTATATAGAGTATATTAGTATCATCATTAATTTTATTAAAAATTGGATTTTCATTAAAAATCTTAATTATATTTTGAATATCTGTTAATATTAAACTAAATGATGTTGCAAATAGTGATGGTCTAGTTTTATCACGACTATTAAAAGCATTATTAATATCTGTAATAAAATTATCTAATTGATGATATTTATTATATTCGTGAATTGTTCTATCAATATTTTTAATTTCATAACATGGAGAATAATTATTATAACTATTTATTCCGTGTTCATAATAATTTAAAAAAATATCAAATTTAAGATGATCAATGTTGTCCATAGGAGAAATTAAACGCTTACTTATTAATTTTGAAAATGGATCTACTGGTCTTACAACATTAATTGGTGTAGTAATATTTCCTCTATTAAATAATATATTATATGGAATAATTAATTCACTATCTTTAAAATATTGATCTATCTTATCTTCAATATTTATTAATCCATCTAGTAAGTTACAAAAATAGCCGTTATCAGTAAAATAAATTTCATTCTTATTTCTATATTTCTCTCTAAAAAACTGATATGTTAAGTTTAATCTAGAATAATTTGAGTTTGCTGAAACTAGATCTGTAGAAGAATTTATAAAATTTAGAATCTTATCAGGTGTATCTAAAAAATTATATAACCCATTTAAAAAATTACTATATGAAAATAATCGTAATATAAGCATAAAATCGAGAAACTTTGATTTTGGCAATCCATACATAATACATAAAAATATATAAGTTGCATGATATGTTGTTCTAGCAACACACGTTCCATTTATTTGTGGTTCAAAATAGTTATTCTCATTATGTATTTCATCAACTTCATCATCTGGAGCCTTACTTTTCTTTTTTTTATTAATAATATTACTATTTAATTTATGACTAATATTATTATTGTAATAATTATCTATATCATATAATAAACTAAATGAAACATTATATAATTCTTCCCATGTATCTGCTAAATGTATAAAATATAAAAAATATTTTAATTTATTCTTATTTACATCACCAACTGATATAACAGTTTCCATCAAATGCTTATCACCTCCGATTGAATGATGATAATTTGATGATAATCCACCATTTGCTATATGAACATGAAATAAATCTTGAGATTTTCTATCAATAACAATACATATTGTATGCCCAATCATGCTTTTTGTATAGAAGATTGAATCATTGATTAAAATATTATCAATATCACCTTGAAAAACAACACCGCCAGCTGTATGAGTTCCTATAATAAATCTATCCAATTCACTTATATCTCCAGTTACAGGTCTTCCTTGTCCAATATCAATAAAATTACCAATAAATTGTGTATATTTAGTATATAAAGCATTTGGGTCTGTAGGATCTGGTCTTGGTAATATATCTAAATTAAATACTAACTCTTTAAAATCATCGTTTGTTATGATGTTAAAAAAAGATGGTATGTATAATATACATTGTGATCCTTTATCATTTAATAATATTTCATCGTCAATAAAATAAGTAAATGCATTTTCTAAATTATCTATAAATGACATATTTTATAATATATATTATATTATAAAATATATATTATTTATTAACAAATGAATTTAAATAGTATACAAGGTACATTAATTGGCGGTATTATGGCAATAAATGATGTTATTAGTTTTGGTATAACAAAAGAAGTATTTCTGCAAAATAATTTAAAAAGTATCTACTGGTTGATAATACCAACAATATTATATGGATTACAAATATGGATATTTTATTATGGTTTAAAGAAAACTTCTATGACAGTTTTGAATATTACATGGAATCTATTTTCTAATATTTTAGTAACTCTTGTTGGAATTTACTATTTTAAAGAACAAGTTACAAATATAAAAACTTTTGCTATTTTATTAGCATTCAGTAGTATAATTTTATTTACATATGATGGAACTATTAAGCAGACTTCCTTATAGATAAAAACATATAGATAAAAACATATAGATAAAAACATATAGATAAAACACATATGAAAAACATATAGGGAAAACATATAGGGAAAACATATAGGAAAAATATATAGATAAAACATATAGAAATTACCAGATATAGAAATTATAAGATATGTTAAATACTACAAAAAGATATACCTTTAATATTTTATTAATTCCAATTACTTTAATATCAATTCCTCTAGCAGTTCCACTATTAATATTCTTTATTCCATATGGAGTTTATCAAATATATTATTTTAATAAATTAAGATATTTATATGAATGGGTAATACTTACCTTAATCTATATTCCAATTGTATATTATTTTAGTTTTATGATTACATTTGATATCATAAGTCGTAAAGTGTATAAATTGATAGATTATGAAAAATATAACTAATAATTATATAATTAATATTAAATTAATATTAATTATAATTCATACTTCATACTTCATACTGAATGTTTTTGATCTTAAGTGTACATACTTCTCCAAGCAGCATCTTTATCATCAGTTTCTTCCTTTAATTCTTTATTAACTTTAAACATTTTAAACGCTGATTCAAGATCTTTAATATTAATTTTCTTTTTACTTTCAGCTTCAAATAAAGTACGCTTACCATGTTCAATTTTACACATAAAAAAGAGAGTCTCTATATCACCCCCTTGATTTTTAAAACATTCGTAGTTATCTTTAAAAAACTTTTCTGGAACATCATCTGTATTCCATCCAAATTCACTTACCATTTTTTTATATATTAAACATAGCTCTTCGGGTGTATATTTTTCAATAGTATATACAAATGGAAATCTTCTTCTTAAACCTTCATTATAGGAAAAAAAACATTTATCTAGAGCGTGTTTATATCCTGCGATAATACATAAAAAATTTGATTTTTGTTCGGATAAATTCTGATTAATAGTATCTATTACTTCCTTTGCAAAACTATCACGACCTTCTTCGTTACCTAAACTATATGCTTCATCAATAAACATAACTCCTCCTTCACAATCATCTATCACTTTTTGACATTTGATGGCCGATTGGCCCAAATAACCCGCAATTAGGTCTGATCTTTTTACAATTTTAAAATTAAATGGTAATTCTTTATTTTTATCCTTTCCTTTATCCTTTTCTTTTTCTTTATCATCACAACATTTATCTACACGATTATCCATATAATCATCTAAATCCATATTTAATAATTCTTCAAATGTAATTACTCTTCTTTTTTTAGGTGGTGGTTCTCTTACTTTTTTTGCCTCAACTGGTTTAATTATATCAAGGTAATAATATAATTCTCCAATAATCTTTCCTAATGTAGTTTTTCCTACACCAGGAGGACCTTGAATGATAGTGTGTAACATATCTTGGTTTTCGAATTCATTTAAAAAGAATATAATTTGACCTACAATAGAATCTTTAATAGATTTCATTCCAATAATACCTTTTAGTTTTTCAAGAGATGGTAATATTTTATTAAGTTTCTTTAAATTAATATTATACTCTTTAGTTGAATCATATAGTTTTGCTAATTTTATTAAATCATCTAATGTTTCTATTTTTTCATTTAATTTTACTATTTCTTTCTCTACTTTTTTCTTTTCTGGTTTTTTTTCATCACCTGGTTTTTTTCCATCTTCTAGTTTGTTTTCATCTTTTTGATTTAATGGAGTACTATCTAGAGTATTATTGTGAATATTATTTTCATCATTATTTTCTATTTTTAACTTTTTATTATTTAGATTCAAGTTATCTCCATTACAATCTTTATTATTTCTCTTACTCATATATTATTATTATTCTTTTTTATTTATATTAATATAAAAAATATTATGTTTATATTATATATTATGGATTTAATAACAAATTTTGAGAAGGTACTTCAAAATAACAGAACTGAAGAAATTATCTTAGATGATCTTGTAGGTGATATATTAAAAATAACAATGCAATACATAGTTATACTACTTATAGTACTCATTCTAATTTATAATTTTTATGTAGCATATTACTTTAAACGCTAAATTTTAATATTTATATTTTAAATATTAAAAATTATTTAGGAGGTAATACCCTTTCATTTAAGATTAAATGTGTAAATTCTTCATCGATTCCTTTTACTCTAACTTTTTTTGTTTTTAAAATAGCATTATATTCTTTTTCAGTTATAGCAATTACTTCACTTTCTAATACATGAACGGTTTTATTCATATTAGGTATATTAATTCTATAAGTATTTTCTCTCCATTTATTGCCACATTTTAAAACTTTAACTACTACACCTAATTCATATACTTCTAACCAATTTTTAATCTTTTGTTGTATTCTTTCCATCCACTCTACATCATCTTCGCCAGGTTTTCTTGGATTATTTTTATACCATGCATTCATATATTTAGGATCTATGGATATTTGTTTAACATAATCTCCTACTCTAATTTTACATTTTTTTGTATCAACTACTTCTTCCACTTGAACAGTTGTTTGTACTTTTGGTATTTGTGATGCTGGTTCAGTTGGTACCTTCCATTGTGTTTCCGTTGTATAGATATTTGTGTAATACATTTTACCTTTAGATTTAGACATTGCTGATACCCATCCTTCTGGTAAAACATTTGGTGCAGGCATTGTAATTGATGGCATTCCGATGGGTGTACTTGGTGGACTATTTTTAGAGGATACAGTAGGAGGGATACTAATTGTAGGAGGTGCAATTGGAGCAGATGGAGCACCTGGGGCAGATGGAGCAGATGGAGCACTTGGAGCACTTGGAGCACTTGGAGCGGATGGAGCGGATGGAGCGGATGGAGCGGATGGAGCGGATGGAGCGGATGGAGCGGATGGATAACTTGCAACTGATGGAGCACTTGCAACAGATTGTTCAGTTCTTACAGCAGTATATGTTAAACGTTCGGGTTGTGCAAGAGCGGGCTGAATATTTGGTTTACCAGATAATGCAATTGGTGCATTGTACACAGTTGTAGGAACATTGGGTACTGCTCCACCTATTTGATTTTTTAATTCTAAATATTTATTTTTATACTTTAAATATTTTTCAAAAAATGTTGACATATATATATAATTTTATATTTTAATTAATTGTAAATTCATTTTCTGATTCACTTGCATTTTCTTCTTCTCTATCTTTAGAATATATCTCTAATATATATTCTTTTAAATATTCCTCTACAATTATTATAATATCATCTAATTCACCTTCTATTGGATCAGTTATATTTGCAACAATTTGCATAATTAATATTAATTTCTCTTTGTGGATATCCAGTTCATCAGTTTCTTTTATTTCATTTATCCATATACTAGCCGTATCGTATATATTTGCAAATAAACTATAAATATTTTTTAAAGATTTAAATTGATTTGTATTGAGCATAAAGTAATTAATATTATATATTTAAATTATTTTTTATATATTAAAATATGAGTGAAGATAATCAACTTAATCAATTAGATCGAGTTAAAATAAAATATCCAGATATAGATGATAATGAATTTTCTAAAAAGATTGGATCAATCTTTAGACAATATAAAATAAAACCAAAAAAACAAAGTTTAAAAGATATCTGTTATCCTGTTAAATTTACATATCAAAATCCACAAATTTTTGTATCGGAATTTATAAATCCAGTAACCCCTTATAAGAGCCTCTTAATATATCACAAAATTGGTGCGGGTAAGACTTGTGCAGGAGTAAAAATTTGTGAAGAATGGAAAGATAAAAAGAATATAGTTGTTGTAGTTCCTGCTTCATTAGTTGGTAATTTTTATAAAGAATTAAGGAGTGAATGTGCAGGTGAAGAATATTTAACAATAAAAGAAAGAAAACGATTAGGAGAACTAAATCCAGATAAACCTGAATATGCTTCCATTATTAGTCGAGCAAAGGAAAGAATTGATAAGTATTATACTATATTATCATATCATAAGTTTGTAAACTTAGCAACAGAAAGAAAAATAAATTTAAAAAATAGTTTAATTTTAATAGATGAAGTTCAGAATATTGTATCAGAAGGTGGTACATTTTATACTACATTTATGAAAGCAATCTACTCTGCCCCATCTGATTTACGCGTGATATTACTATCTGCTACTCCAATATTTGATAGACCTATGGAATTAGGATTAACACTAAATTTATTAAGACCTGAAAATGAATTTCCGGTAGGAACAAAATTTAATGAAATGTTTATAAAAACAAAGAAATCAAGATCTGGCGAAACAATATATGAATTAAAAAATGTAAATAAATTAAAGAATCTATTAAATGGATATATATCTTACTATAAGGGAGCACCAGACCATGTTTTTCCAAAGAAAAATCTAAAACTTGTAAAGTGTAAAATGAGTAGATTTCAATATGAAGCTTATAGGACTGTTATGGAACAAGAAGGATTTGGTAGATTTGGCGATAGTGATATCTTAGATTTACCAAATAATTTTTTAATAGGTCCTAGAATAATATCTAATATTGCTTATCCAAATAAAGGTATTAATGAAGATGGATTCGATAGTTTTAAAGGTAAATCATTAGATTTTGACTTATTAAAAATATACTCTATTAAATTTTATAAAATTATGAAAAAAATAAAATCATGTAAGGGTACTGTATTTGTATATAGTAATTTTAAAGAATATGGAGGACTAAAATCATTTATTAAAGTTTTAGAATATCATAAATATAAAAATTTAAAAGATCATGGTAAGGGTAAATTAAGGTATGCAGTATGGAGTGGTGATGAAACGCATGAGAACAAAGAATTAATTAAGGATTTTTTCAATAAAAAACAAAATGAAGATGGAAGCATGTTAAAAGTATTATTAGGCTCTCCATCAATTAAAGAAGGAGTATCATTATTAAGAGTAAAACAAGTTCATATTATGGAGCCATATTGGAATATGTCTAGATTAGAACAAGTAATTGGAAGAGCAATTCGTTTTTGTTCTCATAAAGATGTTGCCTATGCAGAAAGAGAAGTCCAAGTATATATATATATTGCAACTGCTTTAAAGAGTACTGAATTAACTGTAGATAAACATATTATGGCATTAGCATTTAAAAAGAAAGAATTAACTGATCAATTTGAAGCTATAATGAAAGAGATGGCAGTAGATAGATTTCTATTTCAAAATGTATAAAAATTAAGCTAAAAAATTAATCTCTTTCTCAAACGTTTCCTAACACTAAAAAAATTGAATTTATATACTAATACTTCATAGAATTATAATTATATCTATAAAGAATGCAAGCTATTCTTAATGAACACAATTCAACGCATAGGCGTTTTTCTTATCCGGTTATTCAAATTGCGACCTCATGTCAAGTCAATAAAAGTATTAACCATATTATTAATGTGGTTGGAAAGAAATTGACTGGCGAAATCGTTACTATTCATCTTAGTATTAAGGCTGATGTACTTAATTATGGTCCAACTATTTTCTTTGATATTATTTCGAATATTCCATACACCGATGGTGTATGGAGCGAGCATCCTTTTCTTGGGCTAAAACTATACGATGATGCTGAAAATATTCAAGTTGCTGATCATATTGATGATACTCTTCCAATTCGTAAGATTTTTGAAGATCTTATTGTTCCAGATAATTGGAAGAAATATATTCCTAGATTAATTGATACATATTCAACTGATCAAATTAAGTCAACCATTACTAATTCAGTTGTTAAATTTATTGGTAGTCGTATGTTGGATGATGATCATATGAATATTAATGTTCGAGTTATTGCATTTGAACTTGCAGTAGATCATATTGATACTGAGTCTCCACCTCAAATTGCAATTAAGATTAGTGTTGAACAAACGATTAAGGAAGGTGAAAGTTGGGACTTGCATCCATTTCGTTTCTTGAAGAAAAATATTAATCTAAAAAACATTAGTGGTATTGTAAATGATACTCCTATGATTCGACAAATGATCCACGATCTCATCCGTCGTGATGAAATTAAACTATATACTAGTTATTATTCTGATTATCGATCTAAGTTAATTAGTAATCTTACTACTATGTTTATTAAAAAATCCGATGCTAATATGACACAATGTCGTGTGATTAATAAGCTAATTGGTTGTCTTCAACTTCATTGGAGTTAGACATTTATGCTAGCGTAAAAAACTAAAGTTAGGAAGTTTTCTATATTTAATTTATAAAATTATAAATTAAATATCATTATGTTTTTTATTTTATGGTTCATCTGTTAATGCTCTTTCACGTTGTATAGGAGTTAATGCTTGTAAAGGAGCTCTATGTTCTACATTTGCTGGATCATCCCTATTTTTAAGACGACCTATAAAATAATTTTCTGCAACTTGAAGATCATGCATATGTTCTAGAAGTGCTTCTAATTTTGGTTGAACTGTTGCTAGTTCAGCTCTAGCAGCAGCTAATTGTCTATCCAATTGTGTTAGTTGTTGTGTTAGTTGTCCAAGAATTGGTTGATTTGTTGCAATATTTGCTGCTCTTTGTTCAACTGCATCTCCAAATGCTCGATTGCCTGGACGACCATCGCCCCATCTATTTAGACCAGTTGGTAATATTTCAGCTCTATTTAATCTAGGTTGTTCTACAATTGCGCGTACTATAGCATGTTGAGTAGCAAGTGGCACACGTTGAGCTTGAAGTGCTGCTACAGCTCTAGAGGTAGCATCAAAATGAGATACAGTAGTATTAAGCTTGACTTGTATTTTCGCTTTATTTATTTTTACTTTTTTAAGTTCTGTAGATTCTGTTGCTGTTGCTATTTGAATTTTTAATAATGCCGGCATTGTAACTGCTTTTTTATATGGAGGACCTTCTTTAGAAAGAACATCCATTCCATAACTTTTGTGTCCATAATATTCATGAGCTTCTATAGCAGCACGAAGAATCTCATGAGCCACTGCAACATCATGTTTAGCAAGATCATCTAATTGTCTATTTATAGCTGAAGGATTTGCAGCTAGTCTTGCAGCAGTATCTAATGTTCTTTCTTGAGAATTTCTTAATTCTGCTTCAAATTTTAATCCATTTTCATTAATAATTTTACGCCTTTCGCTTAAAGAATCACCTGATAAATCTTGAGCTTGTGCACTTGTTGCAGCTGCTTCCGCAAGTTCTGCTTTAGAAACTGTAGTACCTGCAGGTAATCCCCAAGCTTTTGGCCCTGCATGGGATACTGGCATTGGTCCTGGGCTCTCTCTAGGACCTCCAGGCATTCCTCCTAAACTTTTTTTTAATTCTAAATACTTTTGTTTGTATTTTAAATACTTCTGTTGATAACTCATATATATATGTATAAATAAATTATAAATAAAAAAATAATCATTCATTTAACTATTTGCGTAGTTCTGTTGATGAAACATCTGCACGAAACAATGATTCTGAAACTGAAACAAAACCTGAATGAAGTGAAATATGATTATCATAATAATCTGGAATCCTTGCATAAATTATATCGGCACTCATAAATTGTTTTACTCCAGCTGCATCTGTGGATTGGCGCCCAAACACAAAGAACTTTGTACCACTTTTAATGATAGGAAGAAACTTTTGTAAAATGTATTCACTAAAGTCTCCGGTAGAATCCCATCCAGATGTACGTGGAGTAAATAGACGATCAAATGTATCAAATCCCATTGCAAAACTGCATTTAGGAAATAATACTGCTTTCTCTAGAAAAAGTGCGACATTTGTAATGATTATACTTTTACCAAGTCTCACAAATTGTTCCAGTCGATCAAAAATATCATCAAGTGTTAGTGATGGCTTTGAGACATTTTTTACTGAAATTTCGTAAAGAACATTATTTGTTGGTTCGAGTTTAGCAAGTGTCTCTTCTATGCCAATATGTCCTTGATGAAGTGGATTAAAAGACCCAGGATAAATAATCGTCTTTGGATCGACAGTTGCATTTACCTTCATGCCCTCCTCTCTACTAAAAAGAATATTAGTCACACAAGAGTCACCAGCTAAAAGTTGTTCCATATAAATATTAGCAATCTCATTTGTTCCCATAAGTGCATCGTAAATTCCCATTACTAGGAAATTGCCACAAAGTGTCTCCTCGCTATCACGATCACGCAATCCAGGTTGCATATCGAGATGATAAGACTTGAATTCGGTTTCACTTGTGTAAATTACAAGATCCGCACGATGACCACCACGAAGAAGACGCGGATTTCCATCATCGTCAACCGTAATAATTGATCCTGTCATTCCTACACCAATTGGGATCTGACCAGTGATTAGAATAGCCGCACGTTTCCAAGAAGCAAGTGCTAGGCTTCGTGCACGTTCGAAACATGAATAACTAGTACCGTCTGGTACTGTTACATCATGTCTGCGTAGAAAGTCGTCAGTTGATGGATATGCGTAGGTTGTAATTGTCTCAAGGATAGATGCAGATGCACCAGGGACCTTAAACAAATTCGCAATACCAGTATTACCTACGCCGGTGTTTGCAATAACAAGTTGCTTTTGAAGACTACCGTCTTTAAGAGCCTGTTTGTTTGAAGAATGGATTTTCTTCACAAGGGTACTAATATGATCTGTTGAAACCATCATAATATGTATACATTAATATAAATGAATTTGAATGATAAATAAATTTCAATTTTTTATGGAAGCAAAGTGACAGTTCAATTTTTATTTAGATTAATCTTTGATTAATCTAAATAAAAATTAATGGTAGCAAAGCAACAGTTCAATCGGAACTTACTTCTTAAGTGATTTAATAAAGTCATCCATAGTATATTCCTTAGTAGTCTGTTGTCTATCTGAATCATTATTTTTAAGATCAGATAATTTAAGATTATATCTATCAAGAATTTCTTGTTTCATTTTATTATAGGTTGTCGTATCTATCTCACTCCATACAGCATCTGTATAAAGTTTTTTCTTTAGTTCAGCAATCTTTGCTTTAGTTTCTTTAATTTCCTTTCTTGTGGAAATAGACCATTCTCTAATTATATCATCAGCTTCGAGTGTATTATCTGGATTATAGCCTAGAGAATCTTTAACTGCATAAGCACTATATAAAGATATACGTCCTTCTAGATAATCAACTAGAAAGTCATATTCACTTTTAACAATATAATTATAGGCACGTTCCTCAATCATTGGAGGATTTGCTTCTAGTGCATCAAGTTCAAGTTTACATTTAAGTTTATTATGATTATCTCCTTTAATAATTCTACCATCATTGTCATAATTAATTGTTTTTCCTTTTGTAAGAACCGAAAAACCCCTCATTTTAAAAGCATTTTTATCAAAAAGTAATTTTTGAATATCTTTATTTTTTGCATTAATTTTATCACGTGCAAATTCATACTCCTTAACTTGCATCCTTAGTTTAGATAATTCTTTAACAGATTTTTCAATATCTTTACTTATAACTTGAAGATCAATTCCAAGTTGTTGTTTGATACTTGGCTGAAGTTTAGCTTCTTCAAGTCTTTTTTCTGCTGAAGTAATATCAATTTCACGATTACGAAGAGTATTTGATAGACGCTCTTTTTTGATTCTATTTGCATCAGCTTCAGCATATTTCTTTGAATAAATTTCACGTCTTTGCTCAAAATCTTTTTGAGATTCACGAATATTTTTAATTGGTTTCTCGATAAAACTACTACTTACTAGAGAATCAAATTCAGCTTTAACAGTATTATATTTTTCTATTGCAATCTGAAGTGCATTAATTTCATTACTCGTTCTAAGACAACATTCTTCTACAGTTTCTGGATGCATATCTTGAAATCTTCTTTCAAGATATGCATATTTTTCTTTTTGAATTAAAAAAATATCTTCAGCTTCTTTAAGAGTATCTTGATTAGAATTATATTCTTTTGCAATTTTTTGATATTCTTCTTTAATAACTAGAAGTTCATTTTGTGCTTGTTGAATTTTTGTATCAAATTCAACAAGTTTTTGTCTATCTTGATTTTCATCATCAAAGTTTATTGTTACTAGTTTGGGAAATACTGTTGGGTTTGTAGCATGTGCGCTAACTTTTGGAAAATCATAGATATTATGATCTTCTTCATATGGATTAGTATAATCTTCTTCATATGTTTCATATGATAGATTTTCTTCATTATGAGTATCTTTAATTGATTCGTTATATGTATTAGACATTATTTATATAATATTAGAAGATTATGTTAGTAATATTTTGTTTTTCAATTTTTTATTAATATCTTTAGAATAATGAATAAAAAGAATAAAACAGAAGGATTAATAAATTAATTTTTTTGTTTTGGTTTGCCTTCATTAGGGCGAGGTTGGAGTTTAGCCACTGTCCTTGTTCAGTGGGGTTCAGATACAACGTGATTTACCTGGATTTGCCTTTATCTAAGTGCTAACTCTTATATAACATTTCAGTTACGTGAGTGGTTACAGGGATAGCCACAATTTACCATTAAGATTAGATTCCCTAAGACCTAAAATGATTTTACTGTTTACTCAGGTGCTAGCGGTAGGGATCATCGAGTTCCCTCTCGTCTTCCTCTGCCATTGCTGCAACGGCTGAAGAAAGAGATTGGCTCACTCTCTCTCGCGCATTGAGGGGCTGTCTTGCAGCGTGAAGAGCAGTGTAGATCCCGCCACCCCCCTCTGAAGGGCTTGTCCTTGCCAGGTAGGCGAGGTTGTCGCGTGCAGCATCACTGGGGCAGTCGAGCGCGTAGTGCCTGCCCTTGCAGAACCTGCAAACTAGGCCAACACTAAACTCGCTTGCGGTCCCAGTAATGCTGCATGCGATGGTGTCAGAAGTGGGTGCAACAGCAGTAGCCGCTTTGGAGCATGCCGTGATGTGCCAGCGGTGCTTGCGCTTCTGTAGCCGGAACAACCACTGCATGACGCGCTTGCGGGTAGTCTGCAGGTACTTGTGCACAAAGCTATACTCCTCGATGCGGTTGTTGATCACATTGAGGATAGCTCTGAGTGCGCGTACCTTCACGGTTGTCATACCGCCGCGCGCCTTCACTGGATAGGGTGGACAGACCAAAAGCGGTATAGATGCAGGGTCGGGAAGCGTCAACTTGTGGAGTTCGCTTGCGCTGATGCACGTAGCAAGTTGCGCAGTGGCCTCCTCACCGTACTGCATAGGCCATGTAGTGAACTCCACTGGGGTGTAGTCTACCATCAGGCGCCCAATGACAAACACTGTGCTCTCCCTCTTGATGTTGTAGGAGGAGAGAGTGTTGTCATCCTGCATGTCCCTGCCTGCAAAGACTAGGCGCTGGCGGTACACTGGGAACTGAGTGAGGATCTCAGCCACCATTACCTTGACGCTCCTGACGGTGTCAGTGA